ACTGGAGATTTGGCTTATCTACTGTAGAGTATTATTATACAGCACCTGGCGATAATGCCAAATATACTACAACTCCTCTAAATACTAATTTTATCAATTGAGATTTCTGATATAGTGATAATACAAACAGGACCTCTATGAGTACTACAGAATTTGGTTATCCTGTATTTATTATAAGTCATCCTGTTGGTGTTTATGGGGGAATATATGCTCAAGGGAGCCAATTTGTTAACAAAAATATTACTGTATCATTAGACTGTTATTGTAACATTCCTTTCCAATGAGGTCGTTTTGCTGAAACTGGTGCTGTTGTAACTAAAGAGGATCTGGTATATAGTGAGACGAATGTAGGTACCTGGAAGAGAGTATATTATTCTGGATATAATCAAGGAAATATAATATTTTTTCCAACTGGGCATGCAAGCGTTCCAGTAAATATCTTTTTTAAAAATATTAAAATAGTTGTAGATAAGCTCTATCTCGACACACCTGGATATACTATAAATCCAATAGATTATAGTTATAGCGAATTAGTAAATGAACCTACTGCTCAGCAACTTACTCAAATAAGACCTCCTGAAGATTGTACTGATTTCTTAACAGCTCAAAATCATATAAGACATCTAAGATTCTTTAATGGGAATAATGTATTAGCTAGTTCTTTTGGATATGTTGGTACTAGTTTACCAAGTGGTTGAGTTGATAATGGAGGTTCTATCAGTCGAACAACAGATACAAAACAAACCTATATGGGTTTTCCTAGTATTGAAACTACATTAGGTAAAGGAATAATATATAGTGGCTGAATACCTGTTACTCCAGGTAAGATATATACTACTATGTGTTTAATGTATACTGAGACTGAAGTTAATCCAACTAAAGCAGATAATAAACCAATACACGCATGAGGAAGTTTAGATCAAATTAGCTGAAATGCGAATCTTATAAATTATTTAGAAAGTGATCAATATTGACCAGGTGGTCAGTGAAAATGAGGGTATACAACATTCACTCCAGCGGATAGATGTCAATATTATAAACCTATTATATATTATAATGATAATACAGGTTCTAATGCTGTAACTGCATATATTCAAGCAATACTTATAGTTCCAGGTCCAGTAACAGCACATAAAGATTTAGCCGCATGAATAGGCTATAGATATCCTATAGCAACTCTTTCTAATCATTCTAGTGGTACGCAATTACGTTATTTATATAACGATGGTGCTTTAGATCCTTGGCTCACAATTGATAGTGGTGGAGCTACTGGTAATTCATTACTAACAACTAGTTACAGTAATTGAGAATATAATGATACTACTCGGTCAAGATCAATTATGGCTTTCTTTGATGATGGAGGATTAGATATTGATTCTCAAGAAGAATTAGCTGAGACTGAAATTGAATATGGAGACTGAAAGTATGAAGGTGGTAATATTAGTCGTACTAGAGAGGTAACTATTAAATATACTTATCCTGATGAAACAAAAGTTGAACACACTTCAGAAACAGAATATGGTAAAATTGAATATGGAGACTGAAAGTATGATAATATAAATAGAACGAGGTCTATCAGTTATATATATTATGATATTACTAAATCTGGAGGTTGATCAACAGAGACTGCTGACTTAAAAGAGTTAGTAGCTTCAACAACATATGTTGATAAATACAGAACAAACTTAGTTAATAACGGTCCTACCTGAATAGATTCAAACGGTGACAGAAAAACAGTTATTATAACTGGAAATTATATTTTTTATGATGATACTCAAGTAAATAGAGATTTGACTAATGTTTGTGAATATATATATATAACAAAAGATATAATAAAGGTAGTCTTTCAAACAACTGAACTTCAGTTTAATATATCTGACTTCGATAAATAATTATAGTTATGGATTTAAAATCAGCATATGGACTTAATGGTAGTGGAGCAGGACTGATAGTGTATACGCCTTCTTTAACAATAAATACGAATTCTGCTACTCATGAGTTTGATAATAGAGCATTAGCACAAGACTTAGTAGTAGGTAAACATTATAAAGTAACAATAGATAACTTTCAATATATTAAGGGAGATCAGAAGGGATTTACTATTAGAGAATACAATTATGATACTGGTTATATTGGAGATGCTTGAAATATTACGAGTGAGCCAGGACCAGTAACCTTAGATATTCCATATCTTCATGGCCCTGACTTATTAATATATAATGGGATTATGGGAGATACTATAGGTAATAGTATGTCTTTTACTAATATAAGAGTTTTTGTAGTAGAGGATATTGGAGGAAACCTATTACCAAATTCTGGAGGGGTTAGTTATTCCAACTATTTATGAAATAGTAATGTTGTTGTTAAATATCAGTTATCTGGAAATACTTCTTATCCTGAATTAAAGGTTACACATTCAGGTTCTGGTGTTTGAGGAATATATTATAATGTTTCTAATTCAGTAGGTTATTATGATAACAGATTAGTAAAAGCAGGATCAATTTATAATGTATCTTTTCAAATTTGAACCGATTCAACAATTACTGAAATTAGGAGTCCATTTTCAGAGTTATCTCCTACAGATTATGGATCTGACTTAACTGTAACGCCTCAAGTTTGAAAGAATTGTTGATATGTGGCTAAACCAAGTGCATCTGGTAATATGACTTTTTATGTAAATTCTAATACTAATTCTACATTCTATATTAGAAACATAAGAGTTACAGAATGTACAGAGAATGATACTTATTATATGGCCTGAATCCCAAGTTATGATTCTCATGAACTAAATACTAAATTACCTGATGTATATGAAACTTCTTCTTTATTAGATCTACATAATCGACCAAGAGATACTTATCATTTTCAACCTAACTGTAGATTACCATCTACATTAACTAAGATAGGATGACCTTTAGGTGGTGATATGAAATCTGGCATACAAGTATTAGAAAACTCGGCATCTACAGAAAATTATCGCTATTCGAGCTACTTTAACATGCCTGCTGGTACTAATTATCAAGTATCTTTTTGAGCTAAATGTTCTAGTAATTTAAAAAATGCAGATGTTTATGTACTTCCAAATAACTATCAAGGAGAAGGTTTAAATACAGTTACTTTTCCTGTTAATGCTAGATGACAGTTCTTTAGATATATTTTCACTTCTCCTAGTACATGGGTAAGTTCTGTTAGAATAAGATTTGATAATAATGGTAGTACTAATGGTAGTAAAGCTTCTCTTTGGTTTAAAGGATTTAATATAACTACAGACTCTGACACTTCTAATAGTTTAAAAGACTGAGAAGGTTATAAATATCAGGTAGCAACATATATAGACACTAGTACAGGTGAATGGGTATATGATGGAACAACCAGAACTCGAGAAGTTTATGATAGAGCAAATATATTATGAAGTGATTCTAGTTCATCTGGTTGAATTGATTTTGGTACAACAACAGAAACTGAAACGGCAGTACTCTCAAGTTTATCTCTAATTAGTAATTCTTCAAATATGCCAACAAGTGGTACAGGTGCTAATAGAGGAGCTTGAGTGAAAGCAAATGGTGGTGTTTGTACAGTTAAAGTTATGGCAAATTATAAGTTTAATGATGAGGAAACTGTTGCAGTAGATGTAACAGATGACTGTACATACTCTTATACATCTAATGGAACTGGAACTTGAGATAGTACTAATCACACAATGACGATTTCAAGTGCAGGTACTACTATTACAGATAACACATATACAAATATAGTTTATGTTACCTATAAATGAATAACACGAGACGATTTAAATTTTGCTAGGCAAGCTAACGCAGTTACTTCTGTTAGTACGCCAACAGGCGGAACTTTAACTGCTGCTGCAATTCCAGCTTCTGGTGGAACAATTAACTCAGGTACAGTTGGCGGAACTGTATCTCAAACTAGAACATTTACGTCAGGAGCTACAGACGTATACACTGTTAGTACGCCAACAGGCGGAACTTTTAACTCGGTGACTGCATCTAATTTAGGTACAACGATTAAAAATTCTACAGTAGTAGGCACATTAACTTATACATATACTCTTAATGGAAAAACTGGTACTATTGGTACAACTATAGCTCAACAAGGTAATTTTGTAACTAATTTAGCTATTACTGGTGGAGCTCTATCATATAATACTATTGCTGCTAAAGGAGGTGATGGTCTACCTACTGTTAGTACTCAGACTGTAACTTATACTTTTACTAGCGGTTCTACATCAACAACTGCTCCCTCATCAACTTATGGTACCTATTCATTCTCAGTTGTATATTCATGGGAAACTACTGCTCAGAATGGATTTACGTTACATACTGATAGTAATGGTAAGACTACTGGTATAGTAATGGCTCCTTCATATGGTACTACAGTAGGAAATGCCCGATCATCAGGTACTATAGTAAGAACTGGAACTGGCATATGAACTCCAACGTCAGCATATAATGGTCAAGGAACTAAGACTGCAACTACTGTTCTAAAAGCAACTTGTACACAAAGTGGGAATTATGTGACTGGGTTATCATTATCAGGAGGTACATTTAGTTATGCTAACATCAGTGCAGGATCAACTAGTGCTAATCCGACATTAAACTCGCCAGTAGCTACTTTTACATTCACGAGTGGAAGTACATCAACGACTACTCCATCAACTACATATGGCACTTTAACTACTACACAAAGTTATAGTCTATCAGCCAGTCAGAACGGATTTACAGCAGTGAATAGTTCTAATGGCACTTTAACTGCTACTAGTTATGGTACAACTGTAGGATCAGCTAGGACTTCTGGAACTGTTACAAGAAAGATAACTTCAACTTGAACTCCAACAGCTTCATATAACAGTGCTGGTACAAAAACAGCAACTATATCAACGACCGCTACTTGTACTCAGAATGCTAATACTACAACAAGTATCACTTATGGAACTCCAAGTATAACTTTCTCATATGGTACTATTGCTGCGAGTGGAGGTACAGTAAATCCGTCATTATCATACTCTCAGTCGAGGACTCAGAATTACACATCAGGCGCAACTAGTACATTAACTGCAGTAACTACAGGTGCTTCAGTAAGCTATGCTAAAGTGTCTGGGAATGGAACGGTGAATACTTCTACAGGTGCTGTAACTGCATCTTCAAGAGGTACTACAGTTGATACTGCTAACACCACTGCAGCTACAGTTAGAGTTACTGTTACTTTGAATAGTAAATCTGCTACTAAAGATGCTTCTGCAGCTCAGATTAGGAATCAAGCAACAAGTATCACTTATGGAACTCCTTCTGTTTCTGTAACTTGTAATGATGTGCCTGCTAGTGGTGGTTCTGTAACTAGTGGAACAGCAAATTACTCGCAGTCTAGAACACAGAATTACACATCTGGATCTACTTCGACATTAAGTGCTCTAACTAGTGGAGGTACAGTAGCATGAAGTGGAGGTGCTAGTAATATAGCTTCTTTAGGTACTACAGAAAAGGCTAGAACTGCTGTTGGTAGTGCGCTAAAGGCAACAGTAACCTTAAATAGCAAATCTGGAACAGGACAAACTACAGTTTATCAACAGGCTAATACATGATACGATAAAAGACTTGTATTGTCAGGTGTGTCTTCTGTAAGTGCAGCAGGTGCAAATTTATCTTATAAGTCTACAGTATATAGAGGATATACATCAGGATCAGAATTAGCAGTTGGAGATTCTTATGGCAACGTAACTTCAAATCAAAGCTGAGCAACTGCTTCAGGATTAAGTATAATAGTATCTAGCAGAGGTACTACTGTAGGAGAAGCTAGAAGTGCAACTATACAATCAACTTATGCAGGTTTGAAATCAAATTCTATAACTCTTACTCAAGAAGCTAATAAACAAGTAAGTTCTTCTGATAGTGGTGGAGTAACTACATATGGGAATGTTACTGCAGGTGCTGTTTCTAATAAAACTATTCCCGCATCAGGCGGGTCAGCAACTGCTACAGCTGGAAATGGGTCTCAAACATGAAGTAAAACTGCTGTTATAAGAACTTATAAGTATACATCTGGTTCAACTTCACAAACAACAGTTACTGCTGCTACTAGTGGAACAAATGCAGTAGCTCCTAATGTAAGTTCTAAAACTGGAACAGCTTCCTCAAAAGGTACGGTTGTGTCTAATCAAACTACAGTAGCGAGGCAACAAGTAATTTGATCAGCAAATGGTAAATCAGCTTCAGCGTGAATGTATGTTTATCAGGCAGCAAATGCAATTACTAGTACTAGTGGGAGTGTATCTCTAAGTTATACACCTTCAAGAATAGACTATACTGGTGGGTCTGCCTATCCAAACTTAAGTGTTACGGCTATTAGTAAATTTACTTCAGGTTCTTCTAAATCCAGAACGTTATCATCAAGTGAGTATTCTGCTACTTATGGTGGTGCAGCTAATTCGTATGGTACAATAACGGCTAGTAGAAATAGTGGATCTGAGAGATCATTTACAGCCACAGTTACAGTAACCTCAAATGCTACTGCATAACTAATAAAATTTTAATTATGAAAATACTACTATGAACTGCTTCTGGATCAAGTACTGTTACTCAAAATTCTGGTTATGATACAACGTTTACAAAACATCCAGAACCTGTTAAAATAACATATACTTCTATACAAACTTTACCCTCAACTAGAGGAAATAACTTATATTCTACTAATCAAGTATCTATATTATCAGTAACTCTATTATTAGGAATATTGGTTTTTAAAAAATGTTTAAAGTATAGTAAAATTTTTGGTTTTTAATTTTAAAATATAAATGAATAATTTTTTTATAAGCCAAAATCAATCAATGGCATTCTTAGAAATTACTCCCTCCTTGACTTTTGTTGCTCAAGGAGAGAGTAAGATCTTATCAATTGATTGTAAGAGATTTCAAAGATGAGCACTTAGTGGGTTACCTAGTGGATGGTCAGCTTCTAGTACAAGTGGTAAAGGACCTACTCAAATAACTATAGCTGCCCCTAATAATACTAGTTTGTCTTCGATTGTTAAGCAGATAACTATTACATCTGGATCTAAAATTCAAACTTGTAATTTAACACAAGCCGCTGGTTATTATACATATGCGAATCCAGTAATTACAATTACTTATTCTGATATTCCAGCGAGTGGTGGTTCTGTAACTCCTACTTATTCTTTTACTCAAACATATGGATGAAATGGTGTCGATTCAGGAGTTGGGACGATTGTTACTAATGGTAATTGGTCATTTGAAAATGCTACTAACACTACAACAGGAGCAGTAACTGCTGCTAGCTTAGGTACTACTGAGAAAGAAAGAACAGTTGTTGCTGAAGTAAATGCAAAAGTTACTTCACATGACAAATCATCTACAAAAGCTATAGACGTGTGACAACAAGCTAATACAGCTGAATATGCTATACCTGTTGTAAGTATTAGTTATGCTACTATACCTGCATCTGGTGGAACAGTCAATCCAACAAGTAGCTTTACTCAAAAAGTAACCTATACATCTACAGACTATGAAACTATCTCCTCTGGAGGAACTTGAAGTTATAGTGGTACTAATGTTAACACTACAACAGGAGCAGTAACTGCTGCTAGCTTAGGTACTACTGAGAAGACTACAACTACTAAGATTACTACTGCTACTGCAAAAGTACGTAGTCATAATTTAGAAGCTACTAGTAGTGTAGATGTATATCAAAATCCGAATAATGTATCTTCAAGAGTTGTAGTGATCAAGTGAACAAGTAATAATGGAGCCTCAAGATTATTAGCTCCATCTGGGGAATTAGATACTGTTAAATTTTTTGTTACTGAGACTTTTGATTCTGGCTCAACAGGCTCTGAATTTAATCCTACTTCTAATTGCAGTATTACTTTAAGTAATTCAACTGGATTTACTGTTTCTGGATTAACAGTTAGTGTGCCAAACAGAGGCACTACAGAAACTCCTGTTTATACTACTAATGTCACTGGTATATACAGAGGTACACAAGCTTCTTCTACAATTAGTATTATAGGCGGTGCTAATACCAAAACCTATGGAACTCCAACTGGTAAAGTATTAGGTGTGGCAGATATCCCTGCGAAAGGAGGAACTATATCTCAAGGAGCTGTAGTTGGGACTATTACTCAGCCTATTACTTGAACTTCAGGATCTCCTGATTCTGTAACTAATCCTACTATAGATGAATCTAATTATTCTGATCCTATAACAGCTTCAAGTAAAGGTACTACTATTTCTGATCGAACTGTAGTTGGAACTTTAACTTATTCTTATAAATGTAATGGACAATGAGGTACAGCTTCTGCAACAGTTTATCAACAGGCTAATAGTATTAAAAGTTATAGTTTAATTTATATGGTATTAACCTATAATAATGATACACCTTTTGCTGTTTCTGGAGAAACAAGATCTCCTAACTTAGACTACGACTTTTATGAATATTATACAAGTGACGAATCAAAAACAATTACTACAGGAGCCACACTAACATATTCAGTAACTGGAACAGGATTTACTATTAATCCAACTACAGGAGCTTTAACAGCTACTGCTAATACGGGAAGTACAACTAGATCAGCAACGGCAACAGTTAAAGCCGAATTTAGTACTGGCGATTATTGGTATGCTAATTCTGCAGTAACTCAAGCAGCAAGAACAGTTAGTAGTTATGAAAACGTAGCGATTAACATATATAGTTATAATGATATTCCATATACTGGAGGGTCTGTAAGTTATGTTAGTGATGTTACATATGATATTGTATATAATGATGGGTCAAGAGTTGAAGATAATCACGGACTTCCACCAGGATATCATACTGAGTTTAGTATGGTAGATTCTAATTTTAGCATCAATACTTCAACTGGTGTTGTGTCTGTAGGAGCAAATACTAGTTCATCATCTAGAAGTGCTACAGCATATATGTATATTAAAAATGGCTCGCAGCATATTACATATGCTTCTACTATAGTTAGACAGAATGGAATCCCATCAAATCCTACAATTACATTAACTTGTTCGTATGATGCCCAAAATGGATCATTTACTGTTTTTGCTGACGCAGCTGTACGAGATAATATATCGTTAATTATGACATATTATGATGTAGATGGTCGTGGGGCAGATGTACCAGGTTATGGTATGAATATAGGAGATACATCAATATCTGGACTTATGGGCGGACCAACTTACCCATATGGAGGAATATACCAAGTTAATAATGATTCTAGTGGAAGTGTACAAGCTCCAAATGCGACATATACTTGAACCCCCCCCCAATAAGAATCAGTTAATAAATACAGAAAGTATAAGCTTATTAAACAATAATAAAATGAGTGTAAAACATTACGATTCAGAACAAAAAAAATGGGTTATCTTCCCTGGAACTGTAGGAGCTCCAGGGAAAGATGCCTATACAATTGCACAAGAAAATGGATATGAAGGTACAAAAGAGGATTATACTCAAGCTTTAGTTGATCTGCCAGTAGTACTTGATAAAATTAGAAATGCCGATACGGCACCTACTCAGAATAGTGAGAATCTAGTAATTTCAGGAGGTACCTGAAATGCTATCAATGAAGTAAATACTTCTTTAAACACTAAAATTACTGAAACTCAAAATGAACTTGATTCAAAAATTAATCAACACATTTCAGATGTAGATTCGGATCTAGAATCTTTAGAGACTAAATTACAGACTAACATTAATAATAATTATAATACATTATCGGCTAAAGATTCTGAGCTTGAGAGTAAACTAAATAGTCTAGTAGATCTTCATTTTGAAGTAGTATCTGAGTTACCATCTAGTGGAAAAACAAATATTATTTATTTAGTTCCTAAAGAATCAACAGGTGTTGAAACTAGAAATGTGTACGAAGAGTGAATTTACGTTTCGGTAGATGGAGAATTAAAATGAGAGCTGTTAGGTTTAACAGATATTGATTTAACTCCTTATTTAAAAATCACAGATTATAATACTAGTAGTACACAAATGAAAACGGAACTTGAACAGCAGATTACAAATCTTAGTTCAAGTCAAGGAGCAGATATAGCTGAGCTACAAACAGAACAAGCGAATACAATTAGTTCTATAACTAATACTATTAAATCTCTTTCAGTAAAGAGAGAGAAGCCTGATGGTCAATCTCAAGTCATATTAGATAATAATAACTGACAATGAGGTCAGACAATTCCTCAAATCAATATTCCAACTTACTCTCCTAATGAATTTTCATTAACAATTACTGCAAATAAAAATAATACCAACTATAATGGAGTAAGTGCTATTTCATTAAATTTAGATAATATTTATTCTAAAAATTTAAAAACAGTTGATACTCCAGGTAAACCTGGTATTTATGTAAATACAACCGCAAGTAATATTACTATTACTAATGCTGTAACAGATGAAGACTCAAATGCTATAGTAGTTACAAAAGGAGACTGTATTGTCACACTTCCAACAGGAAGCTGTGCTATTGATGAAATTGATCAAGTTATAGGAACAGCTTCTCAACAAAAAATATATTGTATTCAAAAGATTTCAACTAAAGTTTATATTAATTGTGCATTATATAATACAGTTAGTTAATGATGTTAGATATAATTAAGAACTTATTGTTGAAGATTATTGACGATATTGATCAAGGTAATTCTAACATGACTGCTGAAGAATGTCATGAAATAATTGATACTTTAAATCGAGTTACAAATAAAAATGAGAAATTTAGTAAGTATCAAGCCTGTAATTACTTGGGAATCAGTAGAGCTACATTTGATAATTATGTACGTGAAGGCAAGATTCCTAAAGGATTGAAACAACCAGGTTTTTAAAGAATTGTTTTGGTTGAAACGTGATTTGGATGAAATTAAAGAAAAGTTACAAAAGAAATAGTAACAAAGTACTAAATAGTAATACTTAGAATCCTCTTAGAGTCAAGGCTTTAAGAGGATTTTTTGTTTTTATTAGTAACGTTATGTTTCTGGGCACGTGAGAGTTAATTTTGTACTGTTGATCAACAAAAATTAATGTTTAATTATTTAGTATTTTTAAATATGGCAGAAGAAAAAACTTATGTGTTTGGAGACACTACTGGTAACAACGGATTATTATCATTACTTGGTCCTCTAATGCAACAGAGAGGAATCGATCCTAGTGTATTGTTAGCCATGCGTAATAACGAAGGTGGCTTTGGAGAAGGTGGTTGATTTATTTGGGTTATTTTCTTATTCTTCCTCATGGGTTGAGGCGGAAATGGTTTCGGTGGAAACCGTGGTTTAGCTAATGAAATTAATAACGATTACGGTAGAGATATGTTACTTCAAGCAATTAATGGTAATGGAAATGCTATTGGTCAGTTAGCTACTACACTTAACTGTGATGTAAATGCTATTCAGACTGCAATAAATGCTGTTCAAAGTCAGATTCAGTCAGTAGGTAACCAGGTTGGTATGAGTGGTCAGCAGATCATTAATGCTATTCAAGCTGGTAATTGTCAATTAGCTTCTCAGTTAGCTTCATGCTGCTGCGATGTTCGTGAGGCAATTACTAAACAGGGTTATGATAATCAATTAGCTACATTAAATCAGACAAATGTATTAGGTAGTAAAATTGACCAGCAAACAACTCTGATTAATGATAAGTTCTGTCAATTGGAAATGCGTGAAATGCAAAGTAAAATTGATGCACTTCGTGAGGACAAGTCAGCTTTGATTAACCAACTGAGTCAAGAACACCAGACTAATGCAATTCAGGCATACCAAGCACAGACAATTGCTCCAGTTAATGCTGCTTTAACAGCTTTACAAAGAGAAGTAGATAGTATTAAATGTAAACTTCCTGAATCAGTATCAGTACCATATTCGCCAGTTGTTGGAGTTCCTACCTGTGTTGCTGCACAGTATGGTATAAACGCTCTAGGCTACGGCTTTTATGGAAATGGTAACTATTGGGGTTAATAAAATTTTATAATTATGGCAATATATCCTTTTCAGTTTGTTAATACACGTGGTATTCCTACAATTGAGTCTACTGGAGTGTCTGTAACTACAGATGCTGTAACATTTAGTTTTAAAAATGGCGCAGGGCGTAATACTCCATTTAGAGGGTTATTGCTTGTAAAAATTAATCAAGAAATCCCATCTGGTACTACAACAACGCTTCCTATTAGATTTACTTCAGAAATTGGAGGTACAAATAGTGTAACTACTTTTAATGGAGCGAATCTTACAGTAGCTGGATTACCTGGAACAGGAGTCTATCTATTTTATTATGACAGATTAACCGATGTTTTACAAGTAATGACATTATAATATGTTTCAATCACTTAGACCCAATAATATAGTATACATTTTACATAAGGATAAGGCAGTTTTGGAAACAGGCTCGGTAGTTAGTGTATCGATGCCTGTTCCAAAATACCCTGTTCAACCTATGTTTGGACAGCCCCAAGAGATGGTAGTAGATCTAGTAGTAAAGATAAACAATCAAGATATAACTTATCAAAAACTTCCTGCGACTTTAGATATTGCAGACTTTGGTAATAGTTCTGTAGTACTCTCTGATAGTCGAGAAGCTATGAATGCTGAAATTACTAGTCTAAAACAAAAGAGTATGACAATTCTCAATAGTTTAGATTTTCACAAAGATATGATTGCTAATTGTGATCGTATTTTATCAGAATTAAATCCTGAATTTGCTGAAAAACAGCAACAACAGATAGAGATTAACACTTTAAAAACTCAAGTAGGAGAGATGTCCAAAAATATTACTGAATTAATGGATCTAAATAAGAAACTGATGTTACAATTAAAAAAGGAATAAACATGAGAGTTTGGGAAATCAGAGAAGGTCAGGACAAAGGTCCTGATAGAATGGGTATGCGGCATAACCCAGAAGAAATTGAAAAAATAGAAAAAGAAGCCTACGAATGTGGGTTTGAGGACGGTTACGAAAAAGCTATGGAAGAAATGGAGTCTAGATCTAATTATAGATCAGGATATCGTTCTTCTTATAGAATGGGTCAACGTGGTGGAGGTCGATAAATGAAACGTAATAGGTTAGATATTAAGGATAAAATGCCAACAGGTATGGAAGAATATTTAGCCCTAAATGGTTGGCATTTTAACAAAAAATTATGTATCTGAGCTATTAAAAACATGCGATCTGTAACTTTAGGAACACCAGACCATAAAGTGCCCATAACACCTAAAGAAGAAATACAACAGCTATTTGAACGTCATCATATTACTGTAGAAAACTGTGTCGGTTATGATGTAATGTTTGTATTTCATATGGCTAAATCGGATTATTGAAACTCATCTATTACAGACGAACGTCAACTTTTACAATATGTAAAAGATTATATTGATGATTGTGATGGATATGATGGATTACCTATGACCCGATTTTATGCAGATTGTATTGGTTCAGGAACTCCAATAATGTGAGAAGACATGATTTAATATGATTGTACAAAACTTTTACCTTGAGGATTGAGATTGGTATGTATTAGTATATTATGCTGTTACGACCTATTATGTGGATGAAATTTTAGAGGAACTAAAATTAATAAATTGTAGTGCATCAGAATTAAAGAAAGCAGAAAAAGTATTAAAAACAGGTGGCTACAATGTAGGATTAACATATTCTAGTTTTGAACATCGTTGTTCAATTGTAGTAATTGGACTTACCACCTCTGCAGATGAGTTTCAAAATACTTTTGATCATGAAAAAGGACATTTAGCAGCTCATATCAAAGATGCCTGTAATTTAGATGCAGAAGGAGAAGAATATCAATACTTAACGGGAGAAGTTGGACAAAAGATGTTTAAAATAGCTAAAAGATTTTTATGTGATGATTGTAGAAGTAAGTATTTACTTATTGCAAATAGATTATAATATTTAGATAATGCCGCAATAAAATGCGGCATTTTTTGTTTTTATATAAGTTTATGATTATCTTTGCATCAAAAGATTTTTTAATTTAAATATGAACTAATATGAAACTAAATGTAGCAACGCGTTTAACGCTTTTAATGAGTTTACCTGAACAGGGTACAGTAACAGAAATGATTTCAAAAAGAAATGTAAGAAAAAAGATTGATTTTTCAAGTGATGAAGTTGAAGCTATTAAATTAACTACAGGAGAAGGTAAGGTTTCTTGGTCACCAAAAGCAAAACCAGTTGAAATTGAATTTTCAGCTTCTGAGTGTGCGTTTCTAAAATCTATTATTGATCGTCTAGATAAAGCTGGACAAATTACTGATAATTTATTAGATTTTGTAGAACAACTAAATGAAATCATTGATAATAAATCAACAAATTAAATATAAAATAGTTCTTCATGGGAACTTTATCTAATAGTACCAAAGTAGGTAGTAAAAAAGATACTTTAGTATTACAAACTTCTGGAAGGGTATATGTTAATGTTGGGAGTAGGTATTATCCCTTAAGCTTTAATAATGATTCTGCAAATAATGAAGAAGAAAATGAGACTCTAACAACTTCTTCTCAAATCATTTTTCTAGATGATGATAATATATCATCATTAGATTATCCTGGAGATAATTATCTAATTATTACTGCTTCTGGTTCATTTTATAAGACAGAAGGTAACAATTATCTATTAATTCCTATTAATATAACTGACTCACTAGAGTTCAATAGTCCTATTACAATTACTACCGAATCATCTCAACCTCCATTTTATATAAATTCTAATGTATTAGTTAGTAATTTAAATGCTCAATATTTAAATGGTTACTCTTCAAGTGATTTTCCTTTAGTTAATTCTCAAGCTTCAATAAGTGGTAATTGAATATTTAATAATGTTACGATTTCTAAGATTACTAGTCCTAGTTTAACTAGTACTCTTGATCTAAATAATAGTAAACTTTCAATAAATTCTATAGTTGCAGAAAAAATTGTAACAGATGAATTAATTGTAAATAAAACCAATTCAAATTCAGATCCTACAGCCTTTAGTAATATTCAATTATTAAATTTACCTACATATATTTCTTATGGAGGCAATGTAATTAGTGCTAAAATATATGATAAATTTAATTCAGAAACAGAGACTTCAGAAGGTGAGATAATTAATCATAATGAAAATTCTGATGTTGGGGGATTTTCTATTATTGAATTAATTATTAATGCTTATGAAAATGGATTTTTGAATACGATAGTTAATGATCAATCTGTGGGGATTGAATACTATGCAAATTTATTAACAAGTTCTTCAAAGGGATCTGATTTAACTGAGGATGACTTTATTGAAACTAATGGTGTATCTCCATATCAAAGATATGATTTTACTCCTAAAGACAGAAGTATCTTTGCAACAGTACCATACAATACTAAATATTTTTGTGATACTTATATTTATGATGGATGATTTAATATAGACACAATGAGTGATCCTTCTTATAGGGGAACTACTTATGAATGTGAATTAAATTCTTTCATAAAGGCTGGATTAAAACTTACTTCACAAAGTTCTAATGGTACTGTTAATTGTATGGTAGTTGGCTGTTCTAACCTAACAGCGAGACTTATATTAACAGGCATTGATTGCGATTTCTTATATGAAGAAGGTACTACAGATTATACCTCTTGTATTGAAGCAGCTGAGCAGATAACAACATCTGCTCCTATAGAAGCTGGAATTGTATTAATTCCAGATAATGTAGAGGATCAACCTTCTCTGTCGTTGAATGTAATTGGAGATATAACAGGAATCACTAATTCTGTTTACGGAAAATTATCTGGATATGGATTTTCATCAGAGGGTAATGTTTATTTAGTAAATAGTAAAATTGCAAATGCAGAAATTAAAGATTCAACATTAACTAATTGTACTCTAGTTGATACTAACATTGAAAACTTTAATTTTATAATACCAGGAGAATCTGAAGCCACTCCTAATTTAAAATTAGATCAAACTGGCTTTCTTTTTGGTCCTCGAAGAATGGTTACTGGTATTTATAGCACTCCATGATTACAATATACTGTAAATGATTCAACTAATTTTGTATATGTAGGTACGGATACCTATTATTTTGATTCTACAGGCAATGCTAGATTTGGAACAATTGAATTAAGTTCAGATGGCTCCATGACAATCGGTAAAGGCAATACGACAATTCATATTGACGCTAATGGGGTAGTAAGAATACCAAGTGCTTGTATTATTTAAAATAATATACAATTTTATTTAAAATATTTGGAAATAAAGAATTTATATATTATATTTGCGCAGGTCTACTGTAAGTAGATATTAATCAATTAATAAGGAAAAATAAGTGTATGGCAGTTGAATTAAATCACTTTGATTATTTACTGGATAATGATCCAGTAAATAATGATTCATCTTATCAGGATGATCAAAATATACAAGAACCTAGCTCAATAACAGAGCCAGATAATTCTAACCAGGAACCAACTGAACCTGATAATTCTGAACCTTCCACAGAGCCAGATAATCAGGAGTCAGAAGATGTCCTTACTTCGTTTCTAAAATCCTATGGACTTGAGGATGGTCGAACCGTAACATTTGAGAATGAAGACGGTACAACCGAACAAGTAGAATTTTCTTCACTAAGTCAAGAAGAGCAATTAAATATCTTAAAAGAAATTACAGCTCCTGGGTTAACAGAAGATGAAATTAATACTATTAACTATTTACGTAGGAATAATGCTTCACTGCAAGATGTTGCAGAGTATTATAAAAAGAAAGGGATAGAAGAGTATATTTCAGAAAATGGTCCTGTAGAAAAACATTATTCTATTGATGATTATAGTGAAGATGAATTGTATTTAGCTAATCTTAAAGAGAAGTATCCTGATATGACAGACGATGATCTTCAATCAGAATTAGAGATTGCTAAGTCGAATGATGAGCTTTTTAAGAAAAAAATTGATATCATTAAAAAACAATATAAGGAACAAGAAGATAAACAAGCTGAGGAAGCTAAATTAGAAAGTGAACGTCAATTTAATGACTTTAAAAACACAATTCACAGTAGCTTAGAAAAGTTTAATGAAATTTCTACAGATTATCGTGATAACGAAGCTCCTAGCTTAGAAATTGAAGATGCCGAGAAAGAGAGAATTTTCTCTTACATCTTGGATGTTGATGCTGATGGAATGTCGCAATTCTTTAAAGATTTAAATAATCCAGATGTCCTGGTTGAACTAGCTTGGCATCGTTTATTTGGAAAAGATGCAATTTCTGGTGTTACACAGTACTGAAAAGAACAATTAAAGGAACGGTCTAAGTCTAAGGAAAAAGAGACTACTAAATCAGACCAGTCTGTTACTACTGTAATACCTAAAACTCCAGATAATAAACCTAATCAAGATAAAACAATTAGCTCTTATTATAAGAGTTTACTTTAATAAATACAATATAAATAAAAAATATGAGAATTTCTGGTTTTAGTACAGTACGTCCTCAGATGTCGTCTACTCGTACTTATGAGGACTTTTACAAGTTCTTGGGTGAAAAACCCGCTCGTTTAGGCATTGTATCTTCATTATATGAAGAATACACTGCTACGTACCTTACTGAATCCCTTGGTAATATTTTCGCTCTTGACAAAGAGAAGAAAAATCGTTTCCAGAGTCAGCCATCGTTTGTAGTTGAATGGAATATCAATGTTGGGTTCATTAAAAGAATTCCCTTCTTAACTGCTCCTGAAGGAGATGGTGCACAAGGTACAGATATTATCTTCCATTTCCCTGAAAATTACTACCAACGTAATGACGTGATGATTATCGAGCGCTCTCGTCAGCAGGTAATTTTCTTATCTCGTCCTATTCGTAGATCAGACAGAGACTGGGAAATTGTAGGTAAATTACAAGATTCAAATTATGATGCAGTTCTTGATCTAGACGCTTGTCAACCTGGTATGAAAACTCGTTTCTTAACGAACTATCAACCTGAGTTACACGAAGAGGGTTGAATTTACGTAGCTCTCTTCCGCTGATTTACACTATTGTAATACAGTGTTAAATTAAAAAAATATTCTTAATTGCTGGAAACTCCAGAGATGGACAATCAGCAGCGAAGCTAGAGAGAATGTAAGCTCAAGGAGAAACACTCTAGAACGTTCAACGACTAGTCTGAATAGACGTAGGAGAAAAGTAACTCCGAAATGGAATAAATCTAAAATTAATACATATGAATTATATATATATAGTTTATCAAACACTTTGTACAGTTAATAATAAAATTTATATAGGTGTACATAAAACTTTAACTAAAGAATTTGATGGATATATAGGATGTGGGGTCTATATAAATAGACCAGCCTCTTATAAAAATGCAAATACTCCATTTAAGTATGCTGTAGCTAAATATGGTGTTAAGTCTTTCAAACGTACTACATTAAAAATTTTTACTTCTGAGGAAGAAGCTTATAGCTTTGAGGCTGAAATAGTAACAGAAGAGTTTGTACGTAGAGAAGACACATATAACTTAGCTCTTGGAGGTCGAGACACCTCTTTAGGAAATAGTAAGGTTAAAGTTTATATGTATGATCTTGAAGGTAATTTTGAAAGAGAATTCAAAAGTTTACATGATGTTGTAAGATACCTTGATCCTAAAAGAGATCAGCCAGGACACTTACCTAGAGCTATTAAATTAGGTCATCAATATCTAGGACATCAATTTTCTTATGAAAAATTACCATATATGAAAAAATTAAAACACAGAAACATTACAGTAGTAGAAAAACCTTATGTAGGTAAATCTGTAGGACGTTTTGATGAAAACGGAAATTTGTTAGAAACCTATCCTACAATGACAGACTGTGTAAAAGCTGGATACCGTAATGCTAAGTTAGTTGCATTAGGTAAAAGAGAAAAGTGTAAAGGATATGTATTTAAATATTTAGATTAAGATATAGTCTGAACACTATAGTAATATGGTGATTAACAACAAAGTACGTAAAATATCAGAGTAACACCGAGACACATCGTACATTTATTTCAACACATCGTGCTGATGTAGACTTTAGTGCTAAGTATAAAGCAATGGAAGATGTCTTCATTACTATTGGTGAGGGCAAGGAAAGTGATCCAGTTTACAAAATGAATCCTGCAGAAAAAGATTGTTTGGATTCTTATATGTTAGCTCGTGGTAATGCTCTATTGTGGGGTAAATCGAACATGGATGCTAATGGTAAACCAAAGATTTTTGATCCCGAAACAGGGATTCCGATTATTAGTGGGGATGGTATAATACCACAAGTAGAACGTTTTGCTGGTAAATATGTATTCTCTAAATTAACAGCAAAAGTTCTAAATACTGCTATTTATGCAATGATTGCTAAAGCAGAAAAACCTACAGGAAACAAGTTTACGTTCATATGTAATACTCGTCTTTGGACGGAAATTCAGGATACACTGTCACAGTGGATCTTGTCGTGGAAAACTGTTGGAACATTCATGTTCTCACAGGCTGAAAACGATTATGTAAAGGTAGGTACCACTTTTAATAGTTATGAATTTGCAGGTAATACTGTAACATTTAAAGTAGATAGAGCACTAGATGTTGAATATCCAACTCAGAAATATGGTGTATTCCTTGATCTGACAGCAGATAGCACTAGTGGTACTCCTGCTATGGCATTGTTTACGTTTAAAGGTGGTGAATTTATGCATAACTGGCTACAGGGTGTTGGTGGTCGCACTGGTTTAGAAAGTGGACCTGTAGCTTCGCCTGTTGCTGGAACTAAATTAATTAACTGGGGCTATGCAGGTGTTGGAGTCTTCAACCCATATCGTAGCTACATTTTAATGAGTGAAGATTAATTAATAATCGATTAAATAGTTTTTAATATATCTCCTCTTAATTGTGAGAGGAGATATATTAAAATTTTTTAGATAGTATTTCTGAATATAGATTTAGAAATTTTAGAAAAAGTAAATAAGAAATAATATGTCAAATATAGTAACCTTAAGAAATGTATATGGTAAGGAAAAAGCTCCTTGCTATATTAATCCGTTGAAACAGAAAAATGGTATGAACTATCCTTTTGTTAAAAAAGTAAGAACAAATGCAGATGGTTCGACTGAAATGATTTTAAGTGAAGCAGATTTAAATAAAGTAGAAAGTCAATATTTTATTCCTGAAGATGAAAAAATTGAACTGCACGATGGTGTATCTTTTGATTTAGATAACCCTAGAGATCGAAATATATGGGAATGTATTAAAGATTCATTTTTAATCGCTCCTGAAAGAAATTCTAGAGACTCAAAAGGAAATTTACTTATTGATGGAGGTCCTAAACGTTACGGACTTGCAGAATTTTATGTAGAACGCCCAGGAGTAGAATCTGCTAAACGAATTTCACGTATTAAACAGGTTACAAAAGCTTATATGTATATTGAAGGTGATACTGATCAAGGAAGATTAACAAAAGTTAAATTACTTGGTAAGTCAATGAGAAATGCGCCTTCTAGTGATATACAAGATTATTTATACCAAAGAGCTGATAAAAATCCAGAACTTATTATTGATTTGTATACTGGATCAGATACAGCTCTAAAATTGTTGCTAATCGATGCAAAAGATAAAAAAGTAATTATTCATGAAAGTGGTGTATGGATGTATGCTGACACTAGCCTTGGAGTTACAGATGAATCTGTAATTCTTTATTTAAAGAATCCTCAGAATTTAAATATCTATGAGTCAATTCGAAATGAAACTTATCCAGACATGGCTGGAGTTGCTTTAAAAGATAAACCTATTGTTAAGACCACTACAGCTAAATCAAAAGCTACCAAAGAATAATTATTCTTAAAATAGACAATATTTATACACGATATATAATATTAAACAAGTATGACTTTAAGACAGTGTTATGAATTTGCTTTAATTGAGTGTAATAAATTAAAAGCCCCAGCACTTTTGTTGGAGGATTACATATACTTGTTTAATAAAGCAATCCAACAAAAAATAAATGAGATTTACAATAGATATGATATCAATCAACAGAGTTCTGATGATTTAAGAGTTTTGCAAACTACAGCCACAATAATACCTAAGCGTAAAGAGGACTCTATGTTAAATGATAACATTTGAGTTGTCGAATTACCTAAAGATTATTTACATTTACTAAATTGTGTTGCTGAATTTGAAGGTAATAATTCCAATTTTGATAGATGTGGTGGAATGAACAAAATAACAATTATTTCAAATTGTCAGAGAATGACGGCTGACATTCAAGGTGGAATAATTAATAATTACTATATGAAACCATCACATAAAAAACCTTATTATTATATAATTAACAATAACAATCCAAAAGATGATGTAACTAATCCTGAAATGGATAGTGAAATTGAGAATAAACAAGGTTCTTCAGAAAAGGAAAAATATAAACGAATATCAAATCAATCTACTGTAAAATTAGAAATACATATTGGAGATTCTAATTGAACTACAACTAAAGTTCAAGTTACTTATTTAAAGTCTCCAATGTATGTAACTATGACTCAAGAAGATCTGTTAGAAATAGATGATAATACACAGGTCTTAGAATTTCCAGATTATATTTGTTATGAAATTATTAACACTTATGTTAAATTGCTTTTGGAAAATGCAAGTGATCCTAGACTGCAGACAAACATTCCTGTTAATCAAACTATAGCAATTCCTGGAAATAATTAATATTAATAAATTAAATTTCGACAATTATGTTTGATTTTCAAAAAGAAGTTATAATTAATTCTAATGTACTGGAAGATGGTGTAACACCTCGTTTCCTTGCATTAACAGGTCAGGTTCAGAATGCTGATGGTACATTAGCTAATTCACTTGTTCCTAAAACTCCTATTTTCCGTGTTTTACGTTGTATGGATTATGTAAAGGACGGTCTAGTAAATGGAGTAGTTTGGAAAACTACTGGTCAAAGAGGTTCAGTTGCTAAAGCAATATTTAATGCTCCAAATCAAAAGGGTATTTACAGAGTTATTATTGGTCTTAGCCTTGATGAAAAGTATCTATCTGACTATGCTATGCCTTGGTATCGCTTTGCAAAACCTGTTTTAGCTGAGTTTACACTAACTGACTCAAACTTAAGTGAAGCTGCTAAAATTATGGCTAAGGCTATTAAACTTGCTATTCCTGAAAATTATGAATTTTTAAAGATTTCTGTATCTGGTAGTCAGGTTACTGTAACTTGTGTAGACACTTATCAGATGATTGTAGAAGCTAAGCTTCAAAGTGCTCCAGAAGCAGCATGCCCAGCAGACTTGTGTGATAACTATGAAGACTATGGTACGCAGCCTAATAAAGATGATGGTACTTTGGTTAAGAATGAAATGCAGACAGGTACTGGTACCTGGTTACAGGAAAATTTACGTTTCCCATCTTATGCTAATCTTCACTACAAGGCTCTTAATTCTGAAGAATATCCTATTGCTTCAGCATTATACAACCAGTATTCGTTCCAATATTGTGTTCCCCGTCGGGGTCTGCATGGTCAGGGTACTGTTGGCCAAAAGTTAGTTTCTGTTACTACTCATACATTCTATGTATTACAGGAACTAGCCACTGATTTTGAAACTGCTATTAATACAGCTTTTGGTGATGTTATCACTCCTGTTAACACTCCTAAATATACGCTTAATATTTTAAGTGATCAGAACTTAAATCCGACTGCAATTACTAATGGTAATGCAATTCTTCAAGCTACTGTTGATGATAAAGTGTTAACTACGGATGCTACATCTTTTAACTGGAAACTGATTAATGCTCCTTCAAAATATCAAATTGAACGCCAATCTGACGGCAGTGGTAAGATTACTGTAAGTGGGGGTACTCCTGATGAAGGAGATTCGTTTGCTGTTGAAGTTACTTATAAAGGTTCATTTACCAGAAAACAGTTCTATGTAACCAGCACAGTAGGTTATGTACAGTCTGTAACTGCTACTTGGGAAACTAATGATTTAAAAGTAGTTACTGCACTATCAAGTACTCAAAATAAGGTTACAAAATTGATGACATTTGGTTCGAATGTAACACTAGTTAAAGATAATGTTACAGATCCAGGCAAAGTAGCCTATGTAGATAAATCTACATTATCTCTTACATTGCCTGATGCAGCAACGGTTACTTTTGCTCTAGCTGATTTAGGACTAGAAGCCAAAGCTGCAGTAACTGTTACTATTGATGGAAAAACCAGTACAGCATCTGCTGACTAGTTAATCATATAATATATTTCAAAAGGGTAGAGCGGGCGAGTTATCGCTCACTTTACCCTTTTCTTTTTAATAAACTATTATGACAATAGACGCTATAGCAAGTGCAATTTATAATGATGTGATGAGTGGATTGAGAGGAATTACTTCTAATCCAACTATGTCCATTGAACAACTAAAAGATGAAGTTGTAGCTGAACGTAATATAATTATGCGGGAATATTTGTTAAAGGGAATTATTAATCTTAATGAATTATTCTTAGCTATTAACTGTATTGAAGTAAAATGTGAGTCTATGTCAAAATGTAACTGTATTTTTGATGGAGTACAAATTGGTGAAACAGCTTTACATTTTGAAATTCCTCCTATTGTATATTTAAATGGTATTGATACAATTAAATTTATTGGAAGTATTGATAGAAAAATAAGATATAATGTATATACTGATGAGGCTTATCGATTTCATCAATACAAAAAACGGGGTGCTCAGGAACCATATGTATATATTGATACAGCTATAAATGGAAATGGCAATATGGATGGATATATTTTTAATGCTCCTTTTGTAAAATATATTTCAATTATTGCATTATTTTTAGATCCCAGAAGGCTTTTAGAGTGAGACTGTTGTGCTAATAATTTAGAATCTTATTTAGACTGTGGTATATTATCTGATGAGATTCAAAAGAGATTAACTGAAAAGAAGGTTCGGTTGTATAGACAATTATTAGCCCCAGCATTACCAAATACTCAAATATCATCATAACATAGTGAAAACTGTATATTATAGAACCAGAAAAGTATATACTGATATAGATCGAGAAGGATGAAAATATTATGATATATTATTACCATCAAACTTAAAAATAACTAATGATCTAATTCAAACTTATCATTCTGGAATACTATCAACAAAAGAAAAAAATGAAACTGTTATAGATATTTTATTTGAACAAGAAGAACAATATGAAATTACAAAATTTTAATTCAGTTTATTCATTAGCTAATACATTGTATGGAACAACTCTTAATCCTAATAATTTTGAAGATATTGTTCTTAATGGTTGGGAGTTAATAGGTAATAAACATACTCGATTATATCGTTATAAGACAAATACTGTTGATAGAAGGATTGAATTGCCTTGTAATATTGATATAATTGAATCTGTCCATATTCCATGAGAGGATGCTCAAATGACGTCTAATATTAATATTTTTCCAAATGTAGCTAATGAATATTATGAACAATATTCTGAGGCGTGAAAATGGGATACTGATCCTCTTTATCATAAAGGTAAATTACTAAATTATAAAGTAGAGGGAGATACTTTATTGTTTGATAGAAATTATGATAATGTGGTGATTGTTTATCATGGAATTATTGTAGACGATACAGGACTGCCTTTATTAAATGATAAAGAAGTTAAGGCTCTTGCAACCTATGCTGCGTATATAGACCTATATAAACAAAGTTTGGTTAGAAAAGATGGTAATATGATGCAGCTAGCTTCTGTAGTAAAATTAGACTGGTTGAAGTTATGTAGATCTGCAAGAATTCCTGATAACTTATCTCAGAATGAAATGGATGCTATTTTAGATGTACGTACACGTTGAGATCGAAAATTATATAATAAAAGTTTTAAGCCAACTGCTTAATGGGTCTTATACACACTATTTCACACTCTTTTACAGCAAAAGATTTATTTGCAGCACTACCACAAAAACTTCTTAGAGGAATCTGAGTTAAAAAACGGTTTAAAGATCGTAAAGTATTAGCTGCCAAAATATTTGAAGATTGTTTTCATATGATCTTATTGGATATTATTAATAATAATGTTACCTTTGTATTGCCTCTTAAATTTGGTAATTATGGAGAAATTTCTATGAAATCTTTTTCTGAGGAAAAATTTAAAGAGGTTTATAAAAAAGGAAAATTTAATGATTTAGATTATGTATTAACTCAGTTTACTGGGAATCAACTTGCTTTTAGATATACTAAACCTGGATATGATGTTAGTGAAAAGTTAATTTATGTTGATTCAAGTTTAAAGTCTCTGATAACTAAAAATACATACGAAGGTAAGCAATATTATTAATATGATAATTAAGGATTTAGATGATTACTTAGACGATATTTGTCAAAAGTATCCAAAAGTTCCAAGACATGAGATCAAACGATTATTAGAGTATGGATTTAATACTTTTTATACTTTAAATAAAAGAGGCGCAGATGTAGTGATTTATAACAGGTCATTTGCGGCATATTGTGGCAAGATGTTTTTAGATAGCTTTAAAAGACTTTATTATTATAACTTAAAGAAGAGAATTAAATTACGTCTTCTTTATAGATTTAACCAAGAAACTTATTCTGGATCATATTTTTTTGGACTTACTGATGCGGAATGAGAATTTTATCAAATGCAAATAAAAAATAAAAGGAGATCTAAACTTAAATTTCAAGATCTCCTTTTATATAAAATTAGGGAAGAGAGTTTTATTGATAAATCTAAAACTCACTTCTTTGAAGTTTATTATCCTATTGATGTAGGATGGAAATTTACTAAAAATGAAATATCAACAAGAAACTTTAGGTATATCGGATATCGTGATACTAAAGGAAAAATTGTTTTAATATAAACTTATATGGATGCTAGACAACAAACAATTAATAGCTTTACTGGTGGTTTAAACATGGATCTACATCCATTAACAACTCCAAATAATATACTAACAGACTGTATAAACGGCACCATATTAACTTATAATGGTAATGAATACATTCTACAGAATGATATGGGAAATTATAAGTTAGCAACTGCTCAACTTGATTCCAACTATATACCTGTTGGAATAAAGGAATATGGTAATATAATATATATAGTTTCATATAATCCAGTTGATAAAAAGTGTCAAATTGGATCTTATCCTTCTCCTCAGACTATTTTTAATAATGAAGGTGATCATAATTCATTAAATGATTATGACGGTATAGTAATTACTCCTAAGGTAGGTAGTTGAGAATATGAAGATTTGGAAACTATAAGTGAAAAAACTCCTAATTTATCTGTATTTTATACAGACTTATCTAAAAAGGAAACCGTAAAATTGTACTCTACTACTGAGAAATTTAAACTAGTTACTGGAGATAGATACTATATCTACGTGGAAAAAAATGCTTCAGGATACTTACAGAGTATTAATTTTTATGTTTTAAGTGAGGAAAAGGAATTATATGAAATTGATCAGTCATTAATTACTACACATACTGTAGACATTGAGGCATCAGAAACAGATAGTTATGATTATGTCAAATGAGAGATTCCAGGTTGAATATCTTATAAATCAAGAATTGCCCCAATTGATTCTTTTAATTTATATTTAGATGATGTAAATGTACCAAGATATTTTGTATCTAAGTCTGACTCTGGAGAATCAAATAAAAATACAGTTAATATAGATTTAACTGTACAAGCACAAATTGCTGTTTCTGATGAAATTTGAAATCAAGAACAATATGGAGCAGAGGCTAATAATGGAAGTATTCCTAAAAATTATGAAGGTTTATATGTTAGATTCCAATATAAAATTGGTGAGGAGCCAAATTGACGTCCTGCTTTTGGAGAAGACGTTGAACTAAAAACGTCACAGATTGCTACATATAATAATGTAAATAATTATTATTTTAACTGAACAGCTGAAAATATAAGTGTAACTTCTTCACAGGTTATTAAAATTAGAGCAATTCCTTTTGTTAAATTTGGAGATAAAACTATTGTTGTGTATGATAATCATAAAACAGAATTAGAGTTTACATTGGATGACTTATTCAATGTAGATAACATTAGGTTTTTTGATGTATTTAAGTATACTGTTGATGATAATAGTATCAATTTAAACTTCACTGTACAAGCTCCAATTAGAACAGAGCAATATACTGCTTGACGTCGTTTATATAAACTAGATAACAACCCTGACACAACTAAACAATCTCTAATTTGAATACCTATTACAGAAGAAAATAAGGAACCATTTTATATACAAGATGATAACATTGATTTATTAGGACAGTCAATTATAGAATTAGAGGACATAAAAGCCGAAAGTGGTATATATTTATTTGTAATTGAATTATGAGAAAACGCAGAAGTTGATGATGAAACAGGAAAGCCTAAGGGAGGAACTTGTATTCGAGCCGTAGGAGCTCCAATTATAGCTTCTAAAGCTATGAATGCTTTTTATTCTACTGAAAGTCAATTTCAATTTATAGCAAGAGACAAATGAATTAAAGAGGCGATAGACCAATTAACTATATCACTTAATCATTTTACTGTAGAAAAAGCTGAAGATCCAAAAGAAGACGTATTTACAACTGAAATATTAAGTAATCTATATAATAATAATGTTGACTCCGAAGATCTAACTAGCAGTAATAATCATGAAAAGAGTATTTCGGATTTTGTTTCTAAGAAGATAACACCTGCAAAATCAAAATATATTGGTATTAGAGAATATCAAAAACTAAAGATCGAAGCTAATACTCCCAGTATCTTATTTTTCTCTGAAATCATTCAAGATAATAGTATGTGGTCTACTTGAAAATCGTTGGATTTTAGTTATAATAATTTATTTAAATATTATGTAACAGAAAATAATATAACTAAACCTCAAGAGCGTTCTGAGTCTGTTAATTCGTTTAATTATTATAGTACAACAGGATTATATACCTATGCAAATGCTCAACCTAAGACTATAAAAGGATTTAATAGAACTTATTTATATAATTTTATTCCAGTACCTTATAATCGTACTTTTTATCCAAAATTAACTGAAAATTCAGGTTGAGATGAAATAAACGAGAAACTGAAAAAAGTATTTAATAAGTTCGATACTAAATCTTTAAATGGAAATGATCCAGCAATTTCTAAATTACCTGTTATAGTTCTTAACCATTTTCCTGGAGACAGTAAAAAGTTTCGTCTTAGACCTAAAGTTAGGAACCTGGGCACCATAGGTGTAAATGATTCAGCGTCAAAAGATATGGGTAGTATTACATATCTTGAGCCAAAAGATAACGATTGAGCTTTTACTATATATGCTAACAATGAAGATACTGATGCTGCAGATTGGTCTAGACTGCAATCATATTTTGCAGATACTTTATTAAGTAATAAACTTTCAATTACTCCAGTTGTTTTTCAAGTACAATGGCCAACTAGTCAAAAACAAAGTAAGGGTGGTTATTTATTTGAAGGAGCTAGTTTTAAAGCACAACGTGGTTCATCCCTTTGAGGTGGGAATTTAATATGAGTTTCTACATCTCCTACTTTAGGAATTCTTTGTACAAATGATTCTAAAAATTCATTAGCAATTATTGCCTTTAATAACTCTAAGGGAAATTTTACTGTAGGAATTGATCCTGAATGAAGCGTAGGTGTTAATACAAAATATGGAGTAAATATCTCTTGTGATGGCACCACAGATTTAATAGGATCTAAGTTTTTATTAACAGGTATTGGAAACTCTGCTAGTGACAGTAACTCTGATATTAATAAGGATAATGTTCGCTATGCATTGTATATTTTACAAATTATGGGATTACATTTATATGTAGCCAGTTTAGCGCCTGAGCCTATTTCAACAGCTTGATACCAACCCATTACTTCTAACAACTCAATTAGTACGTCAACTAATGGAACTGTCACTCAACAAGCTACTCTCGATATTAATAAGTGGGAGTATCTTAATAAAAACTGAATGAATGCCAAAATTAAGGTAGAATTGCCAAACAATGATGTTGAAATTAAGTATGATTCTGATAATATTACTAAGTATCAATCTGTGTCAAATGTTCTTATTAAAGGAACTAAAGAATCTCCTTTATCATTTACACAACTTAAATCTGAGTTAATAGATAAAGATTATAGTACCTTAAGGAATGATTTTGAATTTAAGGCTAAAAATTATAATGACTCTTTAACAGAACAAGATAGTTTAATTGATGGTCAAATTTATTCTGATTTTAAGGAATTAGGACTTGCAAATGCAGAAGTATATACTAATAAATTTAAAGGAATACTTGATAAACTAATCTATGATTCATCAAATAATGTCATTAAATGATTAGATACAACAAATAGTACAATTAAAGTATTAAATTCAGGTGATAGTGGATGTGTATCAAATACAAATACTAATGCAACTTATATTGCGGATTGAACATCTCTAGATTTTAGTTATGAGGATAAAGGTGAACTAATGCAAGTGTCTGAATCACTTATTAATAGTCTTAAGTAATTATGAGTAAAACAACTCTATATGTAAAAAAATATTTTGAAGAAGGTGATTTAGCACACGAATATCAACCTTTTAGAAATAAAATTGTTGACGGACAATTACAATATTTTGAGACAGATAAATTAGATTTTAATTTAAATAAGCCTCTAAGTATTGAATGTCAACCATCATACGATGGTACTGTTAACCTGATAATTAATGATGATCTAAATCCACCTAGAATTATTAACTCAACTTATTCTGTTATTGAAGATAACAGATACAAACGAATTGTTAGAAACCAGCTAATACAAACTAACTTATATAAAGAAGAAGATTTAGATCTAACCACAAGATTATTTAGAAATATTAAAACTATTCCTAAAATTAATCTGCTTAATATAATTTCTCACGGTCAATTAAGTGTTGGGAATTATACGTTTTATTTTAAGTTAGCAGATAATGATTATAATCAAACTGACATAGTTGCGGAATCTGGAATTATTTCAATACCTAAAGGCACAATTACAGACTCTAAAACAATATCTGGGGGATTAGTTGATGAACGTACAGAAAAGTCAATATATTTAGAATTATCTAATCTTGATACTTCTTTTGCTAATGTATTTGTATATTATCGAAGAGATACTTCTGATGTTAATGGTGTTCATACTAGTAAAACATATAAAATAGTTAAACCTTATAAAATTAAATCATCTCTTTTATCTATTAATATAGATGGATATGAGTTAGTTGAGGAGATTAATGAGGAAGAACTGAATATTCAATATAATATATGTACTGGAGTAAAAACTCAAGCTCAAGTACAAAATATGTTATTTTTTGGAAATGTACAACAGACATTAGTAAATAATAAGGAACTACAAAACCTATCATACTTTATACAAGTACAGTGTGTACAAGATTATAAATTAGGATATATTGATCCTGAAGATTACAGACTTAGAAACTCAAATAGTGTCTTATCAAATGAATACTATAACCCATTAAATATTTACTATTACTTAGGATATTGACCTAAAGAAATCTATCGTTTTGGAGTAGTATATATCTTTAATGACGATTCTTTGAGTCCTGTATATAACTTAAGAGGTTGTAGGTTTGAACGTATTAAACAAGATAACTTCGAGTATATACCAGATAATAGGTGGATTGACAATGAAAGTTATATAGATGCGGAAGGAAATAAAAAGTCAGGTAAAAGATCTGGTTCCTATTATACATTATATTCTTCTGAAGATAAGACAGAGTTAAATTATATTCCTAAGGAAGAAACTTTTTTAGCTACAGATGAATTATTAGCAAATGTAAAAGGAGTCTTCCAATTACCTAATGCTAATATTATTAATGATAGAAAGTCTAGTAAAGAAGAAAGTACTATTGAACCCATTGGTTTAAAATTTACAATAAACAATGAAATTCTGTCTGTATTGAAAAATGAACACAAAGTTAAAGGATTTTTCTTTGTAAGACAGAAGAGAATTCCAACAACATTAGCTCAGGGATTTTCAATCGGTGTGGATATTAGTAGTTATATTCCTATGATATATGATAACAACAAAAAGGAATATACTGCTGAGTCTTTTATTAGCAAATCTAGAATACTTACAACTGGAGCTAATACTAGAGTCCTTACTACAGGTTCAAAACAAAGTTCTGGGTTATTGTGCTTAGATGCATCAGTTAATAAACAATTACAAAGTATTTTAGATAATTCTGAATTTGTTTTAACTGAATCATTTAAGACAGAACTTGAATTATCTAGTAGACATTATTATGTTGATACGATTACTTATGATCAAGCATCTTCAGGTAATGTTATTAGTAAGTTAATTTTTATTCCTCCTGATACTCCATTAAAATACACAGAAGGAAATGGTTATTGTACAAGAGCTGGTACTCCTGAGGATGTAAAAGATTTCAAATTCTTTGCTGAAAAAGACTTTTTAGAAAATAATAATAAATTACTTAGAGGAACATATTGTCCATTTGTTGGGACTAATACAATATTAAAGGATAATAGTGTTTACAATATCAAAATTTCTGGATATAATGAAGCATATCTAAATAAGTATTTTGAGATTCGAGGTGATGACTACTCTCCATTTATGGCAATTAGTCAGCGCTATGAAATATATGATCGAGAGTTTGAATCTGTAAGAAAAGCGGTCAATGGAAAATATAGTGAAGAAATGATTATTCCAACAGTTTATCGGGGTGATTGTTTCACAAACACAGTTACAATTAGAATTAATACTAATTTTATTGATCCAGAAGTTCCTGTTAATGAAATAATCGTACAGCCTACAACCTGAAAGGATGGATATAAGGGATATGATAAAACTAGTGCTCAAGAATGGAAAGACATTAACAGAGCTGATGTAAATTCTGTGCCAATGGGTTATTGACTTACTTATAAGTGCCTATCTAATTATCACTTAGATTTTAGATCCGAAAATAGACAAAATGTAGAAGAAATGGCACAAATGGGTAATCCAAGAAGTTTTTATCCTTTACAAGGTATTAGTACAGCTCCATCAAATAAGATTGAAGAAAGTTGAATTCTTAATGATGGGTATAACGTAACACTACCATTTAAAAAATACTTTACTGCTCCAGATGTTCCCTATACTAAGGAATTATTTGATACTCGTATTATGTTTAGTGATGTTCAACAAGATGATAGTTTTAAAAATGCATATAGAATTTTCCAAGGTTTAGATTATAAAGATGTTGAACGTCAATATGGAGCTATTGTTAAATTGTTGCCGTTAGGTACTAATTTATTCTGTGTATTTGAACATGGCGTAGCCATTATTCCTATAAACGAAAAAGCACTTTTATCAACTACAACAGGTCAAGCTATCCATATGTATGGTGCGGGAGTATTGCAGAATCAAGTAACAGCTATTTCACCAGATTATGGTAGTATTTGACAAGAATCTATTGTTAGAACTCCTAATGCGATTTATGGAGTTGACACATATGCTAAGAAAATTTGGAAATATAACCAACGTGAAGGTTTTGTATTAATTTCTGATTTTGCAGTCCAAAGATTCCTAAATGATAATATATCTTTGTCTGAACTGGATAAATATCCAACTATCGCCTATAGAAATGTAAAAACTCATTATAATAACTATAAAGGAGATGTTATGTTTACATTCTATAACAAGGATAAAATATGGAATCTTTGTTATAATGAACGTTTGCAAAAATGAATAACTAAATATTCATGAACTCCATTGTATTCTGAAAATATTAATAATATTTTTTACACAATGGATAGAGACAGAGCAGCAATTATGGGGATTGTTTATGAAAATCAGAATAGTGTGTATGGTATACACATACAAGATAGAGAAAAACCTACATATTGACCTAATGACATAGCTAATGTTAATAATCTGGAATTTTTACCTTGTGGTAACTTATGAGACTATACCCCAACTTTTGAAAGGATACTTACTTATGAAGGGTTTAATCTATACGATTATTTCTTCTGTAGAATTCTGTCTGTTTCTACTATATTGTTGGATGAGTCTGGAAATAAGATACACTTTAAATGAGATTCTGTATACGATGATGTAGGTGAAGGTAGTTCTTATAGATCTTCTTTATTTAGTTCAGACTCTGAGAATCCTGTCGAAATTATGAGGATTGAGCCTGTATTAGACAGTACAGGAAATAAAATTAATAAAAGTAAACTATCTATGTTTAATACTGAATCATTTAGTTGAAATGATTATTACTATATAACGATTGACGTTGAGTTTATTCCTCATATGATAGTTAAAGACTATGAGGTAGAATCCAATTGAAGTAATGCAGTAGTTGGACAAGCAATGAGTGATACTCTTGCTTTAGTAAGAGATATTAATGATTTTAGCTTAGATAAAGAAAATACTCCAATTCCTGCAACTGTTAATAAAGTAAGTTATGATAACCTTTTAAGAAATGGTTTTTATGTTCATGGAAGAGCTGGTACTTTTGATGAGATAAATTATTTTGATCAAAAAACAACAAATCAAATCACTCCAACAAAATGATATGACCAGCAAGAACCATTTGAATTTGAATTTGTTGTCAACACACCACAAGGTATACAAAAAATATTTAATAATCTTGTTATTATTTCTAATAATGTAGAACCAGATTCTTTAGAAATTAGCTTAATTGGAGATGTCTATGACTTTAATAAAGAGGGAATTTTTAAGAAAAGTCAGGTTAAAATGACATACGGAGATAATGGAGAGCCTAATACAGATTTATATAATAGAAATTTGTATACAGCAGAATTTGGAGGCTCAAAAAAATCAACAAAGTTTCCAGATTTCAATCGTACAATCAATTTAACTAATAAAGATATTATTCAAAAGTATGAGGTAAGTGTTGATTATGATCCTATATTATCTCAATATAAACTTTGTGTTTCAGATAACTGCTTAAACATTAAGGATGTTGGTAGAAGATTAGGAAATATTGAATATAAAGAAGATAAATGGAACTATACAATTTCTCCAATATATTTTAAAAATCGATATGTAGTTAACTCAGATCAAGAAACCCCAATAATTAATGAGTCAGCAATTAATTCTACAAGAATTAGAGATAAATGGGTTAAAATAAAAATAAAATATACTGGAGATAAATTAGTAGTTATTAATGCTATACAAACTTTAATGACAATTAGTTATGCATAATAAAATAATAATACCCAAGCAATTCCTTCAAAGGTTTCAAACTGGAGGAATTGCTTCTGGTTATTCACTATTGGGTCCTAAACTTAAAGATTATGAAATTGCTTTACCTGGTAATTATTTTAATTCTAATTTAAATTCTATAGGATCTAATATTAGTTTAAAACCATCAGCCTTAACTACACAAGGATTACCTCAACTCAATAATTCCTTCAGTTTAGGAAAAAAAGCACAAAGACTTGCAAATAAACAAAACAGAAGAAATGGACAAAGTGGTGCTACAAAATTTTCACAAGAAAATGCACAAGCATTAAATGCAATCGGAGCTGCAGGATCTCAGATAGCTTCTGCCACTAAGGGCTTTAATGAGACTCAAAGTACTATTAATAGTGGAATTAACAGTGCAATATCAATGATACCAGGTGTGGGACCACTTGCTTCTGCCGCATTAGGCACATTTGATGCTATAGGTGGGGCTTTAGGAGCTAAAATTGATACTTTAGATGCTAATGATGCTGCTCGTGCTGGATTATCTGGAGCTAATAAAGCTAATGAACTTCTAGGTGCTTTGCCTGGAGTAGGAACTGTATTAGGAGCATTTGCAGGAAAAACTATTCAATCGAATAAATCTGCTGAGATTGATAATTTAACAAGTGCTTATGGCAGTTCAACAGCAGATATAGAAGCTGCCCAAGGAATGGGAGGTAAAAGAATGCTGTTTGGGAAGGGTAAAGCTAATAGGTTTATTAATGAACAAAATAGAGTAAATAAACTATTAACAGACATTGGATTGGAAAATAAATTAGTTAAATCTAATACAATGGCTGAAAATTATGTTTCTCAAAATCAAAATAGATATTCTGGAGCCACACCTCAATTACTTTTAGCTAAATCTGGTATAAAGTTTCCAAAATTAGAAGAAGCTAAACAGTTACTACAATCTTGGACAAATAAGAAAGAATCTGATCTACAGAGATTTAAGGAGGGCGGAAAGATTCAAAATGTTATTGTTGAGGGAGCACTACATGCTAGAAAACATGATCTTGAATCAAAGAATCCTAAGTTAGAAGGTAATATCACTAAAAAAGGGATTCCTGTTATTTCTAAGTCTGAAGGTGGGGAAATTACGCAACAAGCTGAGATTGAAACAGGTGAATTAGTTCTAAATATAGATCTTACTAACAAATTAGAAGTTCTTTATAAAGACGGCTCTGATGAAGCTATGATAGAAGCAGGTAAGTTATTAGCAAAAGAATTAATAAAGAATACTAAGGATAAAACTAAGGAATTACTATAATGAATAAAATAGATATCAAAATAGGAAATAAAGAATATGAGGTTCTAGTAGCTGAAACAGAAGAAGAGAAAACTAAAGGTCTCCAAGATGTTGAAGAATTAGATGACGACGAAGGTATGTTATTTGTTTATAATGAACCTCAACAAGTAGTATTCTGAATGCAGGATACAACAATACCATTAGATATTATTTTTATTAATGACGATTTTGAGGTAATTTCTGTTCAAAAAGGAGTTCCTCTGTCAGAGGATTTGCTTATCGAAGACAATGTTCTTTATGTCTTAGAAGTATCCCAAAACTCAGGAATACAGGTTGGGGATATTTTGGAGTTTGATGATTTAGATGAAGATATCGAAATAAACGAAATGTACATTATTGGTTCTAATGGTAAGGAACAAGCAGTTTTATCAGGAGGTGAGCGCATTTTTAGTCGTCCAAACACCAAAACGTTAGTAAATTTGGCAAAAAAAGCATACAAGTCTAAATCAGACACAGATTATAAAACATTAGGAAAGAAAGTATTTTCTTATTTAGCCAAGCAAGATTCGAATGAAACTCAGTATGTAGAGGCCCCCAAAATAAAAAAGTCAGAGAATTATATTTCTCTGACTTAAAAAGATACTAACTATCTTTTTCAACCCTATATACTTATGTTTAATCTAGCATCCCCAGAGAGTATGAAATAGATTCTATTATTATTCTTGGGCTATGATACAAAAGTAAGTATATAATAGGACTTTTACAAATATTCTACAGAAAACTTTGTCTCTCAGAAAATTATTAATAATTTGTTTGGATTTTATTATTTTATATAGTATCTTTGAACATTGATTATGTATATGTTAGATAATGATAAATAAAGACAGATATTAAAAGTAATATAATTAAATTAATTTAAAAATATGAAAATTAAGAAGTATCAGGCAGGGGGCCAAGCTCCAATGAGCGCTCCTGCACCTGCACCTGAAGCTAACGCACAGGATCCTATTCAAATGTTAGCTGAAATGAGTATGCAAGCTTTACAAGCTCAAGATTGTCAAATGGCAATGCAAGTATGTGAAGGATTTGTTGCTTTAGTTCAGCAGGCAATGAATGCTCCTCAAGGCCCAATTGGTGAAGCACCTGAAGGTCAGCCTGTATTTAAAAAGGGCGGTAAAATGATTGGCCGTAAAAAATGTGCTAAGAAAGCTTGTGGTGGCTCAATGGTTAAGAAATAGTAAATGATGATCATTTAGAGAAAAAGAGAGATTGGGATGATCTAATCTCTCTTTTTTAGTATAAATTATAATGTAGTAAAATGGCACAAGTAATTAAAAAATTTCAAAGTGGGGGTACAGCTCCAACAAAAAAATATGGAACATTTACTATTGATGGTAATAAATATGAAGTTGACGATAATTTTTTAAATCAACTAACTTCATATGGTAAAACTCTTGATGATGAAGACACTGCGTATCAATTTAGTAAGATTACAGACGCACTTCGTTCTGGAGCTGACTTATCTTATGATTCTAATGCTAATAGATTAGACGGACCAGTGTCATTTGATGTCAAAAATAACCAACAAAGTAGACTTGAGCAACGTAGAACTAGAGCGGGCAGATTTTTAGGAAACCTTTGAGGTGGTAAGGAGTCTGCATCTAGGCATGCAATTAATGCTTTAAAAGGGTTTGAATATGTTGCTCCAGCATCTGAACCAGTACAACGAAATGAATATAAATGGAATGATACTCTATATGGCGAATATAAACGTAATAAAGAAACAGGTGATTATGAATTAATTAATGGCAAGAAGGTTTATATTAATGGAGCTAATAATTTAAGAATTTCTAAGCGTTTAAATAGTTTAAAGGATATCGCTAATTATAATAAAGAAGATAAATTTGTTGGATTTAATAATTTAGATCGACAGGTATATATTGATTTATATAATAGATTAGGTGATCAAGGAGTTAATGATCTGATTTCTAGAATTGAACAAGGTACTTGAACTGATGAGGATGCAGAAGCATTGGACGACATAGGAATTTATCTAAATGATAACTCAAAATCTAAAGAAGCGATAGCTCCTAAAACTGAAGAAGAAAAACGTGCTGCCATAACAAGTAGTTATGACAAGAAATATAATATAACTCCAGAAGTAAGAGATCGTTTTGGCATTGTCTATGGAAATAATGGAGAACTTTATACTGAAGGATTTGGATTACAAGGATATGGAGATACTTGAAGAAATGCTTATTTTGGAGATAATTTTGTACAACAATATCCTGGTCTAAAACAATTTAAGGATTATATACTGTATAATGGAAGGTTATATAGTAAAAATGAATGAGCTGACCCTAATTCTCAGATTCATAAAGAATTAAGTTCTCCAAATGTCAATATTTTTGAACGAATGAGAAATAATCTCTTTGATCCATCACAAAATGGAGGCTGGCAAGTTTTATGAACAAATGATCCATATACACGATATAACCGAAACACACAGTATAATCCATATTTTGACAAGAAGTATGCCGATGACAACAATGTTGTATATTCTTATGTAACTTCAGCCTATCAAGGACTGCCAAGTGGTGTTAATGTATTAGACGTAATTGATTCTAATACGCAAAGAAATGAATTTGGTGTTCCTATTTCAGGAGGCACGCCTCTTGCTCTAGATGAGAAAGGCAATCCTATAGACATTTCTTCATATATTAGAAGTGCTACAACCAATAGCGAATCTACGGGAAATGCATTTCAAAGGTTATTAGGTAATGAAGCTGGTGCTTATAAAGGATGGATTTGGGAAGATATCTTGAATACTAGTGATCAACGTGATGAAAATGGTCAACCTGTACAAAATTACTCTGGATGGAGTATTTTATACAATCCAAGGACTGGTCAAGAAGCATATTATGATGATGAGAAACAGAGAATTATAGACCCTTCTAAAAATAATGCTGGATCTTATATAACTTGGTGAGAAAATGGAAAATCTGGAAATCAAGTAAGACTTTCTCAAATTTCTAACTGGGATGCAAATATACAGCGAGCCTTAAGAGACATTATTGATCGTTCACAATTATCAAGAAACCCATGATTTGATTTTAATGATCAAATACAAGGTAAGAGATTTACTCCAGTAAGCTTTAATAGAGCTAGGTTAAATATCCCAATGAAGCAAACAGGAGGTTTGATTAATTGGAAATCTGAGGATCAATATAAAGATTCAAAAGCAATTAAGGTAAGAGACACTAAAAAAGCTGCTACTACTTCTCAAATTAAAGCTGGTGATTTAACAGATGCAGACAAATGACAATTAGGAGCATTAGCTGGGGATTTAGGAGCTTTAGTTGCATCTATTCCTACTGGTGGTAATCCAGTTGCAGCAGGTTTAGGTGTTGGATCTACAGTTGCACAATTTACTGCAGATGTTAAACGAGACGGTCTTGATGCAGGAGATATAGGAAATGCATTACTAGGTTTGGGACTAGATGCAGTAACTTTTATACCAGGTGTAGGAATTGCAGGAAAAGCTGCGAAAACAGCTAAAATTATTAGAAAAATGAAACCTATGCTTTCAGCAGGATTCTCTGCTCTAGGTTTAAGTGCTGCTTATGACTCTCTTAATAAAAATTCAGAATGAACTTTAGATGACTATAGAAATATTTTATTTGGAGTTCAAGGTTTACTAGGGAGTAAAAGAGTATTAGATAGAACTATTGGATATAAAAAAACAGGTTTACCTGTTAACTCAAATGAAAAAGTATCCCCTAAGAAGCTTCAAGATTTACAAAAACAAGCTGCGGACAAACTAGTTAAAGATAATCCTGATCGATTCAAAGGAAAAGACTGAGTAAAGAATGGAAAGATTGCTGATTATACAAAAGCATTAGCAGATGATGAAATTAAATCAGCATTGCCAAAAAATAAGTTCTATAATGAAAGTCTATCTAAACTTCAATCAAAATATCAAAATGCAAAAAATAAGTCATCTGATTGACTAACAGGAGAATCAAAAGAATTGAGGTTTAGAACTAAAGAGGAATTACCTTGGTTCTTGCAGAATGCTTTTGGCGAAAGACTACTTCATAGAGCTCAGTTTAGGGAATTTGGTAATGTTGCTCACAGACTTAATAATAGAAATCACTTCCTCCAAGAATATAATCCTTTAACTATGAATCAAAGAGCAGTAACTCCAATTTGAAGACGGATGGGAAATTTAAACCCTGGAGAAGAAGCTTATTATAATCCTTTTATTTTCAAACGGAGACCAACATCTACTGAAGGTAATAGGTCTTTAAATTTGCCTGTATTAGCAAGTCATTATAATTATAGATTTTATAAAAGAGGTGGGAAGATTGTTAAAGCACAATTGGGCGATGTAATTACAATGAATCCTGTAGAAGTAACAGCTAAATCAGTAACTACTCCAAAGTCGCTGATCAATAATTATTCAGTAAGAATGGGAGAAATATTAAACAATGCTGTTAATAATCTTAATACAGGTTATACTCCATCTACTCAACTTGCAAGTAAAAATACTCAATCATCTAAATCAACATCTCGTAGTGCTTATGGTAATAGTGTAAATAAGCCTATAAATGTTAATCCTGATATGTTGTTAGGAGCTGCCGATTTTTTTGCTTCAGCAAGAGCAATTAATAAAACTGCTAATATTGAAAAAGACGCAATTCGTAAGGCTACTCAATTATCACAACAGCAAAAGCCTACAGAGTTTTATTCGACCTTTAATGACAATGGGTTATTCAGAAGTTATGATGATAGAATAAAAAATATTCGGCAATATAAAACTGTAACTAATGATCCTAATCAAGTAATGGCTGAAAGACTTATGAGAGATCAACAAGCCGATCAACTAATTGGAGAAAGGGATACTAAATTTTCTCAATTAATTGGAGAGTATAATGATAAGCTTTTAGGACAAAAACAAACTTATGCTAATATTAGAAATCAGATAGAAAATGAGAATCGAATTAGATTAGCAGAAGGTTTACGTCAAGAGTCTATGGTTGATGCAAGAAAAACAATGCAAAATGCTCAAAACCTTAAAAGCTTAATTTACCAATTGAGAACTGATCTTGGTAAAGATCAATCTGCAAAAGCTGCTGCAGAGGGTCAATTAAGACAGATGCGAGCAAACGCAGAATTTCAAACAGCTTTAGAGAAATACAGACCTGAATATAATAATTATATTAATTCTTTAGATAAAAATGATGTATTAAGACAAACAACATTTGAATCTTGATTACAAAATAATAAACCTAAAGAATATATTAGTTTACAAAATCAACACTATGCAGATTATATAGGTAATTTGCCAAATTTAGATCCTAAATTTTGATTTCATGGAAGAAATTGAGCAAACTTAGATACCTCTATGCCTCAATTTAGAATACCACCTAAGGCTCCTGGAGTAGATTATACTACATATAGATTTAAGTCTGGTGGTAAAGTTAGTGGTCGTAACGTTAGACCAGTTAACGATCAACATTACTTAGATCAGAATAAGGATATTAATAAGGCAATTCGTGATTTAAATAATAATATTATTAGGTTATTTATTAAAATGATGTCCTAATGAAAATAAAAAAATATCAATCAGGAGGAATCTATTATACTCCTTATTTTAGAGACTCGGCAGGAGAATCATCTTCTCCTGCTGTTGTTTCTCAACCCACCTCTTCAACTAATAAGGAGGATCAATTAATACAAAAGGAGATAGTTAATGTGCTGAAAGAAAATGGTTTGCCAAATGATGTAGATTATTTCCTATCTATGGCAAATTCATTTTTAAATAAAGCTAAAAATTTTGGTAATTTATTTAGTACAGGGCAACCATCATCATATGATATGTCTGATTTAATTAGAATTCAATCATTAGCTAATCGAATTAGACATAATAATGAATTACATACAAATGCAGTAACTCAGGTTAAAAATGAAAAGGCTGGATCTGAGATTGCTTTGTCAAATGATGGGCAGATGTATGTAGTTACTGATGAGGGTTTGAAAACGGTTGCTGCTTCCACCTATTATAATAATCCTGAAAAATATCAAGTTTTAACTAATTCTCAGTTAATTCATTTAAGAGAAGAACAACCTGAACTAGCATATAATGGATCTATTTTAACAGATTTAACTAATGCTGTAGGTATGGAATCAATTATCAATTATGTTAAAAATACTATCGGTGCATTTGGTACAGAACAGTCTCAGAATAAATTTGACAGATACACAACTAAGTATAAAAACAAAATTGAGCAAGGTTTTGAACAATTATTAGGTATTGGTCCTGATGGTTATTATAAAGTCTCTACAGATGAAAAGATATCTAATCAAGGTTACAATGACCAAGAAAGCTTACAATTAGCAGTAAATTATTTATATAAAACATTACCTCAAAACATGAGAAATGTTTTGAAAGCACAAGCAGCTGCTGAAGGATTAAATCCTAATAAAGCTGAGGATGTACAGCACTTGTTAACTACAGCAATTGTCAAACATACAGATCATTCTATAGCCTCTGATATTAGTCTTAACTATGATGCTACTGCTTCAAAGGCAGCTAGTGGTTCAGGAACAGGATCAGATAAACCCGTTGAAAAAACTTATTTAGAAATGGTGGCAACTGGTGCTGTATCTGATCCAAGATTTGCTACTATTTCGTCATCTCAACAAAAAGGAGGTATTGAAGTAATAACTCAAGATTATCCAATGTTAGATAAAACAGGTAAGAAAGTAGCTCAAAATACATTAAAAACAGTTCTAAATGAAGCTGAAGTTGGTAACTTAGTTGATCGTAATTCAATATTTATTGGTGATCAAAGAATTTCAGATATTGATTTAAACAGAATTGTATGGGATGGTACAAGCAGTTTGAGTCGAATGTGATTACCTAAAGATAAAGTAGCAGAGAGTCAAGGCATATATAAGCCTGATCTAGACGCTTGGAGTCGTTATGAAAAGTTTAATGATTGAGTAGAATCTAACTATGGAGTTACTGCACAAAGTATTCAAGCAAAACAACAGGAACTTGACTTAGACCTAGTTTATGACGAAACAACTAATACTTGAATTTTTAAACCTGAGGATACTATGGTTTTCTTTGGATTATCTGGTTATGTAAGCGATAAAGCAGTAGACATTAATAATGACTCTCAGTGATTACAACATGTTGATGGACCAGATAATGGGCGGTTGTTTGACATATATTCAACTTATGTAAATTATGGAGGAGAGGTAGCAAAAAAATCAGACAAACGAACCGATAAGTTTAAAGGTGGCTGATTTGGTATTGGAGATAAAAGTTCTTTGTATAAAGGTATGATTTTTATGCCAATGCATGACTCTAAGTTAGCTACAGTTGCTACAAATCATGAATTAGCAAACAGTAGCGATTATAGGGATATTCTTAATCAAGCTAAATTAAAAAGACAACGTCAAAGTATAAAAACTAACTTTTAACATATGATTGATCAGAAGAAAAATGACTGGTTAGCAACCTTATTTTTTCAACCAGACAAAAGTGTACAAGATATAGTTAATTTGGGAATAACTCCTGATAATTCAAGTCTCCAAGATAGAGAGTATTATAAAAATATTCCTGAAATTCAGGAAGCTTTTAAAAATGATCGTGGAGAATTTGATAATCAAAAATTTGATTCTTTTTATCAAAGTTCCTTAGATTTATACAATAAGGTAGATAAAGAGAAGCTGTCTAGTACAGCAATGAATACGTTTACATATGATCCTATGGACTATTTTGCTCCATTAGGAGGTGATGTTAGAGAAGTTTCTCCTAGACTTGTTCGATTTGCTAATCCAGAAAGAAGAAATCGGGGAATTGTTAATCTATATGAAACTTCTGGTCCATCTATGTCTATTCGTGAGGTTGCACAAACTAATAAAGTATTTAATACAGATACTGGTAAATTTGAATCTTGAACCCCAAATGACTGAGGTGGTTTATCAGCCATTACTAGACCCACTTTGGTTCTTGCACAGTGAGATGATGATGGAGAACATGTTGTAGGTAATAGAACCGTAACTCATAAAAAGGGAGATCTTAAGTTTAATGATTATGGTGATCCTTATTATGAAACATTAGGAAATAGAGACCTAACTGGAAAGGATATTCTACATATTGCAGATACCTTAACTATTGACGGTAGTGCTTGGAACAAATATGATTTTTTTGACTCTGATGGATTAGATAAAAGTGTGTCAGGAACTGTTGCAAAAACAGTTCTTAAAGTTGCCCCAATGTTAATTCCGTACGTTGGTCCTGTTTACGGAGCCTTAACTGCAGGAATCGAACTGGGGAAATTATTTCCAGTGCTCTTTAAGAGCATTGAAGGCATTGCTACAGGAGATTTATCAACATCTAAATCAGCACAAACTGCTACAGATTTACAAGCGTGATTTTCTAGATTTGATGGAAGTTTATCAGACTATGCTAGAAATAAGTTTTGATCCTTAGAAAGTTTAGGTAAACTAGTTGAGGATAGTTCTAAACAACTGTTCCAACAGAGAGTTATTGGACAAATTCCAAAATGAATTGTTGGAAAGGATAATATAAGTGAGAATGCTGTTCGTTGAGGTAGAGCAATGTCCTTAGCATACATGGCAGGTACATCCTCTACTGAAGCTTATGAGTCCTTTAAACAAGCAGGTGCTTCAGATCGAACTGCTGGGCTTGGTATGTTATCTGTTATGGGAGCTATGTTTGGGCTCATGAATAACGATTATTTTAAAGACTTTTGATTTAAAGATACATATCTAGATAAATCTCAGATCAGAAATGTTGTTAAAGAAGCTGCAGATAAAGTAGTAACTGAAAATATAAATAAAGGTGTTATTTCACCTAAAACAGCAGCGAATTGAGTAATTAAAACTAAGAATAATATTCAAGCCAGATTAGCATCAATTAAACCTGGCACTTTATTACATGACAGTCTTAATGAGGGTATTGAAGAAACTATGGAAGAAGTTTCTTCAGATATTGTCAAGTCTTTTTATTCTGGTTTAAATGCATTAGGTATTACTGACCCAACAAAGAAGTATGATTTTGGAATGTCAGCTGAAGACATTTTATCACGTTATACTACGGCGTTTGCGGGAGGTACAATTGGTGGTGCCGTATTTCACTTACACAATAAGTGAGATGGTAGAATGAATGCTATTAATAACGACGCTATTCAACAACCTGATGATTCTTTACAAGAAATAATTTATTTATTAAGAAATAATAAGAAAGAAGACATTAAAAAAGAACTTGATAAATTATATAATAATGGTAAACTAGGAAGTACTAATTTATCTGGTAAAGTCTTCGAGATTGTTAAAGAGCCTGAAGGATTAAAACTACAATACCATCAAGCGGTCGAGGGCGAGTCTCAAAATGATGTAGTTTACAATCAGTTAAATAGTTATATTGATAGAATTGATGCTATTCTTAGTGAAGAGGGACTAGATCTTAGTGATGATCAGCTTCAAGAACTTACAAAACATTTAGGTGTTAATATTACACCAGAAATAGCTCAAGCTATTAATCGTTCTGCTCGTGCTGAGGAATTAATATCCTCAGGAGTTTATAGTAAAATCTTTTCAGATTGGAATAATCTTACAGAAGAAATCTTAAAGACTAAAGTTGAGTTAGAAGCAAAATTAACACCTGGAGAAACTGAAGCTAAAACACCTAAAGATCTTGATAATAAAATTGCTGCGGCTCAAAACGATGCTGATTATAAAAGACTAAAGGCTAAACTTGATAATCTCCGTAATGATCGTGAAAGGATTGTTTCTGGTCAGATGAATGATTATTATTTTGGTCAAGCCCGTTTTGCTGCAACTCCTGCTTTAGTAAATGCATTTGTTGATGATTTAGGGATTCATAATTATACTAAGGTTAGATATCAGAAGGATTATGATCAATTAACAGCTGATGAAAAAGCTGTAATTGATGAAAAATATAGTGAGTATACTAAACAAGAAGAAAAAAATAAAGTGTACGCCGCCTACGAATTATTTAATTCGTTAGATGAAAGTATTTCAAAAGATTTACTTGAAATAGCTAATAAAACAACTAATCTTAAAAATGTCTATGTTCCAGGACAAACAGTTCAAACTTCTAGAATTCAAAGAATTGATGAATTAATAAATAATAAACAAAAGGAAATAGATGATGCTATTTCTACATTACCTGAAGGAGCTGAAGTTACAGAAAACCAAGATGTTGTTAAGTTACAGGGGGAATTAAAAATACTTGAAGATTATAAGGATTTTGTTTCTAAATCTCAATTGTTTGCATTAGCTTCAGAAATATCTGAAAATAGTCCTTTACAAAGACCTAGTTCACAAGAAGAATTAACTGAACTTGTTCTTAATAATTATGCTAACTCTTATATTAATTATCTCCAGTATTTAAAAAACAATAATCTTTATACAGACTTAACAGATACTGATTTAATTGCAGTATTACAGAGTTGGATTGCTGTAAATGGAATTCATATTACACCAAATAAAAAGTGAGTTGATAAGTTTATTGAATATTCTGAGAACAAAGGATGAGGGTATTCACCAAATGATAGTAATGTTGTAGACCTGGCTAAAAGGTTAACTGAACTTGCTGATGCAATATCTAAAGGAAACTTATTAGATATTAAAACTCTTTATAAAAATTTAGTTCAGGGAGATGAGCTTAATAATATTATTGATTATATCAATGAGTTAGAAATGTCTAATGGGGAGACAACTAAAGAAATATTAGATAATCTTCTTCCCACAATTGGAAACATGTCGTTTATTGATTTTATTAATCAAGTTTCTGATTTAAAATCAGAGATTAAAACATCTCCAGCTTATGAACTACTTCAAAAGTTTGCAATTTCTACTAATGGCAATAGTCGAAATCTAATTGAAATTCTTACTAGAGAATACAATGAGTTCTTAAATAGTAAAACTCTAGAAGATTATATTATAAATGATAAGGATTCTTTACTTAGATTAAAGGAAACTAGTAGATTAATTGACGTTTTAGAATCATTAATTAGTGCATCAATTGATGGTGGGTATAATTCTCAGGTAAATGTTTTTAGAAATAAATTAGCTAAAAATTCATTAGCTGAAATTGATACTGAAACAGCTATTAATATGCTTAATGATTTACAAGCTGTTCAGATTAGGGTTAATACACTAGTTACCGTTGCTGAAAATAATCAGGCTCAAAAACTTAGAGAGCAAAAAGATATTGCTATTAACATGCGGCAGCGATTTACAAGTTTATTCTTAGATAATGAGCACTCAACAATCAAGGATAAGTTTGCTTCTATTTTCGCAATTGATCTAGATCAAATGATTGCTGATTCTGAGTTTCCTACTGGAGAAGTTACTGAGGAAAATTATAAAGAATACGAAGAAGCTTCTATTAAATTGGAAACCTCTATTTGAAAATCAGTTAATGATTTAGGGTTAAGTGATGAGGAGATTGTTTCTAGAATTAATTCGTTATTTGCTTCTGATAAATTATTACTGTTACAACCTACTAAATTACTAAAAGATACAACCGTTATATCTGATTATGATCAGGCTGTATACTTATTAACAACCTTAGCATATCCTGCTCAAAATTTTTATAATGAATTAAAACAAGTTATATCAAGTGATGATTTTGATAAGGCTCCTATTTTTAGTCAAGAGTATGCGATTAGAGTAGCATATGCAAGTAATAAAAGAAGAAATCTCTTTAATATATTTGCTAATTCTTTAAATACTCTTGCTCAATCATCTGAAGATATCTATATAAGGAATAAGATTTCTTTACAAAACTTTATTTGTACATTTGGTGGTGCAGGAACAGGTAAAACTAGAGGAATTGCTTATGTAATTAAAAAAATGATGCCAGAAGCAGCTGTAGCTGTAGTTGCTCCTACTCAAAAACAAACAGAAAGATTAGCCGATGCAGTACAGCATGATGGATTAGCTTATACTAAGAATGAGCTTATAGAAAAAATTCTGGGGCGTCAACTTAGCGATAATGATTATATTTACAGTGATAAAGAGGATGTTGATAATTTAAAGCTAAAACGGCTTAAAATGAATCCTGCTAGTATGTTTGCTACTAATGAACAAAAAGTAATCTTTATTGATGAAGTTGGCCAATTTTCTAAAACTGAACTTGAGTTAATTAGTAGTTGAGCAAACAAAAACAATATCTCTATAATTGCATTAGGAGATTATAAACAGAACTCCGCTTATATAATGTATAAAAATAAGAGATATGACTTCGGCATTGAAGACACATTCTTTGTTAAAACTCCAGACTTAAGTGCTCCACTCAGACCTAATAATATTGCTAAATATGATAATTATAATACTTTAAATAGTATTTTAGATCAAGTTTGAACGGAGTTCTATAAGGATCCTTCTATGGATTTGGCGAAAGTATCAGCCTATGTAGATAAACTCTTATCTAAAAACAAAACTAGATTAAAATATTTTGAGGGTAAAAATATATTTGGTGGAGAAAAAATAATATCTCAATCTGATGTTATTATTTGAGCAGATAAACTGTCTAAGTTGTCTACAGATGTTGTTATTATAACTGATGATCCTTCTAAATATTCTACTGTTAAAAATGTAAAGGTTGTTGGAATTGATAGTGTACAAGGAGATGAATTTGAATATGTTATTATTGATAAAGATTGAACTGTAACTCCATCTGGTGAGGTAGCTGATAATTATAAAAGGTTAAAAGATTTATATACCTTAACTCAACGATCTACTAGAGGAACAGTATTTACTGGTAATGGTATTAGTGATGCGTTAAATTTAAGTACAGAGTCAGATTTAACAAGTGCTGGTAATATTGAAGTTTCTGATAATCAAATTAAAGATTTTAAAGACTGACGACTTGATCTACTAAGTAATTTACCTCAAGAGAATATTGATATAAATGTTGATTCACAAGAAACAGTTCCTCAGGAACAGATGGAAGAGACCTTAGAAACAAATTCTGATCAACAATCAACTCAATCAACTAATACTCAACAGACTCCTGAATCACTTGATTCAGAAGAAAGTGAACAGACAATTAATTCTAATGAAGGCAACCAGGCTCCAGTAATGGATATAAATCCTGTTCATAGTCCTAATATTGATAAAATTGTTACACCTAATGTAACATCTAAAGAGTCAAAATCGCCTACAAAATCTATTACAACTACTGATTCTAATATTAGCAGGGCAGTTGATAACTTAACTTTTATTACTAGTAATGAACTAATTAATTATGACAGTAATTCAGAAAAGTCATTATTTAATAAGCTGAATTTAGGAACTCAAATACCTTCTAAATCTTATAAAAGATTAGTAAAATTGTTAGGTGATTATTTTACATATGGGCATTATAGAATTGATCCAAAAGAAACGCAAAAACAATTACAGTCTATACTTCTTAGTGACAGTGATTTAAAAACAATCATCCCATTAATTCAACCATTATTTAATAATAATAATATAACATTTAAAATTGTTGTTCCAAATGGATGAAATAAAGGATTAATGGTAGCTGAATGAGGTGATATTGAGATTCCATTATTAATTACAGCACCAAAGCCTGGGATTTATAATGGAGAGATTTTTGTTGGAGCAATTCATTATGAGACGGACGAAATGCCTCATATTGTTAATATATCTAACTTTAAAAACAGTGCAATAAATTCAGATAATTTATTTACAGCTTTACCTAGAGTATTTGCACTTCAGGTTGACAATAATGAGCAAACAGGAACAAAATGGGATCAAAGAACTTTTGAATATATTTGAGGGACTTCTGGACAAGCATCATCTAGAAAAAATGGAAACTCATTTATTCTAGTTTCTGCAGATTCCTTAGCTAGTACAAAACAATTTGAAGCTAATTTAAAGGCTTCTATTGATATTGACGGTACTGTTACCTATTTAACTCAGCAGAATGCTTCTATGCAGCTCTTAGGTGTTAATGCTGCTGAATCCTTTAGTAACATTATATCTCAATCATCAATAATGATGAGAGAATATTATAACACACCTAAAGCTAATAGGAAATTTATTACTTATTTAAGCCCATATAGAGCAGGAGGCATTATTTCATTAACGTATAACTCAGAATTTAAATCTTTAGTTACTCAGCAACTAAATACATATTTAAATAAAAAGTCAAAAGCAGTAAATATTATTAATAAGAATTCTAAAGAATCTGCTGTTATCACTTATGACAATGGAACTTTTATTGTTAATGGAGTCTCTTACGATAGTATATCAAGTGCAATTGATAATATTATTAATACTCAAAATCCAGAGGATTATTATATTTTATTAGGATATATAAATAATAATAAAGAATATAGATACAATTCTGGAGTCGATATGATTAACACTGTGTTTGGAGAAGCTAGCCAGTTTAATGACTTAGTCGTTAGTAAGATTCAGGATATACTTGATAATAGTACTCAATTCAAACTAGGAATTTATATATTCGACAAAACAACAAAACCTGTAGCTGGATCTCAGTACTTTTATGAAACAGATTTTCAAGGTAAAAATTATATAACTAATGTCTCTAATATTATTGGTAATGATTTTATAATTAACTATGATAGAATACAACCTATAGTACAAAGTACTCAAATTAATCTTGAACAAGAAGAATTACAGCAAATTAATAATCTATTAAAGAGATGAGGATTTAATGAATATATTTCTGAGTTAAATGGTATTAATGAGGTAGTTACTAGACTTAACAATCAAATTCTAGAAACAGTTAGTACTCCAGATTATTCGTTAATTCAATATACTGGAGATTCTAGAAATCCTTTAATTATGAATAAAATTACAAAGGATCCTATTCCGATGATTATTAATATGTTTAAGTCTTCATATAATACAAATTTGACCCCAAACCAGGTACAAATTTCAACAACTTCTAATTTGAATTTTGTCCCATTTTTAGTATCTTTGAACTCTGAAAGTAACGAGTTTGTATTAGAACAAAAGAATAATATATACAGCATTAGAGAATTTAATTTATATTCAGAATATAATGATTTAAAAGACTACTTGAATCAGAATATTAATTTATATAAAGAAAATCCTGAAATTATGACTTACTTAAAAGCAATTATGATGAATACTGAAGTAACTGATAAAATTGCAGAAGGATATTTTAATGCTGTATTTTCTAATGAAAACTTAAGTGAACTAAATAATAGAGTTTCAAAATATTTATTAACTAAACTAGAAAATAATGAGTGTTAAATGTAATTATTCTTCAATTTATTATCCTTTATTGAGGAATCAATTACTAACAGATCCTAATGGATTTAAAGATTTTATTAATAATCACTTTATAAATCCAGATGAAGTATATAGGACGTTTGTGAGTGGAGTAAATACAAACTCCACTCCAACTCCTGTATTTAATATACAAGCTGTTAGTAGTAGAATAGGAGTGGAATTTCCACAAGAAGTTACATCTCCACAACAATATTATATTGGTAATGCAAGACAATATAATAGGATGATTGATAATGCTGCAAAGCGGTTAATAGCTTTATCAGTATTTGATATTAATACAGATTCTTTTATAGATGCTAATGCTATAATTGGTAGTTACTCTAATTTAAATAATGGGATATTTAAATATAAGTTAGAATTATTATCTAACTTAAGTTCTTTTATAGGTAAATCTATTCCAGAACTTTATGTTACCTCAGATCCTACTCAAACTATTAAGATTTTTGAAAACATTATTGAGGAATATGCTGCTTATATTAGAAATTCTGGGCTAACACAAGATCAAGCCTTTTTTAATGCATTTAACTCTTATGTAACATTAACATCATTTGATGATATTTTAAAATTATATACTCCTTTTATAGAGGTAAAACCAGAGTTTAAGAAAAGCTCTAGTTATAGTATTGATAGATATATTTATAATGGTCCTAATGTTACTCATTATACTGGTTTTAGTAATAATGAATTTATGGGTTCTGAGGAAGCTGTAAGTGATTTAGCTAAAATATTATTATCATACTTTCCAGAAGTCAACAGTGAAGGAGAAGTTATTAACAATACCTCAATTTCTTTATCAGGCTTTAATTCAACTTTAAGTAAAGTAAAACTGTTTACAGAGGAAACACTTGATCCCGATGTTATTAATGAATTAAAAAAAGGAGCTAATGCAAATATGAATATAGTAATTAATAAATATTTGCAAGTTTTAAACAGTAAAGCACTCCCTCCAGAACATATCACATATTTACAAAATAAACTAAGAGGTATTCAAAAGTTTATTTATTCTGATAACATGGCTCCTCAGATTAAGCAAATGTTCACTAATTTGATGTCTAAAACTGTACTTTCTAGTTACATTAGTTATAGTACAGATCCTATTAGTAATAATTTAACTAGTAAAAATTTAACAGATCGTCCTGTATCAATTGAGCGATTTGGAATTGTTGATGTAGTCAAAGCAGCTAGTAATTATTGAACTAATAATAAATTAAAATTTAATGAGTTATTAGATAAACATAGAATCACTATATCAGGATCTACTATCAACATTAATTCTGGATTAAATAATCTAATCTTAAAGTATGATAATGAGTCTGGAAAATTTACTACATCTGGAAATTTAGATGAGGTGTCTTTGGAAAAAGTATTAATAGACTTTACGTCTATGATAATTCCAGATGATTTTAATCAAGTTGTTAATCAGGTATTTCCTAGGGATTTAACTAAAAATAAAGTTAGTTTATTTTCTCCTATATTAGGAACTGTTTTATTAGGAGCTAATAGAAAAACTACTCTAGATACTAATAAAAAGGGTTTTTTTGGACAAAGTAAGGATTTATCGAAGGTATTAAGTGTTATTAATGGATCGGATACTATTAATGTTATCAAAAATGCAGAAGGTAACAATTTACCATTATATCAAATGGTTTGTTTAGCATATTCTCATAAAGGTATTAAGCAGTATTTAGAAAATCAATTAGGTTGAGGAGCAGATAATGTGATGATTGATAATGGAGTTTATCAAAATATTCAACATGTTAAAAGTCCAAAAATTAGAGCTGAAGTTACAATAGGAAATTTTACAAAACAGTCTAAAGATTTAACTGAAAATGAAGTTCAACACTTAGCTATTGTATATGATTTTCTAGAAGGATTAATAAAAAATAAATCTTCATCTGAAGGAGAAGGAAGTACCACTGGTATTATTGGATTACAGACTACTGTTTATTCAGATAAGAATAAACATTTTGTAATGCAATTTGATTTAAATCAAGACTGAAATTTTGGTGATTTGGGAAATCTAAATTTTAAAGAAACTTTAAACAAATTTTTTAAGTCACAGAATTTTGATGATTTAGAACCAATTAAAAACATTTGATTTGAAACTAATAAACGTCAGTATAATAACTTAGTTAATAGGATTTTATCTGATTATAGAACAGCATCAAAAAAGGACATACAAACACTATCTGATTTAAAGGATTATATAAAGAAGACTCCTATAAAACGAATAAGGACCTTATTTAGACAGGCTGGTTTGGAATTTATTGATGAAGTTCATATTTCCAAAAGTCCCGCTAAGACATTCGTTTTTAATGAAACTTTAGAGTTTTTATATAATACTTTCAATAATAGGGATCAATTTAATCAATTCTTGAATAAACAACTTAATAGATTTATTGAAGATTCTGCGGGTGCGTGAGAGAGTATATCAACAGATCAAACAGCTATTAAAGCATTTATTGACCAAGGTTGAGATTCTTGAATTTCAAAGGAAACTCGAACTATTAAAGATAGTGAAGGTTATGAGACTAAGGAGGAATATTCAAGACTTCTACCATTTATTATAAACGGAAAAGGAAGAAAATTAAATCCTTTACTTTCTTCTTATTTTATTATGGATTCATTTTTAAGTAATGAATACAATAAAATGATGGTTGGAGGTGTTTATGCACATCCAAATAAGAATAAGGAGGCAATAACTGCTGAAGATTATGTTAATCATAGTTTTGCTACTAGATGGATTTCTCAAGTAAAACGTATGGTTATTTATGGAGCTACACATCATCCATTTGCACAAGGATTGAAGAATGGTGTTGCAGAGAAGGTTAAGATGGCTGTAATTGCCGATATTGGTTCTTCTGTTCAAAATATCAGTGGGTTAGAAGATTCTGTAGACTCAATGGATGGTGCAGGATTTACAAGTCCTTATTTTTCTAGACAGCAAAATGTTTCTTTAATTGATGCTAAAGTAGGTAGAAATAAAAAAACTATTTTTGCTGACATTAACGGACAGTATGGATTACCTAAACTTTTGAAATGAGCAGAATATGAAATTACTAACGCTGTAAGACGTTTATCTTGAGGATCAGCTACCAAGATGGAAAATATGTTTAGGAAAATGCATAGTCTAAGCTTTGGAGATACTATCAGTGTCAATTATAATAATGACTTTGATGATGTATTTTATCAGGATCCATCTAATGGTACTTATTGGAAAATCAATAGAGTGACTATTAATAATAATCTTGCTGAAGTTGAAAAGGTTGAGGTTAATGAAATCGGAGTGATTGTTGGCAATCCAGTTATAGAATCTGATATTGTTGTTGATAATATATACAGTTTAGATCAACTTTTCGGTGGAGCGTGGTCAATGGAATATAGTGATTTAACTAAATCACTTATATACTCAGAAAATAGTCTAGACTTAGTAAATGATATTATTAATGATATAAATCTGAAAGATCATTTTATAGGATATTTAGTTAATAAATCTGCTATTAAAGTTGGTGCTTCAAATATTAATGAAGTAGACAGTTGAAATAACTCAGAGCCTTTATGATATACTGACTTATCTACTAAATTTGGAGGAGTTCAAATGGATGCTGATCATGAACTTGATGAAGCAGAAGTTACAGAAATGACTCAGATGATTAGTGCCTTAGAGCAAATGGGATATACTCACGATCTAGCTTCTAAAGTTTATCAAGAGATCGGTAAGTTATGTTATGATGCAATAGCTGAAGTTACTGATATTTTAGATCGAGGAGATACTCAAGGTTTATATGAAATATATGGTAAAGCTTTAGTAAAAGCATTCCAAACTAATAACAAGGATACACTAGGATTAGCACAATCATTTATTAAATTGGCTCAAAAAGGATTTAATGAAAAGAAAATTGATTACAAAATTCCTTTTAGTTCTGGAACAATTAATGGTATTTTTAATTCTACAGTTACATCTTCTCTGGTAAGAGAAGCTATTAGGAGACATTATAGTGGTGTAGCCTCAGTATTAAATCCTTCTTATGATAGTATACAGTATTATCAATATAGCGGTAATACATATACTTATCCTGAGTTAATGAAGTTGATTAATCGAGTAAGGTCAGAATCGGGACAATTATCACTTACTATTGAATCTGCATTAAACGATATAATGATTGATGATTTCTTAAATCCATTTATTGTAGATATAACTCCTAATAATCCAATTGACTTTGAAGATACATTAGTTGTGTATAATGAACAAACTACTGATGAATATGGTAATACAGTTTATGTAAATCACTTAGGAGAAGTTGTTCCAAATGCATATGAAATTGTAAAAGTTGATAACTATCAAAAATATGATTGATATAAACATCATGATTCTCGTTATATACAAAAGTGGACAATTAAGCCTAAGAACCTAAAAGGTGCGGATACTACATTTGAAGTAAATGGCCAACGATTTAGTGTATTTGAAGGTGATATTAGCAGAGCATTACATTATTTGGAAAAAACAGGAAGTACAGATATTGTTTCTTTAGAGGATGAAATTAAATCTAATATTAGAAAAGAATTAGGATTACCTAATGATCTCAGTGAAGTACAACAAAGTATACTTGATAATGTCTATATAGAACGTATGTCTATGATTCATAGAATTATAGATCCATTTATCTCAACTAATGGTAAAGTTAATGGAAAATTTCTTAAAAATAGACTTGTCAGAGAGCAACAAAAATTACTTAATTCTTTAGCTGATAGTAAGCCAATAATCTGACAAGGTGTTGAGGTTCAGCCAGAAAATGTTAAAGTTGTTCCAGCTCAAATCATTATGGGTAAGTTATATGCTAAACAATTAGGATTATTACCTGGAGATTCATTGGCTCAGATTAAAGATGAAGGTCCTAAGTTTTTTGAGAATAGAATTCAAGGTTACTATAATGATGGTAATTCTGATCCTGAGTCTTATGATGTAATATTATTTGATGGGACTGGAGATAAGCTTTATGTTAAAGTAGGGAATCCTCAAACTACAGAGTTTTATAAGAACTCATTAACTCCAAATTCAGAATTTACTATTGTTGACGGTAGAGTTTATTATAATGGTAATGAAGTTGGTTCTGAGAATGGAAAGGCATTCTATACATACACCGATTCATCAGGAGAAAAACATAATTTTGCTATCGTTGATCATGTTGATAGATTATTAGAACTAAGAAACTCAGGTATTTATAATAACTATAAATACAACTATACTAAATCTAATTTGGATATGTTATTAAATATCCAATTTAGTAATGAGTTAACTAATAATGCCCCAATTACCTTATCATACTACGACGACTTTGGAGAAGTTAAGACAAGGCCAATAGTAAATATAAATACAATCAACACAACCACTCTTCAACAAATGCTTGAAGATAATCAAGCTATTAGATTTACTAATAGAATTAAAAAAATTGCTGAAAGTAAATATCAAGCATTTATTAAGAGTTTGAATTTTGTCGGAACCCGAATCCCATGTCAGTCAATGCAATCATTTATGCCACTTGAAGTAGTAGCATTTACTGATAGTGATATTAATGAGGTCTACGTCCCAACAAACCAGACATGATTACAGGGATCGGACTACGATATTGATAAACTGTATATCTTAGGTTATTCTGTTTCAAACAACGGCTCAATTAACTATAATACAGAAGCAGCTCCTTATTTGAAGCAAGATGCTCTTAGAAATAGAGTAGTAGATGGTATATTTGATGTGATTTTAAATCCAAAAAATCAAATTAATCTAACAATGCCTATTACTACTTCAAATATTGGTAAATTAGCTGAAAAATCAATTCTTGGCCAGGCATCGTTAAAAATGAGTCCATTTAATCCTTCTAGTAAGTATTTAATGCAGATTCAAAACATGGTTGGTAAAACTGTGATTGGTAATGTAGCCACAGGATTAAAAAGCTTCTTTGCATTATCTAATGTATATAATACTAGATTTAGAGAAATTGCTAATGCATTAAATAGTAGAGATTACGAAACGGTTCGTTCTTTATTATCTCGTTATATATTTAAGCATCCTACTGAAGATAGATTTATTACATTAGCTAATGTTAACATGGAAATGTTTGATAATACAGATTGATTAAATATACCAGAAGACATTAGAAACATTTTAGTATCAATAATTGATTTCCAAGAGTCACTAGCTGATAAATCTCTTGATCTTGGAGAACTTCTGAATAGTGCCACAGATAATGCTAAAGAATTGATTCTTAAGAAGATAAATGCTGATGCAAACTGAGTAGATATTTATGTCTATAGTTTAATGCTTGGTGATGATCTTGAAACAATAGGTAAATTAATGTTATCTCCACAGGTTACTGAATTAGTTTCTAAATACAGTACAAATCTGTGATTAGATCCATTCCCAAAAAATAAACTTAAGTATATCGAGAGTGCTATAGATAATCCTAGTGATTTTACACCAGAAGGTTCTGAAATATCTAAAACCAAGCAACTCTTTACTCAATTACTACAAAGAGCTAAAGGTGCTGAGGAGATCAGAATTTTAGGAAGATTATTAAAAATTAATCAAGGAATACCTACTGATAAATATAGTAAATATAACTATATACAAGGCATTGAGGCTTTTATAAATCAGAGGACAGAGAAACCATTTAATCTTCTCAAGTTTATTAGAGACAATACATATAGAGACGAATGAATTAATCTATATGAAACAGTAAAAACTTCATTTAATATTCTAGATGTAATATCTACAGTTCCCCATTTTAAGGAAATGTTTAATATTATAAATATTGATGATGCAGTATTAAATGAATTATCTGTTAGGAATAGATTAGAATCTCTAGTCTTGCCTAAATTACAAGCTGAAAAAGGATCTAAACTTAATGCACAGGAATTTAGACAAAGTAGGAACACGATTAATGACTTTCTTATTAATTCCTGAATTAAATCTAAAAATATTGCATTTAAAGTACCTATAGGACAAAAGTACGAAACAGAAGGAGCTACACTACTAAACGATACTCCCAATTTTACTATTAACTTGGATTCAAAACTAAACATAGAATCTTTCCGATATTATATGGAAGATTATGTAATACCTACATTAAAAGAAAAATTACCTAATAACTCTTTTATTGCTGGATTAACTTTTGGTTTAAAAACTGATCCAACAACAGGCAAAGAGAGAGGATTTTTTAAACCTATTATCAATATGATGCAAATAGATAATACGCAGAAAACTAAAGCAATCTATGAACAAATGTTACATGATTTTAATGATCTGAATAAAATTTCTATTGCTGAAATTGATAATCAAAATCCAGTTAACCTATTCTATTTATATAATTTAATTATTAATAAGGACGGATTTGGTCAAGCTTCTATGACAAGATTTTTTGAGGATTTAGTTGCTAGTGGTGATAATAGTTTATTAGTAGTAGATTATAATAACTGAGTTGATAATCAAGATCCTTATATACTGGCAGATCAATACTTTGGTATTGAGCCTACCGTAAATAATTCAACTCAGAGTCTTCTAATAAATCCTGCAAATGAAAATGTTGAGACAATTGGATTTAAATCTGAAGAGAATACATCTTTAGATATGGATTATAATGATAGACAGAGTGATAATGAATCATCACAATCTATTGAAGCCTCTAACACTCCTGCACAAGAAGACGTAGAGTATTATAATATTCAACCTTCAACAAAAGCTATATTAATTGATTTACTTGATAATCAGTTAAAAGACTTAAATATTATAAGAGTTACTAATGATGATCTTGTAGGGGAAGAACCTGCAATTAGAAACGCTAAAGGATTTATTAAAGATGGCCAGATTTATATTAATATTGATAAAGCTACAGTTGATACTGTAATTCATGAATTTGCACATCTCTATTTAGCAGCGGCTAAAAATGGTTCTAATTCTCAAGCATATTATGAGATTCTTTCAGAATTACCTCAAACAGAGCTTTGAAAAAATATGAGAGCTAATAAATACTATGCTAACAAAAGAGGTTCTGATTTTGATGAGGAAGTATTAGCAACTATGATTTCGCAATTTGTAAATACTAAGCAGACAGAAAATCATGATATTATAAATAAGTTATTTGAAATACTCCCTTCTGAGTTTATAGCTTTAATAAACGATATTAACATAGATATTAGTCAAAGTTTTGATCTTTTAACAGAAAACTATAAGTTAAGTCAGAAAATGGCTACAATTAAAAATCAATTAGTAGAAGACGATATTCTTAAAGAAGACTGTAAATAATGGCAAATTGTACATATGAAATAACAGTAGACGGAAAGGTATATAAGTTCAGCTCCGACTTGGAGCTGGACTCCTTTCTGAATGCTTACTATCAAGATATGGTAGTAGATAAAACTAATGCGACTCTTCAAGTAGATCCTAAACAAGTAGCTATAGATAATGTAAATAAAATTATTGAAGCTTATAAAAATGTTGCTACTAAGTTTGAATTAACAAACGAAGATGGAGAAAAAGAAGTTGCGTTAAAAATAGATAACTCTATTGGTGTTACTAAATTTATTACGTCTTATGGAGAACCTACAAATTTAGGAAAGACGTTTGTTCCTGAGTTTAATCTTACGGATTACCTTAGAAATCAAAAAGAAATTTTAGTAAAGAATGGCTTATCTGCATCTGAAGCAGATACTTATCTAGCTGATTTACAAAAAAGTTGGACTAAGTTAACAGATTATGGTTCAGAGGTGCACCAACTATTTGAATCTATTTTAAATCAAGAAGTTACTTTCAAACAGAAAGCTTTATCTGATAATCAAGTTGCACTTCTTAAAAATCAATTTAAAAACTTGATTGAGGATTTGAAAAACCAATATGGACATAATGCGCAGTTTTTTACAGAAGTTCCAATTGTTTCTTCTAATATTCACGAAGCTTACAAAAAAGCAGGAATAGATTCTATTAATGGTCGTATTGATTTGTTAATCATTGATGAAAATGGAAATGTCCATATCCGTGACTTTAAAGTGTCAAAAACTAGTGTGGGTCCTTGAGAAGAAACTAGTAATAGAGAATTAAAGAATTTCTGGGTTTCCTCTAAAAAATTATCTGCAGCGTATCAATTAGGTTTTTACAAAGCAATGTTGGAACAAAATGATCTCAGGGTTGCAACTGTAGGTATTATTCCAGTAAAATTAGATATTGAATATAATTCTAAAAATGGAGAGCCTGACTTATCTAATATTAAAGGTATACAAGAAGTTAGTATTGAATCTAATGCTATTGTTGTAAATCCCTATAACACTACAGGTAAATATTATGAAAGAGTAAAAGAGATTTTGCCAATTACCTCAATTACTGATAATTTAGATATAGTAAAACTAATTCAGGAACCGATGAGTAAATTCGTTCCGAATTATGAACTGTCTACTAAGGTTCAACGAAGAGGAGCAAGTGTTGAATTTTTTAGAAAAAAACCTAATTTTGTTAGAGATATTCCACCTTCTGATAAAGAAGCTAACTATGGTCGATATAAATTTTTTGACGAATATTCAACGTCACTTTCTAAATGGGTATATGCTCAAAATGAAGAAGACTTGCAACAAAAATTAAAAACTTATGTCGACAAAGTAAATGAAATTAGAGGAAACGAAATGGCGACATTAGCAAATAATATTGAATTAGCGATTTCTGGTTCTCTAACTTTAGATCAAATTGTTAGCGATAAAAATAGATATAAAGGTGATTATACTAAACGTGTATTTAAGAAGTATATTGAAGGTAAATGGAAATTTGAGAGTAGTCCGTCATTAATTTCAGCAGGTATTTTCATCTTTACAAAAAATGGACTACTTGAAGTAGTTTCTCTATCAGCTAGTACAACTCATCAAAAGATAAATTTAGGACAGGGAACCTCAATATTAGGAGCAACTAAGAAAAATGAAACTGTTAATGAGCATAATATTTTTGCTGCAACTAATGGTAATATTGACCTAATTAAGGTTATGTGTCTTTTAAATGGAGAAGCTGAACGATTTTCTAATTATAAAATTAGCAAAATTATCAACGCTAATATTTGACACCAAACTGGCTCTGAACAGTATATGGAAAAACTATACGATAATTTTGTAGAGTTATGTCGAATCCATAATGTTCCTGTTAATATTAAGAAAGGAAATTTTGCTACAACATTAGAATCAGTTATTAATAGTATTACTGATACTTGTGGTGAAGATAAAATTAAAAATATAGGCAACTGAAAACTTACTTATGATGGAGATACTGTTGTTGATGGTGTTCCATATATTCTTGATAGAATGGAAGAGCTTAGAAAACTGGATACAGCAGATGAGTTACGGAAGGCTATAAGAACCAATAAGTGGAATTTTGATGATCCTTTGCAGGTTGCTTATATGTTATTGGGGAAAGCTTTAAATAAACTTCAAGGATACGAAGTTTACATTGAGCCTGATCCCACAAAATGGGTTAATGTTACAGGGTCGTTTCATATTGGAACTAATATTACCAGTATCAATAACTCTCCTTCGTTGACTGCTCAAGAAGTAGGCAGAATTGTTGCAGTTACAGAAACTAGAATTAGAAGAGCAGAATTGGCTTACGATTCTAAAATTAGAAAAACATTTAAAGCCTTTTATGAATATAATAATAGAAATAAGTTAATCGGTGGTGAGGTAAAATATTTTGACAATTTATTTGTTAGAGACTCTAATGGAGATATTTCTAAATCTTTTATACTAAAACATCCAACTGATTCTTCTTTAGCGAAGGAAGAATCTGATTTAATTACATTATTTTTAGATATAGTTAATAATCTAAAATATAATGGTTCAGACTACTTAATTGAACAAGCTAAAGAGGATGGGTCTTATTATGAGGTGCCTTTAGCAATTGGATCAATGAGATCTCAGTTACATAATAAAGGGTTCAAAGAAGGATTAAAGGCTGAATTTCATGAGTCTTTAAATTGACTAAGATTGTTTACTGAGCAAGAGAGCGATTTTGAACGTTTTCGTGAGCAAGAAAGAATTTATAATAAATATAAAATTAGTAGTGATATTAGAGAGAAGATAATTGAAAATCATGGAATAAACGGTCTTGAAACTCAATTAGAAGACTTATTGAGAAACTATATTCATTCTTATGTTGCGGAAACTGAATACAATAATATTATTCCTCAAATTCAAGGAATTAAAATTGCATTGCAATATAATCAAGCAATGTATGGGCAGGAAGCTGACAATCTTTTACAGTTTTTAGATAAATATCTCACTGTAAATATTTTTAATAAGCCTATCATGGATAAAGGCTTACAACCTGTTTACAAAGTTCTTTCAGCAGTTAAATCATTTACAACAGCTAGTGTTTTAGGTTTTAATATTAGGTCTGGATTACGAGAAATGATGCAGGGCATGTGAATACATATTAGTAGAACAATGGCTGGGGCTTATGGTAAAGATCAATTTACTGGAAATGATTTAAGAAAGGCATGAGGACTAATATTTAGAGATGCTCCAAAAAGAGTATCAACTCTTACTAAATTAGAGGCTCTTAACGCGGACTATGGTATGGCTAATATGGATGCAGATATGGTTCAAAAGGAACTCAGTGAATCTAGAATGGGAGTTAAAAACTTTAATAGTGATATGTTGTATGTGTGCAATAGAGCTCCTGACTTTTATCATAGAATGGGTTTATTATTAGCTAAAATGATACATGATGGGTGTTATGAAGCTCATAGTTTAAATGAAAATGATGAGCTTATATATGACTTTAAGAAGGATAAACGATTCTCATTACTAAATGATGTGGGAGCTAATAAGGATTCTAAAGAATATAAAGCTCAACATGGATTATATGAAGCTATGAGAATTCAATTCAATAAAGAAGGATTCTCAATTAATGAAGGAGACTCACTACCAAGAGCTTATACAGTACAGGAAGCAACTAGCATTAAGTCATTTGCAGAAATGTGTTTTGGACATTATGATAAAAACACACAAATGTTAGCTAAGCATATGTTTATGGGAGCTATGATGTTACATTTTAGAACCTTCATTTCTGCTAAGTTGGAACAGTGGATATTAGCGCCAGGTACCTATGATCAAGGTAGAATGGCTGAAAAATTTGATGAAAACGGAATAAGATATATGACTATATATACTTATAATCCTGAGACTAATCTCCCATCTAGTAGAGTTGATCTAGAAACTAATATTAAACCTGGAGAATATGCTGAACCATATTATGAATGACAGGGTCGATATATGGAAGGTATTGCGTACTCAATGTGAAGTATGGGGGCTAAATTAGCTAAACTAGATTTCCAAGGCTTAAAAGAGATTTGGGCAAACCCTACAAAACGAGCCAATTTTTACTTATTTTTAACTGATATGATCTTTATGGGGCTAATGATGCTCCTTATACAAGCTGTATTCCTTTCTGGAGACTCTAAGGAAGATTTAGGTGCTTTAGGTACAGTTGGAGCTATGGCTTTGTATACTTCATTTCAGGATGGTCCAATAAATAATATTATTATGTCGATGGGTGGAGATCTGAATCCTCCAGCATACTCAATTATAAAAAATGTTTATAAACAAACTATGAATGTGGTTACTGGAGACCAAAACCTTTGAGATGGAGCAGTAAATACTTTTGGAGTATTAAGCCCATTAAAGTATCTAAGTGATCAACTTCCACAATAAAAAAAAATAACCCTACTCGCCGAAGCAAGTAGGGTTTTTCCTTTTAAACACAATTTATATTAATTACTTTTTACCTTTCTTACCATCTCCACATACTGTACATGCAGAATGTGAAGTTTTTGGTTCTACATTAAATACTCGGATAAACTTTCCATATAACTTGTCCTGAAAAGTATGTATAATGTTTTTGTCTGAACAGTTTTTACAAAACTTTATTTCTGTAGCCATAGATAATTTTTTTACAGTTGTTAAATAAATCTTTTAGGGTTCCATTATTTTTTAGTAAAACGTCGTAATTATGGTTATTTAATAACTCAATTAACTGCTTTTCTGAAGAATGTAAGCTTACTTCACAATTTGGTCTTTCAATATGAATAGTGTAGGCTCCTAATTTCTTACTAATAGAATTCTCTATTATAAATCTTTGGTCTGCAACAATTAAATAATCAGAATGACTTTTTAAAGTGGCAAGAGTCCACAAAGAGTCTCCAAAGTACTTTCGCATAACTTCCGTTCCAAAGAACTGTAATAGTTGTCTGATAGATAAGATATAATCAATAGCTACTCTATCGTTTTGTCTTGATAGCTCTTTATTAAATAATTTATCACTTAATTTTTTTCTTTTTGGAACATCTGATTCATGTAACAACTCATATTTAGTGAAATTAAAGTAGTATTGTTCCTTAAATATTCTATCTTCAAATCTTTCTTCATCAACATTGATAAGTATGGCAAGCATTTTTTTTAATTTACTTGCATACTTATCAACAGATCACCTATTATATAATGTTTTAAATTTTAAAAGTTTACCTATTCAATAATGGTGTAGACATTTTGGATTATTTAATAAATAATTAATATATTTAGTTGTTTCGTCCTTTCCACTATTTCTAAGTCCTTGAATAGAGATAATATTTCTCACTAATGAATTACTATTGAGATATCTAGATCAAGAGTCTTGAAAGTATCTTTATAACTATTAATACTTTGTTGTAGTTCTTGTTCTATCTTACTATTAATAAAATCTCTGCCAAACGATTTATCAGTTTCACTTGTCGATTCTTCATACCAAGTATTTACCATATATTCTCTCGGAGGACGATATCGAGTGCAGGCATCTAATCCTAATGTCTGCAAAATTTGTTTAAATCCTACTGAAGTGAATGTACTAATATCAGTAATCTTTTGCCAATTTTCAAGTAAAAGTAATCCAATTGTACACTTTGAGCGATTTAGATCGTAGTTTGATAATAATTTCATGCCCATACCTACAATGGTTTCATCCGATGATTTCAACATTTTATTAATTTCAGTTGCTTCTGTTGGAGTTAGTTCTTGCAATTTTTGATTAATAAACTGATCTAGTTCAGTGTCATATGTAATTTTCATGTATGTATTTTGTATGTTATAAACATAATCGTATTGGGACTTTGATAGAGTAATAATTGGACCCTCATAATAAATAGATATATCACTAGGAAGAATACCTTTATCAACTAATATTGACAAAATCCTCTTTTTTCTTTCGAGGCTAAATGTATGGTTTAGTTGTTTTTCTATAGAGCTTGTTAATTGAGGATAGCCACCTAGAGCCATATTTGTGAGAAAATACCAAGAGTTTTCTTTTGAGGAATAAGCTACCAATGCTTTAGATTCGCGTTGATCTTCATACCATTCGTACTTGTAAAGTTGTATTTTACTAATAATACAAGAATCTGCAATAGATGGTTTTAGACATCTTTTGATGGATGTTTTTTCAGATAGCTTAAATCTCGGATATTTACATTCCTTATCAAAGTATATTTTATTAAATGAGCTAACTGGGTTTGTATTATGTCTTAAGTCTAATAGTGCATCAATATCATCTGGAGATCCTAGAAAAAATCCAACATTGTAGTCATTACCCACCTTAGATTCGCCATAGCTGAAACCTGAATTTAGACTACATTTTTTAACCTTAATTTCAGCTTCAACTGTACTTGAAATATTTTTACCACTATATCTAAGAAATCGAACATCATAAATATTAGCTTTTTCTTTGTGTAGAAGTGTCATATTACATTAATTTTGTTACAATTTTGGGATTTAATAATAACTTATTACAACGAGTTGGATATTTCTTGTTTAACGTTTTAACTAAAGTAAAGATTAAATCTTCCGTTAAAAGAGTTTTTTCGTTATCTATAAACTTTAGAATTCTGTCAACTACAATATCCATTTTATTACCTTTTTTAGAAAGATATAAAATAGAAAAGTTTAAGAATCGTGTTGCTAAAGTTGCCGCAATATCAGCTCTATAAAACTCTCCATCATAAATTTGTTTTGTTAACTCTCCTTTAACGTAAGACCAATCTTTTGTTAACATTGACTCAGGATCCATAAGCTTATCTAACTTATTAGCAATAAATGTAGTAAACAAACTACCTACGATATTATCATCATCAAGAAAACAACCTGAAGCAATTTGAAGAATAGTTGCTAGTTGTTCTGGTTTACTCCAATCATCTAATCCAGAAATAATGTTCGCAAACATAGTGTAATTTCTAGCGTTTACTTTTGCTTCTTTAGATCCCTCTCTATTCATTAGCTCGGATCCATAAGACAAAAGAAAGTTAATGGCTCTTCCATCAATACCCTGTGCTTCTGCCCATTTGGCCCAATCACTTTTATCAAACTTAACCTTAAAAGTAACAAACCTGGTAGCTTGTGCTTCGTCATAACTTGATACTGCGTAATCTCCATTATCAGGATTAGTTGAAAGTACTATATGACTATTAGGAGGTAACTTCCAAGATATAAACTCTTGCCGAGCAGTAATTTCCATTACAGCTTGGAGTATTTGAGGGGTTGCTCTCGAGGCGTCATCAAGGAGTAATATCGTCGGTTTTGATTCGTCAATTCCTTTAATCCACTGTGGTACAGCATAACTCATTCTAGTATGTTCAGTTAACTCCCATCCTGCCTTAGCGTATGCTTCGATTAGTTCTGAGCTAATCCATTTACATTCTCCGTCAGGTTTGCATACATAATGTTCCTTTAAAGGCCATCCAATAAGGTCTGAACTTTCAGTAAGTTGAGCTAAATTTAGTTTAATAAAATTGGCTCCCAGCTCGTTTGCAATTTCCTCTAGGACTGCAGTTTTACCAATTCCTGCATGACCTTCAATATTTATAGTAACTGGAAACTGACCATTCTTTTGTAGAACTTTATTATTTTCAATAATATAATTAATAATCGGTTTTACTTCTCCTAATGTTAATTCCATCTCTTTTTATTTATTCTTTTAAGGTATATATATTGTTTTTCCAGGAAACTTATCAACTTTATTACCATTACTAGTAATAACCCATATTAAATGATTACACTTTGGAAGATCAAGACTGTACAACTCACCATCAGTGAATATTATGCAAACATTGTGTTCTTTATGAGAATTATAATATTCGATAATAGGGTTTAATATAGTCCCACCACGTCCACCAATTTTAATATTGTGTTTCCCTGTATATTTAAATATGTTATTTATTTGTGTATCACACTCAACTACAGTGACCTCAACTCCAGATCTGTAGATATGATTAATTTCACTAAAAAAATCATTTAATTCATCCATACTAACGGATCCTGAAGTGTCAACACCAACTAAGATATTAGGTTTTCTTTTAAGTCTAATTCCTTTAGCATCTGGGAATCTTTTTGATGGACGCATTCGAGTTGATTGTATTTCAGAGCTAATAGAATTTCCAATCAGTCGTCTAAAATATCTCTTCCAATTAAATACAGGAGGCTTATCTTTAATATTTTTTAGTATTTCAGACATTTCTCCTGGTATACTTCCACCTGTTTTTATAGTTGCTTCTTCGGCCTCCTTTAACTTAGCTTTAATTTGGTTCTCAATTAATTTCTTTACAGGATTGCTCAATTGATCAAACTCTTTCCAGGTTTCATGATTATCTAGTGGATGATTTTTTAGAAATTCTTCAGCTTTTTTTTGACATTTATTCTTAAAGTCAATTAAAACTTTATAGTACTCTTTGGTTCCTTGTCTCTCTTCTAACTGTAGCCCTAATTCCTTATTAAGACTAGAAACAGTAACACAACCCTCAGGTAAATTATTGATATAGCAATTTACTTCTGCATCAGCTGCATAGTTGAAGATGTTTTTATCATCAAAGTCAGTTTGCATCTGTAAATGGAAAAAGCATACATGATTGATTTCATGAGTTAGTACAGCAAGTTGAGCTTCATCATTTAATGAATTCCAAAATTTTTCATTAATTAAAAGCTTAATATTTACTCCATTAGGTGATACCGCTAAGGTAGGAACACGAGTAGTATACTCTTTGTTTATATTTAATAAGAAAAAACCATAGAAAGGTTGAACTATGATCAGTTCTTTACATGCTTTACTTATAGTCATATTACCAATTACTTACATCTGTAATATCTTTATGATTATGACAGATATTACATTTAATTTCTACTTCAGTTCCAATTCCTAATGGAGTAAATGTATACGAAAAACGCCCACCAATAGCGGGCGTGTGGTCAGGATCCCAAGTGCAAGCTTTATGTTCTTCAATGAACTTTTTAGCATCTTGTTCCTCTTGTTTATTTAAAACAAACCGATAAATCATCTTTTACATATTATAAAAACTCTTTATTGAAATTTGCTTCCAATATTAGAGTCATATTCTCTTTCAATTTTATTTAAATATTCTCGAACAGCAATAATTTCATCGTCTGTTCCAGATACTAACACTCTACCATCTTGATTCATAATAAGACAAGTATTTGTATTAGTATTTCATTCAGCATAAAGATACTGTCCTGTACCTTTAATACGAAACGTTTCTTTGTAGATACTCATTATCTATAATGTTTAATGTTGTCTACAATATATAATTCCATGATAATTTGAATCATAGCATAATTTACAAAGACGACAATTACCCTTACAAGTAACAGATTTTTTTGGTAATTGATCAAACTGTTTTTTGTCTATACAGAAAAATCAACGATCTGCACTTTTTATATTTGGCGTAGAAGAATTAACCGAAAAGGATACATTATCAAAATTCAAATCTTCTCTACAAGTATAACAATAGGTCTTAATATTGAATTGTTCAAACAACCAATTAGCAATGTCAGATCATTGATTAACTATCTGTTGATCAAAAAAATCACCTGCTTCATTCAGTCGAACGTACTTAATTGCAAGAGGAGCATTTGTAATGTAACAGTCTAGCATTCCTTTAATATCATCCTTTGCCCATTGTTGCATTTGAGATTCTACAACAATGTTTTTATTTTTATATGCCTTATATATACGTTCACACTTCTTTGCGTAACAGATGTCATTACATTTACAAAATCCTAGTTGCTCAGATGGGCAGTTAGTAGCTGAAGTAAGATTAACAATTAATGTATGTTTAGGTAATTTAGTGTTCCCATATAAGAATACTTGCATATTACCTAGACCTCACTGCTTTTGATATTCAATAATTCTATTATTCATTATGGATTAATAAATTCTGCAAAAAATGGTAATGATTCAATCATACTACAAAATGCCCCCCAATCTTCTTTTAGTCTATGACTTTTACGTTGGTGATATAAATTACGAAGTTGCATATAATTGGTACTTATACGCATAAATTGCTCTAAACCTAATACAGTATTAGATAATAATCTCATCCTATTTTCATAGGAAGGATCCTCCATAAACTTGGATGCATATTCCTGGATAATAGCAATTGACCTGTCATCTACATATTTATTAAAGGATTTCGCCTCTACAATTGCTCCTAATTTATGCATCTTAGAAGATGATGTTACAATATCAATTCAATGATATCTTTGTAACTCTGGTGTAAAATAGTTAGGATAAACAATATCAAAACTAACTCGAATTCCAGTTAGAAAATTTGGATGACCTGAATTAGAAGGAGCTTTAGCTAGTTTTATAGCTCTCTCTATAGACTTTTTAAATTCCTCTTCAGTATACTCAGGAATAGTTGTCCTCATAGCATTACGACATGCTATAACAGATTCTTTTAAATCATAAACCTTAACATTTGATATAGTAACCATTATCGCTTTCTATATTTAGGAGCATACGTAACTGTTGGAATTTCAACATATTCCTCTACCCAGGTTGTAATATTGTACTGATCAAATCCACTTTTACTACGATCATTCTTAAGGCCACTAATACCTACAAATCCATCCTCACATTTATAAATATTTGTAGCGATATCGAAGTTTTTGTGTTTTGAAAAATTATAGTTTTCAACTATTAAGTCTTCTTTACAAAGTCCTGCTGCTCTTTGAGCAGAAATAAGTGAATAATAATCTGCATTATTAATTACTGAAATAACTTCTTTTACTTTCATTATTCCTTAAATTTATCCAATTCTTTAGTTAACTCATCTTTTGTAATAAAGCCTACATGTCTCCAAAGCTCATTTCCTTCTTTATCTTCCAATACCAATAATGGAATGTTTCTTACCTTATACTTAGTTAAAATCTCCTCAGAAGTATCTTCTATATTTACTTCTTCAACAGTATATTGAGATTTAAGATCTTCAACAACTGGTTTTAACATTTGACATGGATGACACCAATCAGCTCAAAATTTCTTTAGAATCATATATTATAATTTAAATTATTGCTACTTTTTTAGGACTTCTTTTACTTATTCAAGTATGTTTCTGCCCAGAATGGTCTATTTCGTAAAGTTCTAATAATACAAAGGTATTTGTAAATCCAACAACTTTACCCATACGTAGTTGTGTAGAGTTAGTACCTAATGAGTCTATAGTCACTACTTCTTGGTTAATTTCTAAATTTTTTCCTGTAAAATCAATCATATATTGACAAATTTAATGAATTCAGTATGTTGGCAGATTACCATTAGGTAATCTGGAAATATCAGCATCGAGTTTACATCTTGTGCAAAAATACGAACCTGCCTGTACCATACATTGGTACAGCTTAGAAGCTACTTCTTCAGCAATTTCCTTTGGGGCTTCGCAGTTAATTTCATCATAAGGAGTAACACAAATCTTCACAACATTAAGTAAATTGTTTTCTTTTATATATTTAAAGAAATTAATCATACTTACTTTATAACAAGCTGCTCCTGCAAATTGTATAGGATAATTAATACTTTGTTTTTCAGAAGCGGACTTCCGTTTAAAGAAATTTTTAACTTTTTGTACTGTATAACTAGATGGATTAGATTTCTTTAAATCATTATAATATTCTCAAAATCCCTTCTCTTGAAAAGAATCATATTCTTTTTTTAAAGCATTATAATCATAAATGAAAGCTTTATGTCCAGTCTTCGGGTTTAAGAGAATATATCCCTTATCCCACCAATCTTTTCTTCTAAATTTTTGATATTTAGCTAAGCCAGAAAAACCAGACATATAATTGTTATAAATTTCAACACATTGTTTTAAAGGCAAATGAGAATTTTGATGAATTGTGTTAGCATCTCCACCATAATTAATAGCAAATTCAATTCCTTTAGCTGATTGCCTCTTATCATGATAAAGCTTTTTAATGTCCTTCACATTAGTTTCTCTAGGAATGTCTTTAAAGGACATATAAGCTGTTAGTGAATGGATGTCACCACTACCATTCGTTAACTCCTCAATAATAGCCTTATCATCAGCTATAGAAGCCATCAGATAGGTTTCTTGTCCAGCATAATCAATCGATATTCATTGATTACCTTCTTCCGCTTCAAAACAAGCTCTAGTTTCGGCGTCCGCAGGAATATTTAGAAAATTAAGGAGCTGATTTCCATTACTTTCTTTTCCTCCAGAAGAAATTCTTGATGTGTCTGTACCTATCCCCATAAATTTAGTATGAAGCCTTCCACTAGTCTTATTTATTTGATCTATAAAATTTTGACCATATGTTGAAATAAGCTTCATAGATTCCTTATAGTCAATATAAAGAGGGATTAGAGAGCATTTGTCTTTTTGGGCTTCTAAAACTTTAGCATCAATACTTTCTTTTTGTTCTCCTTTTTTTACAACTGTGACATCTACACCATATTGTTTGAATATTGGAATAAGTTGGGCATTACTGTTTCAATTTAATGTAATTTTTGGACTAGAAGAAAAGCCTGTGAAAAGATCACCTTGGGTATTATAAATAATATACTTAGAATTAGGCATATTTTGAATTAGTCACTGATTCATTCCTTGAAGGGCTTTTTCCAGCCTTTGCTGGTCCTTTAACATTTTATTTTTCCATTTTTCAACATTAAGTTTAACCCCACAATACTCCATATAAGCCAATGCTGGAATAAAGGCATTTTCATATTTGATGGCAGTTAAAAGACCTTTTTCACTCAATGCTTTTTTTTGCGCCTCCATTAGAGGCTCTAGATATTTAACATCATTAGCAGAATAAATTATAACTTCGGTTGTTAAACCTTCATAAATAATCCTGCCTCGCACAGATTTATCTAATTCAATATTTAAATATAATTTTCCTAATTTTTTTAAATTAAGCTCAAGTTGATACTTGGTTATAGATCCATCTTTGCCAAGGATTGGTGTATATCGCTTACACTGAATTCTATCTCAAACATCAGGTTTTAAAATGGGAGGGTATCCAAGTCAAAGTAATTTTTCTCCAGTGAAAGTATCATATACATTTTCTGGATATATATTGTTCCTGTAAAGAAAACATAAATCAAACTTAATGTTATGACCTATAAAAAGTCTATTTGACTCCAAATATGATTTGTAATGAGAAGGAGATATCGTAAGACAATCAATAACTATTTGAAACTCAAAACAACCTAGCTGAATAGACTTTAACTGATCGTTTCAACAATTTAAACCAGTAGTTTCAGTATCTAAACCCACAATGGACAAAGGTTCTAATAACTCTAAAGAGTGGATAATGTCTATTATTTTATATTCCTCACAAGAAACCTTTTTAGGATCTTTTGTTACTAGATAAATCATCTATTTCCTCATATAATTCGTAAAATTTTTCTTCAGATACAAAAAAGTGATACCCACATCAACACACATCAAATCCATTTACAAACTTATTTTCTGTATGCTGAATTTTTGAAGAAGAATATCTTTCATTATATTCGTGTAAAGTACATTTACTAGCCTCTACTGTAAAATCCTTTGCTTTGTATTTAGACATGACGAGATAAGTAATCAGTTATTGAAATAAAAGGAAAACTGGATCCTTCAGATATAAACCATTTATTGTCTTCATACAAGTAATAATATTCTATCCATACAGGATCTAATTCAAGATACTCCATGATAGTATCTGACAATTTTGGGCTAGAACCATCATTATAAAAACCAGTTTCATCTAAGTTTTCTTCTAGATATGAAATATCACCACTGGCTATTAATTCAATAATTTCATCTTTGTTATTCCAGTATTTATCTAAGGTTTTACCGACACCTTCAACATATCCATCATGATGACAATATATGGAACTTACAGAATTATCTGCATTTTTTATCCCAATTCTACACCTTGTTGACATAATCTAAAATTATTAAAACTAAATACATTAAATTATCTTGTAAGGCTATATTATTCAGAGATAAACCTAGATTGTAAATAACTTTCATTATTTTTAATATTTTGTAATCAATCTTCCTCTACAAAATAGGATTGAGGCCCATATTGATCAAGTCAAGACTCCTCATTAATTAAACATGCGTGTTCATTAAAACCATCAATCTCCATCAAAGACTGAGTCTCTGGTCATTCTTTAATTATATATTTCATATATTTACAAATAATCAGGATAATACCTCAGATAAAAACTTCTAATCGCGTCCTCACCTACTACTAAATGCCTATTTTTATCGCGTTTAATAGCTTCCATATATGGAATGATGAATTCCTTAAATCTTAAATCACAATCAAAGTCTGAAGCTATTTTAGTCCATTTAGTGACAGTTTTAGGATTTAGATTAGTAGCATCTATAATAACATTGTATCCTTTATTTAGAGCTTCTTTTACTAATGTTTCTTCATAAATATTAATTAATGATTCTCTTGTCAAAACCCAATAATCCCCACACATCAATCGAAGCTCATCTCTATTAATTCTAATCCAATTCACTTTACCTTTAACAAATTCTTTTGCCCAGGTACTTTTACCACTAGCTAGTTATGGAGGGCCCTGTAACACAAGAAGTTGTAGCTTCTTATTTACAGAGCCCTTATTAGTATTATTCATTATTACTTTTTATTAAACTATCTTTATAAGCTGAATCAGTAATTATATAAATGTCTTTTAATAGATCTGTATAAGCCTGCTCTATATTTGATAGAGTATATTTTCCAGGACCTTCAAAATTAAATATTTGTCCATACTTAATTAATTGGAAACCATAATCTGCTTCTAATAGTCCAATAGTATCTTTAACTCTTGTTGAGAGATATTTTCTTATTAAAAGATTATCAGGTTTTTGATATATAGATAAATACTCTTTAATCTTAAAGCGCTTTTTTAGTCTTCCACAAGCAAAAACTAATGGTGATCCATTTGTCATCATTTCAAATCATTGAGCTGTAGAAAAGTAGAACACATTATCTCCCAGAATTTGAGGCATTTCTTTTGAAATAACTATATATAAACACTTTTCAGTATATCAATAGCTTGGTATTTTATATATATATTTAATATCAGGGTTATCCTTTAATATTTTTAAAGATTCTTTATCCATATTATATTTCTTGTGCTGATTCGATATCAACAATACCCTTGTCTAAACTTGCAGTTTCTTTTTGTAAGAAAGCATTTGCTTTTAATTTAAAGACACTTATATTGTTAACTTCTCTTCTTAAGACAATACCCTCTTCAGGAACTTTATTTAAACATAAAACAGAATCATTTTCTAGATACTGTTCTCTTAAATGTTTAAGAAAGTTTTCATGCCAATGTGTTTTAACAGTAAGTCTTGGAAATAGTTTCTTAGCTGTACCATAGTATAATTCAGTAACTGTTCCAATCTGGCGCTTATTACACCAATTTTTAATTTGTTGTGTAGACCATTCAAATACTTTACCACTTACATTTGTAGAAGTAATTCTATATACTACTATTTTAAACAACTTAGCTTCAAGCATTTCTTTTGCAGACATAGTTTTATAATCATACAATTTTGGATCATATACACAACCATAATCATAGTCTTTCTGAATCATCGATCCTGTAGGTAAATATCCTACAATTTCAGCATATACAGACATACCTTCATCTAAATAGTCTTTGATAGTTTCAAGTGCAAGAGTCCAAATATCATAGTCATAATAGCCTTCAGATAGATTAGGATTAATTATTGGATCTTTTATTACTTTTCTCGATGAACAAAATTTAGTATACTCTTCGGTTTTAATATTAACGCCAACTGCTACTAAAAACCTTTCAATCCAAGACAACTTACGTTTAGTTAACAAATTACAAAAAATTGCAGATGTACCATGCTCTTTCCAAGATATTTGTATAATATCATCAGGATTAACTTCAGTTAAGTTGTCAACTAACTTAGGAGTATCAATATGATATCTAAATTGATCATCAACAAGTTTTTCACTAATAATAGACTTACTCTTTAATTTACTATCAGCATTAGATTTAGAACTATTTGTCTTAATAATATATTTCCAAACTAGTTTAAAGTTATCAACCATATCAAATTGGGTTCCAACTAGTTTTTGGAATACTTCCGAGTCAACATTTTTTGAATAAGTGTTCTGGTAAAAATCAATTAAACTTTGAATAGGAATAATAAAACCCTCTGAGGCTAAACCTCTCAATTTTATGCACTTTACTCTACCTGACTCCTCAAAAAATCCTCTTTGTTCAGGATTTGAGTTTGCATTAGTGTTTCTATAAAGGTTATTAAATTTTAAGAACTCAGATGCAATAACACTTTCTGTAGGAAAGTAAATATATGTTCCAGGTTGGGCATCAATGCTGGTAGAAATAATGTTCCCTTGTACATTTACCAACTTAAGTTTATTAGCGTTTGGATGAGAGCTAAAGTCACCTTTTTTAATAGAAACAATTTTAGCTAAGTAATTTATATTAGCTTCTTTACTTATTGTTAATTTCATAATATATTATGTTAATACACCATACGTTGGGTCAATTCCTAAATACCGTCTATATTTTTCTATAGCTTCCTGTAGAATTTCTAATGAATAAGGTAATCCCGCCTTATCATCTAGTAGTACATTATAGTAAGGTTTTGAGGAAAAGCCTTCCTTAAATGGTTTCGAGGGATTCACGTTATCAAATGATAATCCAATATTTTTGCAATATTCTAAAGCTTTATCAAGTCGTTCCGAATCTCGGCAAGTATATAGAACAACTATTGCTCCTAAGTGTTGTGCTTCTTTAATCGTGTAAATTACACTTTCACACAATTTATACTCAAAAGGTTCATAGCCTAAAATAGTCTGATCATAATCAACATAAATAATTAACCTATGGTGTTTAATCCATGATGAGACTAACTTATTCACATAGTATTCTTTAGCTGTCCTTAATTCGTCTTCATTTAGTATGTTCATAAACCTTTATTTTGCTCTAAATATTCTACCAGTCCAGTAACTGTTGAATTATTTTTAAATACTTCTTTCAACTTCTCAATCGGTACTGGAGTGTCATTTATATAATGAACTAGTGGGTCATTAATGATATCTAATGCTTCTGAGTCAGAACTAATATCACTTTCTTTACCTGTTATATAATTAAGTATATAAACTCCAGCTGATAATCCACAAAGTTCAACCAAAAGTAATAATAACAATTGGTCAAAATTAGGTAAATCTTTAGAACTGTTTCTAAGATTTTTTATTTTATTTAATACGTCACTTGTCATTATAAGTCTTCTTTAGTTCTTACACTTTTAAATACAGGTAAAAATGGAACGGGATTTTCAGTAGTAGTGTATCCAAAGAATTTAACAGTACCCATTTTACCAATAAGATCATCTATATGTTCATGGTACCATTGTTTTAAATTTCTGTCACCTATTGGCTTAGCTTTAAATTGGTTTCCATCTGCAGTTTTAAGTAAGAAACAAAGGTCTTCATCTCTTAATCCTTCAACTAATCCGAGAATTTCAAACTCAGCGTCTTGGAATTTTTTAACTTTTAACATACGGTTATCCCGAGCACCACATTTATAAAATTGATTAGGGTCCCTAATTACTAAACCTTCATAGCCGTCATGTACAAATTTATTATGTAACTGAATGATATTATTATATCCTGAAACTTGAACATGACTAAGAACTATTACTTTATCATAATTAGGATATGTTTCTAAAAACTGTTTTAGTTCTTCTAGAATCTTTAACCTTTCTAAGAAGGTTAAAGATTCCTCTACAATATCATATACATGATACTGTAATGCCTGGTGTTTATCACACAAATCCTTTAATCGTACAATTCCACTAATATAAGCTAGAGGCATTCCATGAATATATAACTCCCCATCTAACACAACCTTAGGATGTAATTGGAAGAACTCCATTAAAGGCTGACTTTCTCTAATATATGTTGAAGGTATATCATAGTTCATACCTCCTCTTGAGGAAGTGTAAGCCTGAAAAGTTTCTGAATTCCAATACATTAATGCTCTTACTCCATCTAGTTTTGCACTTGCATACCAGATTTTGTTAAAAATTTCGGTATTAAGTCCATCCGAGCTTTTTGCAAGCATAGGTTTTAAATTGCCTTGCTGATCAGTTAAACTAATTGGGACTTTTGTTTCAATATCACTTAGATTAGTTAAATCAGTAATGCCTAATTCAGTATCTTCTTTATAACCCTTATCAAGATACCCAGAACATATACTATTATATTGTAAAGTAGCTTGTTCTAAAATAGAACGTTTAACCTTACCTTTATCAACAGTAATTATTGGTCTTGAAATTTTTTTTCCAGTTAACAATCCAGTTTCTCCTGTTATTGTATAAGTTGGATTAATAAAATTAAGTTGTAAAGTAACAATTCTAATTTTACCCTTGTTATCTCGTTTAAAAAAGTTTCTAGTCATAATTATTTTTGATATAAATGAATATCTCCTTGAGTTCGAGATAATGCAACGTATTGTAACTGTCGTAATTCTTTTTGTCTAGGACAAAGTAGAATATTTTCCATATCAACTAATATAGTATCATATTGACTTGCTTGACTTTTATGTACTGTTATACAGTAGCCATAATCCAAACTTTTCTTTTTGATAGTTCTACCTTGAATAGATAAATCAATGGGAGTGAGAAATTTTTTCATTTCTGTAAAATAAAATGCCCATTTAATATTTGATTTATATTTTACGGCAGTTAATCTTAACTTTTCTAAACTACTAATCAGTAAGGAAATTTGCAATGGTGGGTTTAGTTCTGGGTCTAAAATAAAGATATCATCAAGGTAAACCTCTGATAATGTATCATATAATGTTATTTTCCACCCACTTATTAACAATTTACAAATAGTTTTCGTACCCTGTTCGACCTTTGTTACAATATAATCAATAGAATTGTCTATTTGATAAGTGTAATCTCTTCCATTAATCTCACATGTATCATATCCAGTAATAATATCCCCTACACAAAATTTAGACTTTGGATAGTCAAAAATAAGATCTCTAATAACTTTATTAAAAATACTAATTCGTTTATTAGTATATGAAATTAACTTAACAATAGTTGGATCCTCTAAATTGACTGAATCTTGAAATAAACATTTATTATTTTTAATAAACTCCAGAACATCTGAATAGGTATATAATGAAGCACCTGCTGGGTCGATAATTTCTGTGAATTTAGTTACAGGGCTTATTCTTAATTGTTCTAGAAGTTTCGCAAGTTTGGTTAGTTCTCCATTTTGACTATATTGTTGTCGGTAAACTGTTGTTAATTCTAATATTAGAGAAGAGTCGAAAGTTTTTGATTTAGTTGATTGTTTAACAGGCGCCAACTGGCTTACATCACCTAGCCATAACAACTTACAGTTATACTCTGAAGCTTTTTTTACAATTAGATTGTATAAGGTATCATTTATCATACTACACTCATCTATAATCCAAACAGCATTTCTATCTAAAACAATAGAATTTCTAGACTCAAATTTTAAATCCTTAAAGTCTAAGTCTAATATATTTAGCTTTGGATATAGTGACAACAAGGTATGAACAGTAATAGCCTCAGATTCAGTTATTGAGGCTATTACGTTTTTTGATTTATTTGTTGGACTTATAACCAAATAGGGAATTTTATTGTCCTTTAGTATTTTTACTAAAACCTTCATTAATTGTGTTTTTCCTGTTCCTGCTTTACCAGTAAGACAACAATCAAAACTTAATGGATACTCAATAAAATCAGTTATTTTTTTTAATACTTCTTTTTGATTTTTATCAAGTTTATAAGACAATAATTTTTTTTCTAAGTCCTCTATATTGTATTTCATTATTTAATACCAGTACTGCCAAACCCTCCTCCTCTATCATTCTGATCTGAGAATTCAGATTTAGATGTTTTTTGAACCCACTGAATAGGATTAACCTTATTTAGGACAAGTTGTGCAATACGTTCGCCATCTTCAATTACCACAGGCTCAAATCCATTATTAATAACAATAATACCAATTGGATCCCTATAAAGGGTATCAATAGTTCCAATTGAGTTAGCAAGAGTTAAACCTGTTTTAAACGACAGTCCAGAACGTGGACGTACTTGCAGTTCATAACCCTTTGGTACTGAAACTATTAATCCTGTGGGAATAATAGCTCGTGCTTGTGGATTTAGAATTACAGATTTAATTTTGTTTACAGGATTCTCAAATAAAAACTGACAGTCTCCTTTAGCCTTTATGGGATTTTCTGGAGTTATTTCACTAAAATCTGCTCTAACATCACATCCCGCATCCCAGTCATGTTCATAACTAGGAAGTTGATTCTTTGAAGTATTAACTACCTCAACTTTAATCATCTCATTTTCAAATTCCTTCTGGTATGTCATCATAGTATTTTCCTATTTTATGTGGTTTTCGCATTTTTTCTCGAGTAATAGAATTATTCATATTCTCCTGGTGAGTTCTCCACCAAAGGTTTTCCAGGCAGTTATCCCACCTATTAGTATTCTTATGGTCAACTTCCTTTCCTAAAGGAGCAGGACCACAAAAAGCCTCTAATACAGCACGAGCAGGATTAATGTTAACAGGTTTACCTCTATATTGAATAGTAACTCTACGATATCCATTAATCCAAGACCCTTCTAAACTACGTTTAGTTTTAGCATTTGCAATTTCACCTAAATTAGAAACAACATATCCAGGATAACCTAATACTGGCTTTCAAATTCTTTGACTCATCTATAGTATCTTTTTTATTAATATTGACCTAAAACATTATTCTTCCCCAGAATCTAACTCTTTTAAATATGCTAATCCATAACAAACTAAATCCCTAAAATCTAACATTTCAGTATTATCAAATTCAGCTATATTGGTATAACAATGGATATAATATCCACCATCGTCTTCTCTAAATGTTGCAATTGTATAACAACTTTCAGGACTTTTAAAACAGTCTTTATGAATGCTTACATAATGGTACGTTTCATTATTTGGTCTGTAAAAATCACCATCCTTAATAAAGTCGCTTTCCTTTTGATAATAAGGATTGTTTTGATACTTAACTATTTCATAATGAGGGTGCTCAGGTATATTACCTAAATAAGTACACTGCTTAAACGCTAAATTATTTATTCGTTTTGGTTCAATTAATTGTTTCATAACAAATGGGTTATATCAATCATTTTCTGATCAGTAATTTTATAAAGTTTTTGATTAGTATTAGGACAATCAAGAGGACCTGATTCGGCTATGTATGGCCCTAATTTTATATAATCAAAGTTTTGTAAATTTATTTTATCTGAAAGTTCTGACTTGCCAGAATACCATGCAATATTTAGTGGTAATTCACTTTCTCTAATCACTCCTGCACATGAATTAATGTATTTAGGGTCCTGATCTCCTCCCATAAAAGAAACACACGAGATACCATTGTTTAATGTTATTAACTTTAACAATTCATTAAAGGTAAGTTTAGTGCCTATATCTTCTGCCAAATACGAGCTATGACATCCCTCACAATGGTTAGGACATCCTGATATATTTATACATAAAGTTATTTCATCAGGAATTTCTCTAAATGTAACCTGGCTATCAGTATATTTAACCATTATACACTCGTTTATTAGCCTCAATTCGACGGCCCTTACTAAAAGCTTTTATTGGGCGTAAATATCCAATTATTCGTGTCCACCAGGTAATTTTAGTACTTTTACATTTAGGACACTCTATAATCTTGTGCTTTGATATAAATCCACAATTATCACATTGACTGTTTGGAATGTTAAAAGTAAAATAACTACACCCCTCACTAATCGCAAAATCTATAAGTTTTTTATACTGAGATTTAGTTAAATGTTCTTCAAGATTAACGTGATTAGCAACACCACCATCTAACAACTCTGTAAATTCTTTACCTTGCATTCTAAATTTGTCAAGAACACTTATAGACGCATCATCAGGCATATAGAAGTATGAAGTATAACAATTTCTTCCTTCTGGAACTATATAGCCATCCTTTTTATCTCAATTGTAGTTTTTAATACCAAGCCCTTCTGCAGGCACGAATTCACAATTAAATTTAAGCTCTTTAGTGCGGTGTTTCTTATTTTCTTCGCTAATAATTTCTGTAATAAACCTACAAAACTGTTTATAATTTTCGTTATAAGAACATGACATTCCTAAAAATAAAGCAGCTTCATTAATACCATTAATGCCAATTGTCAAAAATTGTTGACTTAAATTAATATAACCTTCTGAGTATACAGGAAGCATATTGTGTTCATATAAATCCTTAAGTAATTCGTTATATGCCGTATGGTATTTGTATATTCTATCAAGAGTATTAGTTAAATGACTTCTTAAAAATGAAGTGTTTTCCTTTCATCCACCATGTTGTTTTATACCATAACATTTATCACAATCTTGTACTAATCGATTAATATTTATTGTAATAACTGACTTACTACCTGTTGCTACTCCTGTTAATCCAGACGTGAAACTGAATTCATTTTTTTCAATTCCATTTCTTAATCGGCAGCATGATGCTAAACCATTAGGATTATCTGATAAATATGTAAAGAAAGAATGTCCCTCTGCATACATTTCGGCGGTAAAATCTTTATACGATTGATCTAATACATCTCTTCCATCAGTAAGAAGAGCCATTGTTTCTACTGGAAATGTTAACAGTGTTTTACCTCTTTCTTTATTAAATCAACGCATAAACTTGCGTTGTAGGTAATCTATACCTTCTCAATTTGGTTTTGTTCCATCTGGAAATATAAACTCATCAAATAGTGCATGTCAATAATTACTATCATAATAAGAAATATTCGAAAATGGAGATTGATATGATCTATTACCTGCAGGCTGATTAATTGAATACACAATATTCTGAAAGGCTTGTTCAATCATATCAGATATTGTTTTTTGCTTATTTTGTGTTTTGTAAACTAAATCTTGATCCTTTTTTCAAAATTCTTCACCAAAATCCTTAACACAATAATAGTAAAAAACATTAAAAAATTCTCCGAAAGCAACAGCACCCTGAAATTGAGATGATAATAGAAAAACTAAATTATTAAACTGTCCACAAAATGCCTGTAGATTTGTTGGTGCGGACGAATATAATTTATCCAAAGTAGAAGTTCCCTTTAGTAAAAATGGATATAATGATACTGCAACGCAGTATGGTTTAATAGCAGGTGCGGAACTTTCATCGTGTTTATATATAATATGACTTTCAAGATCCTTAATATAATTAGGAGCATTTTCTCTGTAAAGTTCTTGAAGTTTTTTAGTAACTCTATATCTTGAAATCTCAATATTTCTAGATTTATGAATTTCTGCCTCTAAAGTAGCAACATTTTTGTTTTGAATATTTGCATTATCATCTACTTCTGAACCTGTTGCTGCATTATCATTCTCGGTTATATAGTGTTCAATATATTCAGCTCGTTCTTTAGCATCTCTAATATTTTTATGCCTTTCTCGATACAAAATAAAAGCTTTAGCTGCTTTAGGACAAACTTCCATTAATCAAGTCTCAATTCTATCTTGAATAGTTTCAACACTATCTCCATCGTTAACAGAAATATATTGAGAAGGAGTGGTATTGGGTATGGTACAAGAAGTTGAATTTATTGCTGCAAGAATAGCTTTATCTATTTTTGTAGGGTCAAATTCCTGTTTAATACCATTACGTTTTATTATAAACATATAATTTGTATATAGAAATAAAAAGTAGAAGATTATTCTAATCCTCTACTTTTTCTTTTAGATAGTCTAACATCCGCATCCTCAACTCCGAATACTATATAACTTCCTAAACTTGCTGTTGTAGAAGGAATATATTTGATTTCAAAATCTAAGTCCTCAGATGTATATACTGTCTTACCATATAAATCTTTTTTAAAAGTCTTAACCAGCTTTTTAGCTAGTAATAAGGCTTCCCCTTTATTAAAAGCCTTACCAACTATTTCATTTGTGTCCTTACTTCTAATTTCTATAGCTTTACTTAATTGACATCTACCTTTTCGAAGAATATTTTTGAGTTTGTAAGGTTTTTTTCTAGTGTCTGGAATACCAGGACTTAAAGTAATTATTATACCCGCACCTTCAAAATCAAACATACTTTTATTTTCCATTAAGTTTGCTACAAAAATACTTAAGTTTTTAGTTAGAATTGGGGAACCTGCACGTTTTCAAGCAACAGTAGCATCATATATGACAGTTATACCATCTTTGTAAGCTTGAAGCTTTGCTTCTTCACTACTATATGCTGAAATTTCTAATTTTTTCATTATTGAAAAACAAAATCATCAGAATAACCAAACATCTCACAATATGCAACCATCTTTAGAAGCCTACAAAACTCTTTTTTCCCTTGGGATAAACGATCTTTACTAATTGGAAATACCTCTACTCTATTACTACAGCAAGTTTCAACTACTATAACATTACACTTAACGGTCCATTCATCAGAATTATATCCATACTCCTGTTTACAATATTGTAATAGAATCCACATATACATACCGAATTGACGGTTATAATGAAATTTTTCCATAGATCCACCTGGTTGCATAAACTGTTGAACTAAATGACCAGTAGTCTTAAGATCATTTAAAGTTATTACCTTATTCTCTACATCAATTGTTCAGTTATCAGCTTTCATTTTAAGCTTAAGAACACAAGTTTTATCTTGATAAGAGGCATTTATATTAATGAAAAAAGCATCTTCATTATACGTAAGTATAGGATCTCCAAATAAATCTACTGGAGCCAGTAATCTATTAACTAAACTACTAGTTTTAAGGTTATGTATACAGTTTTCTACTGTAGTTCTATCTTTAGAAGATAATATGATAATACTATCATCTAAAATATCCCTACAATTTATATAGTACCTAAGTCCTGCCTTGATAATCGATTTAATTCTTGAAACATTTATATTATTTTCATAATAATGCACTTTTTTACAAGCGGCAATAATACTGTCATTAACTGACATCCCCTGCATTCTATGCTCTTTAATAGCATCAATTACTAAACCTAGCTTGGCCGAAGGTTTTTCGAGATCGGGACCTAATGTAAATTCATCTGGTTGTAATAATAGTTCATGTATAGCACTACCAATACTTAATGATGTTGTAGTTTCTCCAGTAAATCCTGCGTTATAAGTACTGGGACTTCCATTTTGATTTGGATTAATTAGCTTTAATCGAGAATTAGAAATATAATCCGCAAATTCTGATGAGAAATAGATACTGTCACTAATTTTCTTACGACAAACACTTTCTAAATCAGGGGTTAATTTTATATCAGCTAAGTTAATCTCCATTATTTAATAGGAATATTAAGATTATAAATTCGTCGATGACCAACATCATAATATTGATTATGTGGAGCATCCATTAAGTAACAAAAGATTCCAGCATTAGTAAGTTCTTTATAGTTTTCATAACGATCATCTATCATTACATTTATGCCTAAATCTTGAATTAATTTTAATTTGCTTTGATCCCAAGGAACAGTATGTACTGGTGCGCATGGTAGTCCATTCTTCTGCAAACTTTCTTTGATCCAGTCTTCAGGAATATTTCTAGCAGTTATATAATAGTTTACTTCAAACTGAGGTCTATGTAGGACAGGTAGGTTAACCCAAAATTCTTTATCAGATTCAAGCTCCTTAAGATGCTCTGGCATTTGATAATTAGCTGACCAATAAGGACTCATGTCAGTGCCAAACCTTTTACAATACGCAGTATTAAAGTCGAACACAACATTATCAAGATCCAGTCCTACAATAGGTTTACAAATAGGAGCCATAATTCTATCATCTCCTTGAGGAAATATATGATAAAACTCACATAGAATTAATGCATTAGCTGCAACCTCAGCCATTTCAAGCATGCCACTTTTAGTGTAATCTTTGCCTCGTTCAAACCGACTTAAATGTTTTTTCAATGAAGAAAGTACTTCAGTCCATTGCATTCCATACTTCCATTCATTTTGATTGTATTTATTTAACTTATTAGTAAATACCCTACTGACTTCTTCAATCCCATATTGTGGAGTTAAGTCATATCTAATCTTTTGTTCCATATTTTTTCTGAAGTGCTTCACAGAAAACATTACATAACAGACCTGCCAAAGATAGTCTAGTACGTCCATCTACTTTTGGATCGAATGTTATTCCGTAATCTAAGTTGTCTTGTTTGTCATGATCGAAATTCATGATAATTTTCTGACCATCTGAATTTTCGAATGTAACTTTACAATGTTCTTTTATCATTATAGTGTTTAATCAATTCGTAAAAAAATGACTTTGGTATAATTACTACTTCTCCTGCTGACCGAAAAGTTTGAGCAGTTGGTACTTGGTAATCTCAAAATACTACAAAAGGTTTATCCTTTAAAGGACACTCCTTCTCAATAGTAAAATAATTAGGCATTCTACCTAATTTTTTTAGCTGTGGATAGAAAAAGAGCTTTCCTTCAGTATCAACTAAATCAACCTTCTTATCGTCCATTGACTTGCTTTCAGAACGAGAAGTTTTAACTCCAGGAAATCCTAACTCTCTAAGTTCCTTAGCAATCTTAACTTCATAACTATTACCACGTTTACGATTGTTTTTTAAATTTCTAACTTTCTGAATCGCTTTTCCCTTGGATATATTCTTTTGCTTTTTCAATTAGGTCGATAGTTTTTTCACGTTTATACTTAGCGTAGAAGTCTGAAATATCTTTAGTATGATACTTTCATGGAATCCATATTGGTATTACATCTGAAAAATTCTTTCTAACCTTTATCATAGCACTAAGACCTGGCCGATCATTATCATAGAATATAACAATGTGTTTAAACCTCTCTTTTAGTCTTTTATATTGAGCTTCTGACAAAAAACAATTTTCTGATATTGGTGCTATTGCAGGGACTCCTAAGCTATATAATGTCATACAATCTTTCATTGATTTTGTAATAACAAGTATATCTCCACTTTTAGGTAGCATATGGTCACCTTGTAGCCTTAAATGTTTTCAGTTAGAAATAAATTTATACTTCTTTTTTCCAGGAAAATAGATTCTTCAGCGTTCAATATTCTCTCTAATTCCTCCATAATAACCAAATACTAGTTGTTTTGGTTTGTATAAGTGAAATAAATTTCCATTTAAAAATACATTCTTACATGAAGCTACTCTAAATTTTTTTAAAGTGTCTTTAGTAATACCATATTTAGCTCATCAATCTAATTCATATTGCTCAAACTCCTTTAATTCTATTTGTATACTAGCATCTGTAGTTTCTTTAAAGGTATTATGAGAATATTCAGTAAGGGGTTTATTAATAGCTAAATTTTTCTTAGAAATAATTCCAAAGTCATTTGCAATTATCTGTAATGCCTTACCATATGAACATTGAAATTTATACATTACAACCGAAATAAAGTTACCATAAAAACTACCAGATCAATCTTTAAAAATTAAATCTCCTTTCCTATTTCTGTAAAACGAGCAAGTAGCATTAATATCTTTACGTAAAGGAGACCTAAATAGACCCTTTTTAGGTGTTATTCCTAAATAGTGCTCCATTAAGGTCTCCTCACTTACTTTATTTAGAATTAGGTCTTTAGTTATAATAATCGGTTCTAACGTATATTCCACCTAAACTATTTTTTTAGAAAGGCAAATCATCAGAATCATCACCTGAGTCTACACTAGGAAATGCTTCTTTTAAATCATCAAGTTCATTTTTAGTACCCATAGGAGTGGGTTTAGCCGTTAGGGCATTATCAATTTGTGTCTTTTCGTAAGAAGAGAGAACCAAATTTTCTCCTATAAATGTAGTTGTAATAATTAATCCTCCATCTTTTGAACAACGGGCAGGGAATCCAGGAAATCCTGCATAACGTCCATTAGGAACTAATTTAATATAGGTCTTAGTTCCTACCTTTGGATCCAAATATTTCTTTAGAAGTTTCAAAAATCCATTAAAATCAGGAGCTGAAAATTTCTCCCCATTTTCGTTTATTTGTTTTCCTAATTCTGGATCTAAGGCTTCAATCACTTGCTTAATTTTTACCATAAATTGTTCAGCTTGTGACGGATCTTCATTAGAAGGATTAAATCGATTAGGAACACGTTCTGTTGAACGAGGTTCAAATAAACGTTCGTTATGAATCCCACTACCATCTACTGCTTCAAATTGAAGTTCAATAGCATTTATAGTTGCATCAGACATTTCTGCCTTTTGGATTCCTTTGAATACAACTTGATGAATACCAGGTTTAAGATAATTAGTACTTACTACACGGGCGTCTTTTACACCACCAAGATTGAACATACTCATAAATTCTATAATTTAGTTAAATTGTGTTTAAAATTTCAGTTTCTTCTTTAAATTCAGGATCAGCTTCAGACAATTCTGACTCTTCAATTTTAACCATTTTAAAAACTCCTGGCCTTAAGGCTTCTAATTTAAATAAGTTGCCATATTGAGATAAACAGGTTTTTTGGGATCCTCTAAATGAAACTGTGTTTGTCTTACTTAATTTATTTCCTGCTTCTTTATCTGTAAATACTTCAGATTTGCCTATCACAGGAAAAGTGAGTTCGTTATTTTTTTGAATATAATTTACTGATATTCTATCCCCAATTTGGGCAGATAACAACTCAATTGCTTTAGGAGACATAATTAACTTACTATCTCCCAATTCTACTATAGGTAGGTCTAAATTCTCAAATTTTGATGCGGTTTTTACAACCTTAACATTAGTAACTGAATTAGTTGTTTCATCAAAATCAAAAGAGATTTTTAACATAATTATTTACTGCTTAATGAAGGAAAAATTCTATTCCAATGTGAAACAAATGAACCATCTTCCTGACGCTCTGCCACAATAATATCTTTACCTGCTAGGTGTTGACATCTTGAACCAGTAAGGATCTCACCATCCCCACCAAAATTAATACAAAGGTTACCATTAGTATCGCGATGACAAAAACCAATAGCATCACTTCTAGCAGAAAGAATACGTTTAACTTTACCTGTCAGATCAAGATCCTTAACACTGCCATCAAGACCCTCATTTAATGACACATCTTTAACATGACCACATAAAATAATATTTGGAGCACATTTAGATACCATGTCAATAACCATTTCAAGAGCTTGTCGACTTCACATATACCCCTGGCCATTAGGAAGAGCAGTAACATCAGTTATATCAGCAAACCTCTCTCCAAATACAGGAGAGTTTTTATATAAATTAAGGGCTAATGGTTTAACAATTTCTTCCAATGCAGTAACAGTATCAATAGTAATGTACTTATAAGGTCTTTTGGCCTCAATAATAGCTTTACAAACTTCCTTAATATCCTTTACACTAGATACTTTAACCTTTAAAGCATCAATATAATCACTTCCTGATTCAGTATCTAAAATTAGATTATTTTCCAGAGTGCTTAAAATTGTAGTTTTTCCACAAATTGTTATCCTATAGGCTTTTTATCCTATAGTTCTTATAGTTTCCTATAAGTTCAGCGTACATTTTAGACCTTTAATAAAGGTTTCGGAGACTCTTGGGAAGATTATATTCTGTAAAACAGGTTCACTTCCTACGCGTTACACTACTGTTATATATTATTATAATAGTTAGCTCGATATTTGCAAAAATTTACGATATTTTCTTTGTAAAAATATATTACTATTTTTATAAATTAAATTCATAAATTTTAACTGATTTTCTTTCTTTGAAAGATATAGAACAAATAAATTATTATGCATTCTTTTTTCTGTAGTAATAGGTCGGGTTGCAATATTTAGCTTATTTAAATATTTTTGTACATCTTCTAAAAATAATTTAGAGTTACAACAAATAGAAACAACGCTATAACCTGTAGATTTTATAGTTATACAACCGTCTCCATCAAAATATCCAAGTATAAAAGAATTGATAAAATTTTCATCAATATTAGGAATTTTGTAATCTAGATGTGATTTATTTTCTTTTATCCCTAAATTCTTTAACATATTATACATGTGTTGGCATGTTACAGAAAATTTTGAACTGTTTTTATAATTTAAAATTTTATTTGACACATTAATTTCTCTCTTTAAATACTCCAAGACATATTTATCTTGTAATTGAAGAGCAATTCCAATATTAACTCCATAAGGAGTTTTTGAAATGTATCCATCTGCAAACAACAGTCCTAAAAAATAAGCTTTCTCATGAGTGTCAATACAATCAAAATAAGTAATACTAGTTACTCTTTGATTACTTAATTTTTTTATTGGAGTTCTATATCCAAATCGTATCAAATTTTGTTTTAATGTGTGATAATTAACATTAAAATATTCTGCAGTTTCTTTTAAAGAATGGCCTAATTTATAGTATTCACCAAACTTTTTAATTTCTTGTTCTGTATACTTTAACTGGTTTATTTTCATATAATTTTTAATTTAACTATACAAATATAGTTAAATTTTCCGTATATTCCAATACCAAAGTAAGAAAATTTTAGCATTCATCGACTTTCCCCGATACAACTTAGTTTATTACTAAACTAATGGGCCAGATTGACCTTAGGTAAACCAAAGAGAATCAGGTACTTGGGATCTTGGGTTGCTGCAGGAATTTTTGTTTTTGGTAATTCGATAGCCATATTTAAAAACTGTATGTTAACTTTTTTGAACTATCTTTTACTTCTACTTCTTTAGTAGTTGAATCTTTTTCTTCCTTATTCTTTTTTCTAATGTTATCTTTTAAATAACAGTAATCTTTTCAATCTGAGCATTCTTGAACTTTTGGTAGTTCTTTAAAGAGTCCAATTTCCCCAAAAAAATTTAATGGGACTAGTCGATCAGCTTCTCCAAATCTGTTTTTAATTAGAATAGCAGATCTATAACGATCTCTAAGACCAATAAATGCTCCTGGTTGACTATCTTCGACAATAATTGGATATCCTCTATGAGAAGTTAATTTATGTTTCAATGGATTATATATCGCAATACATACTTCCGAATCATTGTATGGATTACCTGAATCCTTGATATCTTCAGCACTGCTTTCTGTTAAATCAGCTTTTCTTCTATCCATATCAGAAGAATTTCTATTTTCTTGCATTAACACACAGAAAGAGCATGAACATTTTTCCCTTAATGATACTGCATATGTTGACAATTCATCAATTTCTTGTTTTTTAGTATTACCTGGCGATGGTCTTACTAAACCTATATGATCAATAATTGCTTCAACAAACTGTTCTGGATCATTTTTAACATAAATTGTTCTTCTTCCATCGGGCGAATCTTTAAATGTCCCTCAACATTCAAGATTGTCCTTCATTGATTTATAAAAAAACTTCGAGTTTAAAGCTTTATCATAAATAATGAGCTTGTCTGAAATCGAATTTAACCAAGCTTTGCCTTTTTTAACATATTCATAAGATTCGTCATCTAGTATTTCAGATCAGGACATAATATCCTTATAGCTTAGTACATAATGATATTCCTCGTAAATATAAAGACACAACAACTTAGCTAATAAAACGGTTTCACTCATTTCAAGGGAATAATAAATTAATTTAATATTTTTTTCTGGATAATCTTTTAGTGGTCTATATATATGAGTATATAACACAAAGCTGGATTTACCACTACCACTTAACCCAAAAATTAAGGTATAACAGCTCTTTTGTAGACCGCCTGTATAACTATCCATTTTTGGCATTCCTGTACTTAAACCAATATTTTTCCCTTCTCTACCTCGTTCTATTTGTTCAAATAAATTATCAACTCCAAACATTAGTCAAGATATATAGAACTGGCAGTTTGTTTATTGAATCCTTCTAATCTCAGTTTTTCTAAATCAACTCATTTATGTGAACTGACAAATTCCAAGATGCCTATATTTATTAAGTTATTTTCTCTAGCTCATTTAAGGATTTCAATTATCTTTTTGTGTTTTTCAACACTGTGTCCAATAGTAGAAGAGTATCAAAAACAAAATTCATCAAGAGAATAAAACTTTTTAGAGTAGTTTTTTAAGCTGTATAATGCTCCATTAACTTTAATAAATGGTTCGTAAGCCTCAAATAACTCTCTACCTAGCTCCCCAGCCAGTTTAAAATATCGTTTTAAAAAAGTTTTATTAAATTCAATTTCATCTGGTATATAAGATGAAGGATCATAATTTTTGTGTATTATTCCTTTTTCTTTTAAAGAAATAAAGAGATCCTTTAATTTTGCTTGACCTCCACCATTGAATCACTTTGCAAAATACTCAGGATGACCATCCTGAGCACAAAGAGTTAAATAAATTAACAAGAGTTCATCTCCTGTTAAATTATATTGAGTTATTATATTAATTATTGTATCTAACTCCATTTATTACCGTTAATGTAAACAAACGTAATACGTTAGATCTTTTATTTAAAATCTATATTTTGTATCAGCAATACCTCTCTTTGTTTTAGTAGATACTTCTCCACCATTAAGTATAATATCTAATTGATTCTCATTTATAGTAATATACTGTTGATTTACATTAGCATTAGAATACCAGTTCTCCTCAATACTTTTACCAATAACTAATGTAAATATTTCTGCTATTTTGCCTTCCTCCTGACGAATTGCTCTGCCAACGCGTTGTGTAGTACGTGTTTTAGAGCTGTCACCACTAAGAATAATTCCTACACTTAGCCCTTTAACATCTAAACCAGCATCTGCAGATTTTGAAGTACTTAATACTCCAGAAGTTAGACTGTTAAAGTTTTCAATAATCTGTTTATTCTCTTGTTTCTTTTGTTTGCTATGTAATATAAGGGCTCCTCTAGATCTAAATTGCTCTGCATCTTTAATTGTAGCGGAAAATGTAATACATTTTTTATCCTTTCGAGCGTCTAAAATTTTATTTGCTATTTCAAGCTTCTTAGGGTGAGACATTACAAAGGACTTTCTATTACGTAACATTTTCATTCAGGCAGCGGCAAAGCCTCTTACTTCCTTTAGTGTTCTTCCAAGTTTTTTAGCATATAAAGCTGCAATTCTTGGACTTTGAACACACTTCATAGCTAAATCAAAGTTAAAGTCAAATAAAGCAAATAATGACTGGAATTTTTGATTTCATTCATTATATTTAGTTAGATCAACGTCAAGTATTACCTTGTAGTTTCGATAATCAGATAGTCACTTATTCTGAACAGCTTCTTCTATAGTAATTTTATCACAAATTGAAGTGTACTGTTCTAATAATTTATGTCTGCCATCTAATCGTTCGAAAGTAGCAGTTAATCCTAAAAAATACCTGTACTTGACTTTTTCAAACATCGAGATATGTACAGGACTAGCAGCATTATGTAACTCATCTATTACAAATAAATCAACTGTATAGCTATGTTTTACAATGGTGTTAAAAACTTCTACCTTACAGACAGAAAAGAGCTGGTATTTAGCCAACTCTCTAACTCATTGTTCTTTTAACACATTAGTAGGAACCGCGACTAAAACAACTAAGGAGGGATTTGCCTTATGTAATTCCTTTATTAAAAGTATTGTGGCATAAGTCTTACCTAAACCTGTACTTCAGGCAAGGGTACCTCTTCCGCCTCCATCAATTCATCGTCTTATTCCTACTTTTTGTCTTTCAGTTCTGTCCATCAAAGATACGAAAATTTATAGAAATATTAAAGCAACTTATTAAAAAGAGTTTAATAAGTTTTATATTATAAGTTATTAACTTTCAATATTATATACTAATTCTTAGTTACTAATTGATAATTTTTAAACTCTGCAACTCTTTCAATATTATTAATAAGTGTTGTCCATTTATTAATGTGATAATCAAGATCATTATCTAATAATAACAGGATTTTATCTCTCAATGTCTTAAGGGCTACGGTTGATAATGAGCTGATTTTAGGAAGAGGTGGTAGTTGTACAAGAGAACGAAACTCAGCAAAAGTTAATCCAGTTGGAGTGATCCTAAGTTTAACATCAGCATTAACATATCCTGCTAATCTTTCCTTAATAACTTCCATTCTATTTCTGATTTTACCATCAGGCATAATCTCGGTTAATTCTGCCTTTTCTTCCTCAGTTAATCAAATTCCTTGAGACCAGATAAATTTATCTGAAATCATTTTCTTGTTAAGAACGTCTAATTTATCAAAACAGGCATCCATTAACCTATTAACAGTTACTTTTTCAAAAATAGGAGGAAGACCACTAAATAAAATGGCAATAGATTCATTTAAGACATCTTGATCACCAGTAGTTCTCTTAGAATTAATATAATCTAATATGTCTTTTTTAGTTTTTAGTTCAGTATTACATTCATGCAATAAATATCTGACAAATAGTTCAGTATTACAAGCATCTCAAGTAAGATGAATATTCTTTCTAATCTTAATCTTTCCTGGATTGTAAAGACTCTCATTATGAAGCATTTCTCAGCAATGGTTATATCATTTCTGTAATTCTTCTTTTGAGGCGTCAACTAATTTTACAATATTACCTTGTTTATCTCTCCAAGTTAAGGAATCAATAGAGCTCATTGCACTCTGTAATTTTTCACCAAATTCTGTATTCATATTTAAAAACTAAATTCTTTCATATTATTTTTATCTTTTTGTATAAAAAAGTTTATAAAATAATTATTATTATATTTATAAACTTCAAAATCTTCTGATGATTTATTAAATCATTGAGTAACTCCACCTTCTATAGATTCAAATTGAAGATAACCAACATCTCCAACATGCATTATAGAAGAGCCTCAGTTTGGTAACTTTATAACAGTTACGTATTTGAGATCATCTGTATAATCTCTATTTAAATCTTCTACAACAATTGCTGTATATTGACCTTCTTCAATAGCACAAATTTTACAATATATTGTAATTATCTGTGGTGCGGTATTCACAAAATTCTTCTATATTTAGTAAACGAAAATTAATTCCATTTATTTGCTCTAAATGAGACTGATGATAGTGTCCGTAAAACCAGTCGGTTATTGTGTCCTTATAATCCTCATATATTTTATTAAAAACTATTCTTTCTTTAGAAATATCATCTAATAAAGTTTCATCATACTTTGCATACTCATAAACAATATCACTTTTTATCTGAGGAAAACAAAAAGAAGGAGCACTATGTGTAACAATAATATCTATATATTCTTCTAATTTAGGTTTATAAATTGGAGATTCATTTTCCCAATAACCCCAACCATTTGCAAGTCTATATTTACGATCAATCGATGTAGCTCCACCAACACATAAGATATTCTTACTACATACATTAACAACAGTATAATCTGGAACATTTAACCAGTTTCTAGGATTACCATTAGCTTTAACTAACTCAGTATCCTGAAATTGATTTGGATCGTCATGATTACCACGAACTCCAATTACATAACAATTTGTGATAACCAATTTTTTATTGATATAATCTATTATAGACCTTTCCCACTTAGGTTGGAATCCTAAACCAACATCACCACATAAAAACAGAACTGTATCAGTTAAATGATAACTATTGATAATATACCTAATATGTTTTAGGTTACCGTGTTCATCACCCAAGAATCCTATTCTTTTAATTGTGTCTGGTAAGTTAATCATCTGATAATTGTTCAAAACCATATACATCTTTAATACAAAACTCTTTCATATCTTCAGGTATAGACACTAGATCACACTTTCTGTATTTATCCAGAACATATCTATTATATAGACATATAGGTTGTAATTTGCTATTATTAATAAATCCTCCAACAATACAAATAAAACCCATATCGATCAAGTATTTAAGTGTGTTGTATTCAACAGTTTGTGGAAAAATAAAATACTCCTTCTTATAATCTGGAATTACATATATATGATTAATTTCCTCAATCATCATTTAACTCATTTTCAAATTTGAGTACATTATCAATAATGTCTGCAACCAGACAAGGACTTTCGATCATACAATCATCATCTTGACAAAGCATTTCTCCTCCAGTACAGTTGTACTTATTACACCATTGAATAATCGTATCTACAACTTTTCTTGCTGCCTCTTGAGACGTATCATAAGAATATATATGGTCTCTAATATTTAGGGTTTCCATAACTTAGCATATATATTTGTTAGATTTGTTCTAACGATAGGGATAGTATTATTCTTTCTTTAACTTTTTCTGGAACTGGTTCTAGCTTAAGATCTTGATACATGTTTTTATAAGAATCTAATTGATCAACATCATAAATATAAATTATACCTCTAGACTTACCTTCTGTAAACATACTACCAAAAAGCCCAGAAACTACACAAACATAATCTAAACTAAGTAGATATCTTAAACTATCATAGTTAGTAGTTTTAGGAAATATAAAAATTTGTTTTGGTCAAGATTTCTTACAGTATTGTTGTTCTAGACCTAATAGATTCAAATTATCCATCGCTTAACCTCATTTCATATAATCCATTTATATGTATGAATAAATTTTTCTTATTAGAATCCAAAGGTATTAGTTCATTATCCTCTAAATATTTTTCAATATCAAATAAAGTGAAGCCTTCGCTTATAAATATACAAATCCCAATAGCTAAGCGTTGATCTGGATTTTTTGATATCTGATCGAATACACATGTGTACCCTAAACTTGTAAGATATTTTATTGCTTCTTTGTTAGTAGTTTTTGGGAATACTACAGGAAGATTCATGATCTGTGGGCCAAGAGCTGTATATTGTTCATCTAAACCCAATAGATTTAAATCTTTAATCATTTTCTTGTATTAATTTTAATCTACAAAAGTCAATGCACATTTTTTGCTTATAAGCACTTAACGGCACTAAATTGCCTTTTGACAAATAAGCATTAATGTCTTGCATATTCCAACCATCCTTTAAATATAAAGAAATTCAACTTAATGGTGTGTCATACCACCTGGGATTAGACATGTCTAAAATACAAGTAACACCTAAACTAACTAAGTAACGTATATACTCTTTGTCAATAACTTTAGGAAATACTATAGGTGTAGGATACCGTATTGGACGATCTGTAGTATATTGTTGATCTAATCCTAAATCAGTTATTAGAGACATTATTAGGTATTTTAATTAATCTGTATCACCCTTATATGCATTCATAATAGATTTCTCTTTCCTAAGCCAACTACCTTCAGACTCTGCTATATCCAGTACAGTTCGACTAATATTTTCTTCTTCTACCTGCTCGTTAACTAACATACCAGTCTTAGGATCATGCCCATTGAGCCAATTAAAAGTCGCCCAATCGCTTGTATCACAAGCTAAGTCAACCATTTCGTTAATTTCCATAGTTGTTTGAATTTCCTTATCGACTGTTAATTGGAAAGGAGTAATCATATCTTCAAACTTTTCTGAAATGGCAGGAATTTCGGGATAAATAAATTCAGCATCACATTCATTTAAATATCCATATACCCAATCATGATGCAGTTTTTCTTCCTCAGCACGATCAATATAATATTGTTCTAGTACTTGAAAACCTCTAACTCCATAAAAGTTTGCAAAACTTCTATACAAGTTATGATTGTACATTTCATGAGTTAACTGTCTTAGCATCAGTCGAATCATATCGTCACTTAAAGTACATTTACGTCTTTTAAGATCTAATTTTTCAATACTTGGTGCTTCAGTTTTCATTTTCATAGTAAATAAAATTAAAAATAATAAATAGTTTCCTATTATCTAAAGAATATGAATCTTATAACCTACTTTATGAAAGTTGAAGTTAAATTGATCTTCTAGAAGCCAGTAAAGAGATGATGAAATTTCAAAATTATGATTGTTGATAGTAAACCTAATATTAAAGTCATCATCAGTAGTTAGATATCTAGTAATATCTTCCTCACTAAAGTAAACAATATTAAGACCATCCCATATAATATCTAGCTCTTCAAACTCAATAACAACTTCTTCCATTTTGCTAAAATCTAAACAATCTAAGTATCTATCAATTTTTTTGTTAAGTGCTATATTATCGCCAATTTCATGGGAAATACAGGGAAGCCAATGGTTTCCAACTTTTTTCAATCTTAATTGTTTACTATTCATATTTATTAGTCTTCTAAGTCTATTTGTGGGTTTTCGACAGTAGCTGATATATTTGCATAAATATCAGCTAATTCGTTTCATCTATTATCATTATGACCCTTAACTCATACAAACTTTACATTATGAAAATTTGATAAGTTTAGGATCTTAGATCACAAATCCATGTTCTTTTTTGATGTATCATTATCTGATACTCATCTCTGTACATAATTATTAGACATACTGCTTACTACATAACTTGAGTCTGAATAGATAATAATATCTTGAGGAGTCTTAAAAAACTCTAAAGCCTTTAAAACTCCCATAATTTCCATTCTATTGTTTGTAGTATTTATATATCCTTGTTGTAAAATTTTAACTATTTTATCATCATTAATAATGATTGAAGCATACCCTCCTTGATTTGTAGAAGGTTTATAACTCCCATCAGTATAAATTTTAATCACTAACTTCTGGTTCTATTATTTCGCATTCCTCAAAACTATAACTTCTTATTTCTCCCTTGAAAACAGTTTGGTATTTATATAGTAGTTGAGCAAAATCTTCTTGAAATTTATTTAAGTTGTGATCCTCAAGAATGATCTTTCCATTAAGTACAAAATCAACCATTATTTTAAGATTCTCTAGTAGCACACACTAGTTTCTCTGACTTAAAGTATTTATTATATTTTTCATCTGAAGTAAGTAAGAAAAGTGTGTGACGTTTAAGACATTTCATTACTAATTCTGAGAATGTTAAACCTGTTCTTTCCATTTCTTTAGTTGCATTATCTATGATCAGGAAAGGCTCAGAATCAGCTTTTTCTAGTGCAATTTTTCTTCCAATTGCTTTTTCAAATTTATCTTCAGGACAACAAGTAGCCACACCAAATCTAATACTATCATTTTCATCATTATACACAGAAACCATAGTATAACGTTTACCATAAGTTTTTTTAGGATTTATAATGATATTATCAGTGTCTGGGAAAACTGCACCATCAATAAACTCCACAGGTTTAGGATAATAAAATCTAGCTTTTTTCATATAATGGTCTGTTTAAATATGTACTAAAATCATTTTTAATGGGTTGGTAACTTTCATTTGCAAATAAAGAAGAGGTAAGAATCATATCAGCAGTAGTACGATTTGTTGCAAATGCAATATTATATAGTGAAGCTAGTCGAGTTAATGCTGAAATATCAGTTTGATGTCCCTGTGTAATAAGATTATCACAAAAGAAAATTAATACATCAATTTGTCCTTTTGCAATCATAGCACCAATCATTTGATCACCTCCCAGAGGACCAGAAAGAACAGGAGTTATATCGAGATATTTATTTACAAAATATTCTTTCTCTCTCCAATCTGTCTCTGTAACTTGTTTAACCATAATATTGCCAAGTAATTTACTGGTGGTACCAGTAGCAATAATGTGATGGTTATATAGTGAATGTATATTGAATTTAACCCAATCAACTAGTTCCTTTTTTCTAGCATCATGTGCAACAAGAGCTATATTAAGTCGCTTCATTTTTTATAATAATTTTTGAATTTAATTTAAGTAGGTCCTCTACTGGGATTTTAAGAATTAAATCACTTCTACCACTCCGACGATATAATTCATATGTGTTTAAATTAGTAAGTGATTCATGAATAATATCAAAGTTAACGTTTTGTTTAAGAAAGGTTAATAATATTTTTCTTTTTACAACAATCCACATATTAACCCCTTCAAAAACTATATAATCAGATTTTCCAAAAAGCCAACCAGGTTTACCATTAACGTTTTTTAGTTCTATTCAATGAATACTATTACTATAAACTTTATCATTTCTAGACTGCTTTTTAAGAGCCTTAATATCTAATCCAACAGTCTTTCCATTAATGATTCACCACAAATCTATATGATCATGTATATCCTCTTTAGGATTTGCCTTTTGAACAACTCCACCACAGGTACTAACTAATAACTTTGCAAATTCTTCTTCTTTATCAAATCCTCTTTTTAAACACTCCTGATACTTCATTTTTCGGTTCTTTTACTTCAAAATCCTCCACATCTGCCTCATACCATCCACAAGAAGTTTTAACTAAACAATCTTTATTACTTTTAATAATAGTTACATTTTGGCCTTGAGTACAAATAAAAACACCATTATCGTCAATATAGTCCCTTAATGCTATAGCGGTTAAAGTTTTCATAATTAGTCTTCAACGATTTGTATAAAACGTTGTTCTTTAGTAATTACATATGGATTTTCATCAATAACTGTAATTTCAACAATAGTGTGTTTTTTACTAAACCAGCGAGGTAAAAACCATTTTCTAGGTTTAATTGTTTCCCTTTTTCCTTCAGCTAATATATACTTGGAATTAGTGTACTCATGGTTCATAGTAATCTCATTTGGATACTTTAAATGTAAACAAGATTTATTCCATTCGTCTTGGACACATGTATCTAATACAAACTGAGGATCTTTAAAAATTGTGTCTTGGATTTTTATTGTATCTGTTTTAGAATAATGTTCAAGTTGATATTGTAGTGATTTAATTCTCTTATCTTTAATCCCACTTTCATTAGCAACTTCTTTCAGTTTTCTTGTTAAGGAGTCGGTAGAGCTTTCAAGTTGTTTTATTGTAAGTTGAAAGGTTCTATTTTTTGATTTTAAATCAGTCCTTTCAGCAGCATATGCTTTTTCATTATTAACAGAATATGCCAATCTAGTATTAAGATCTTTGATAGTTTTCCCTAAATGCAATAAAAGAGCAAAAACTGCAATTATAGCTAATACTTCTATTAATGTTCTCTTCATTTTTAAGCTTTAAGTTTTATTTTGGTATTCTGTTTGCTATAACAGACCAATCGATTTTATCAAACAAATTCTCAATATAATCGACTTTGTATGATTGATAATCTAAATAGTAAGAATGTTCCCACATATCCATACAAATTAGAGGAATTAAAGTCTCATCTTCAATAGGAGTTTGAGAATTTTTAAAACATTGAACAAGTACGTTAAAACGTTGAGTAGATGTGTTGTAAGCAGCAACTAGCCAAATGTAGCCACTACCAAACAGTTTAGAACTAGCTTCTGCTAACAAATTAGGTATGTTTGGAATATATACGCTATATTTTTTATAAACGCTGCCACGAAAATACCAATGAGATTGCCCAGTAAACTGTTCAAAAAATCTTTCATGGTTCCAAACTTGGGTTGCATTATTATAAATCTCGCCTCCTTTTTCAGAGTTATTTATAATCTGTTCAACGCTTAAAGAATCAAATATTGTATCTTCAATGAGCACATTAAGTTTATTCACGTATTGTAGGTAGTGTTGTTTATAATGAATTTCAAACGCCTTTGCAGAGATTGCTGGTTCTATAACACTAAAGTTGATAATTTCTACTGGATTTATCATTTTAATAAATATTATATAAATCTATGATTTTAGCTCTAACTTCCTCGTTAAACTCAATAGCTTGCATTCTCTGTTTTACCTTTTTAGTATACCAGTTACCAGCTTTAGGATTATGGAGTTTAATGGCTTTATTTATATCCCTATCAGGATTGTGATAATCATTCATCATCTCAAACATACTCAATGCTTTATCCAAATTATAGGCGTCTTGTAAAATGAAATTAGTTTTATATACTCTATTAATTTCGCTAATATAAGATTGTGTTATTTGAAATGGTCCTACCGCACCACCAGAAGATTTAGCTTTAGGATTTCTTTCACATTCAACTTCAATAAGCGCCATGATAAATACTTGCCATTCTGTTAGCGAATCCCTTAAAATAATAATAGAGTCTTCTTTCGGAGACTCTATTTCAATATTGGAAGGTTCTGCAGATACAGATTCTGTAGAAAATTTAATATATAAGACACTAAAAGCAAGTAAAGCGATTACAATTATATAATCATGTAACAATATTTTAAACTTTTTCATTATTTTCTATAAGATTAGGTGCATATTTTAGTAGTGTTTGTCTAATTAATTTATTGGAAGGGTTACCTAGTTTTAATCGTATTTGTGCATAAGTATATCCTTCCTGCCTTAGATAAATAATACCCGCTTCTTGCGTTGTGCAGTTTAATTCTTCTGCTAATTCTTGAATTTCTTCTTTTTCAAAAGAGAGTAACATAATATAACTTATTGATTTTCAGACACTTAGCACTCAGTAGAGGACTCGAACCCCTATTGACGGTTTTGCTTACCACTACAGCTTTCGCTGCCAAGACCCTTGGTACTCGTGCACCAATATTCTTTCAAGGTCTTAAATTCTCCTTAGTATTATCAGAAAATATCTTGTTTGTGGCCTAGAGTACGTCATCACCATATTCTTATAGAACTTAGGTGCACGATTATCTACTCGTTCGCGGCTGGAGAATTCTCCATTCCGACGTCGTTACCATCAGCGTTATCTGTTAAGGATTCAACGTTATCATCGTGTTCATTTGTAATGTTTCCATTACAACGCTCCATTTGTTTAAAGTTATTTTTAAAAAATTGACAAACATTTAGTCCAATTGAACTTTTATACTTAGAAGAAAATGATACAGGCAAGATATATAAATCTTCATTCTCTATATCAACCCCAATAAAATAATCAATTTCTACATTAGTATACCTACTAATTTTATATAATCCCATATTATGAGAAATTTTTCTAATAGGAATTCTTTTGGTATTTCCATCTTTTTGTACAGTTTTTATTTGTAGTCTAAAATATTTATTATTTTTCTCTACAATTAGATCTACTTTACCATTTTCTAATACAGGTTTAAACAAATTAAAACCCTGTTGAATAAAGTTCTTTTCAACTATAAGATTCCCTAAGTAACCTTTTTCAATTGTTTGTCATTTTTCCATAATTTTAAATAGTTAAAGACCGTGAGCCTACCATTGACCGACCTGAGTGTTTTATTACTTTTAGTTATACTGCAAAAATAATAAAAAACAGTGAAATATAAAATCTATATATCAATTCTTTTAAGTTTTGATATAAGAGTTTTTAGTACATAATTAGATAAATCTCTAGGAAATGTATCTAAATCTGTAAGATGAATATAATTATTAAACATTTTTTGAGGATCAATATCACTTTCAATAGCTATCTGACAAATAACTGTGTCACCTCTTGATTCTATACAGTCAACTGTCTTTTTTACCAACTTTATTGATTCTGATAAATTAGGTAAACCTCGTGCAGCAGGATATCCATCAGATATTACAAACATTAAAAGAGGGTTATTAGTTTGTTTTCTTACAAGTTTATAAACTTCCTCGATTGCTTCATGATCTCTATTGTTACACATTGCTCTTACAGATCCTAAAGAATACTTATTCTTGTTCCAAGAGTCTCGATAAACATTAATAAATGTATCGCCAGATGATACAATATCAGCAGTATGACCATAAATAAACAAGTTACATTTAGGTAATTTTAAACAAACTTCATTTAATAAGATTGCAGCTTGCTGAGCAGTATCAATTTTGCTTCCATCCATTGAACCTGATTCATCAATTAACAGACATAAATCTAATCCTGGGGTTATTCTTTCGAATGTTTGTGTATAAACAGTCTCAACATTTTGATAAGCTTCAGCAAGTTTTCCTGTATCAAGTTTACCTCTTCTTAACCCACTAAGATTATATTTTTGTTCAACAAAAAATTTGCTAAAAGCATTAACTAGTGGTGTAATAGAAACTCCTAACTGAGTCTTAACTTCATTATAGTTTTCCTGATTATTTTCCTGACGATGCAATACTAAATCATCACTCTCTCTTACTAAATCTCCAGAATATTCTTCTGCATCCCATGATGTTCTAATTTCAGAACTACGTTGAGTAGTGTAACTGCTTGTAACCTTAGAGATTTTTCTCGCTATAGAATTTGCAAAGTCTTTTAACTCCTCTTCAGATCTTGGCTTTACAGTGCCTGTTTCAGCAGGTTTAGACGTTGCTGAGTTAGAGCCTTCGGAATTAGAGCCCTCAGAAGTTGAATTACTCTCACTTTTACCAGAGCGATTGTCAGAAGATTCATTCCCTTGACTCGTATCACTGTTATCGTTATTATCACCCTCATCTGATTCTCCTTCTTGAGAATATTCTTTATTATTTGTTGGAGGTTCTGGTGGGAGTTCAAAATAATCACAGATTAATTTCCAAATTTTCTTTGCTTTTGAATTAGACTCTACAAATGATTCGCCCAAAGAAGACATAACATTTTTGATTTTTTCAAATAAAACTATATGCCGATTATAAATGTCTTCACTTACATTTTCAGGATACCTAATAATGTAAAATACTGTTTGCAAAACATCAGTTACATCATTTAAATGTTCTTCCTTGAAACATTTTTTAAAATAGTAATATTTTACTTCTTTTAAGAAGTTGGCGTATCCTGGATAGAAATATGTTGTCTTACTTTCAATCCGCTCATCTTCAATTGTATTAGTTAATTGTCCAATGTAATCGTCTGATTTGTAGTTCTTTACTGAATTTAAATCAGTGTATAAAATATGGGAGAACTCATGGATCGCTAATCCTAAGAAGATATCTAATTTTTGATTATTATTCAACTTAGAATCATCAAAAACATTAGTTGAAATTACAACCTTTTTAGAGGTGCTGTAAGAACTAGGTTGGGCAAATAAACTAACTTTAATTGATTTCGGGACTTCCATAATATCCCTAATATCACAAGCGTGTTTATAAGAGTCTTTAATTAATTTTTGTTTATCTAAGTTTGGAGCAAAGAATGAAGAATAGGAATTTTCCATTCCAAAATCCCATTGTAACTTATGATTACCATGTTCTGATATATAACTCCTATTCTTACTTCTTCCAAACCAATCAGTAACAGCCATTACTTACTCATTATAAGTTTAATAATTTTATCTCTGTCATCTTGCTCGTAAAGTGGTAGTAATACGGCTTTGACTGCATTAACAAGTTCCCATCCATCATAGATTAAGTCAGCAATCATTAAGGTTTCTCGTGTTGAAATAGCGGTTTCTAAATCAGAATTTCTTTTCATTTTTCTAATAGATTCAGCAAGATTAGAAATAATCTTAGCATCTGATTTAGCAATTCCACATCTTTTTACAAGAACACTAGTTTCATTAGTTGCATTCAAATAATCTAACTCTATAGGAAAGAAACGATTCGTCAACGCCTTATCCATAGTTGAAGTACCAGTATACTCAATACCGATGTTTGCAGTAGCAAAAAACACACATTTAGGATGTACAGGTATACGTCTAACATCTTTTGAACCCGCTATTTCCACAGGAAGATAACGTCGGTTGTCTAATAACGGATAGATAATATTAGCACAAGTATGCGGCATTCTAGATAGCTCATCAAGAATGATTATCTTAGGTTTCTGTATATCATCACAAAACTTAGCAAAATCAAAAATAGAATTACCATTCTCTAACCTGTGAACACCTAATAAATCAGCAATAGGATCAGCCATTGCACCCATGTCATAATATTCACATTCTAAACCTAATTGCTTAGCAACTAAAGCTATAACCTCGGTTTTACCACTACCAGTTGGTCCTAATAACAAAGTATTAACTACTTTTTTAATATTCCGAACTAGAAGATAATACTTATCATCTTCAATATAGAATCCATGTTGTTCAATTGTTAGAGGTTTGGTCTGAGTATCTCTAAGTAGATGAGATAGTAACGTTTTACTTATTTTAGCTTCCTCTGCAGCAATTTCTTCTGGAGTTTTGTCTCGATTCCTTATGTATCTTTGATATCCAGGTCCTGATACTGGATCGTCATAGACTTCTGCACATTTTTCTCCAGAATACGAATAATATTTTTTAGTACTTGCTAGAGTTAATTTACTACTATAAAGGCCAATAACACATCCTATTGGATGTTCTATTCTATCAATCACAGTGGACGCTAAGGAAACAGATAAAGGATATATTTCAGTTTTATCAGGATAAAACTGTTTAGGTTCTATAACCCAAACCTTTCTAGAACTTTTTTCAGTTAGTTTACAATATATAATTCTATCTTCCATTATTTAACAATATATTTAATTTTTTCAAAATCGGATAAAGTTCTAATTCCTCCATACTGCATTATATTAAATAATTTGGTTTCTATAGCTTTGACATGCGTATTATAGTCAAGTCTCGAGGAATTAAATTTCGTCATAACATAATCAGCTCCTAATACTAAACTTCTAAAACTTGGAATTTGGTTTAAGGTATATTCGATATGAATAATAGAGGTTGCTGTATAGGGACAAAAAATTCCTACATTTTGACTTGATTTGATAGTTTCTTGAATTTCCCATTGCTTACTCTTACAATCAGCAATTAAAGACCCAGATGGATATGAAAATTTAATGTCTGCATATCGAGAAGGATCTACAAGAATAACATAATCAATGCCTGTTTTACAACATTCTAAATATAATTCAGGTGAGCCAATATTAGACACCATTAATAACACATTTCCTCCAAATTGTCGTTTAATATATTTACAGGTATGAAAAAACTGTTTACCATTATAAGGAGTATATTCTATATAAATATAGTATGTTTTTGTGTTATCAAAATTAGAGGTAAAACTGTCGCTTGATAACAAATTATTTAATTCGTGATAGGATAAACCTATAAATGATTGATGAATCATCGATAACCGTTCCTTCAAACTAATACTTTGTGGGATAATCGTGTTAATACCAAGTTTACTTAACTCAATGTACTCCTCAAGTTTTAATGGTTCCTCAACGGAAGTAAACACAGGTAACTTACCGTCTTTATTATATATATTATAATCTACTGATTCTGATGCAATCTCAGTTGGATACAACCAAACATCTTCAATACTAAATTTCATCTTTTATTTTCCTTAAAGGTTTTTTCTTAGAGTCCTTAGAATTTTTTGGTTCTTTGAATTTTTTAATTTTATTCTTTTTTGGTTTTATTTGTTCAAGATCCTCGTCAGAAAAATTATCTACTTGATAATCCCTAATATATTTACCCATATTATTAAAGCAAAAAAGAGGGAAATTCCCTCTTTATTATTTGATTTTGAGTGAACCAGGTTCCAAACCAAGTTTCTTTTCAATATCCTCCATAGTATAAACTACCTCCTGCGTTGGAGCTACCCATACTGGAATCATTTTATTAGTTTTACTAAAACCATATGCCTCCTCAGTAGGTTTATAAATTCCTGCAATTGGTCTTGGAGTATCTTGAGTGAACTTCTTTAGATATCCTTTAACTCTTCCATCATTACCAAAACATACAATCATCCTATTTGCTAAAATGACTCCATAATCAAGATCATCAATGGCAAATTTTACAATATAACCAGGAATAATAGCGTCTTCAAAGGTACCAGATTTTTCTTCTAAAGATTCCTCCTCAGAATTATTTTTTTTATCTTCCTTTTCCAGTTCTTCCTTAATCTCTTTTAACATTTTTTCAAAATCACCGCCAAGCAACGACGACATCAAATTAGCAATTGAGCTAAATTCTTTTTTATCCATATTTCTTGTTTTACCATTAATAATATTAATAGCTTCTTGTCTCTGTTCTGCTTCTGTTTTGTTAACGCCTAAAGCCTTTAAAACGTCATCTACTGTCCAATAACGTTGATAGGAATTAATACCTTTAGAAGCTAGCCATCTTTCAGCTGTATGCTTATCCTTAAAAATTGCATAATCTTTATGAATTTTTGCTATAAAAAGATAAGGGTATTTATCAGATAATTTACCCTCAGCTCCTAGAGCTGTTACTTCTGATGCAAATTTTGGATTAACACAATTAAAACCTTTCTGAATTAAGGTTCAAAGAATAATAGCTGGATCTTTTACTACACAAATAAAGTTCATTACTTTTCTGGTTTAAATATTTTATATACTGAGTTTTTTGTTTCGAAAGTACATTTATCAATAATTTTTGTTACAGGAGAGCTAGAGAATGGAAACCCAATAGTACACCGAGTTCCAACTGTTACAGGATATTGTAATTTACCTGATCGACGATATCCTACATTAATACCATTTGGATGATTTCCAGATTCATATTCACAGGTAGTATTGTCACTAATTTTTTCAATCGTAACTTCTTCTCCAGCTTTATAGGTAACTGTATTATAATATAACTCTCTCACTTTTTGTAACGTTTCGTACCACCTGGTATCTTCATCAGTTAGAGAACCTTTACAGTCACAATATTTTAATAACAAAAGAGCATCCATTAAAACATATTTTAAATCATTTGCTAATGATAATATTCTATTTGCTGGATTTGCCTTATTAAAAATATATAAAGGACGCATATGATACCTAATCATATTACATATTGCTAAAACTTTAAAGTCCTTCATTTTATCATCTTTAAAGTACTCTCGAAGCATTGGATCAGCAATTCTTATTCCTTCTTCAGCATGATTTCTACAATGGTATAAGCCGTCTTCTCCTAGTTTCGTTACAGTAGATTTACCAATATCGTGAAGTAAAGCAGATAATACTAACATCTCCTTAAAATCATCATCCTCAAACATGTGTTGTTTTTCAATAAAAGGATGCCCTAATTCAATACAATCTAGCATATTTTGTGTTACCAAACATGTATGTATAAAAGCATTTCCTTCTTTATGATATTTTTGATTCTGAGGAGTGTTTTTTAAAGCTACTATCTCTGGAATTTGGTCTAACAATTTCCAATCAAGTGTATTAGTTTTAGGATCATAAATTTTTATCATAATTTCAGTTAAATTTAGTACCCAAGACAGGATTCCAACCTGCACATCCTTTCGGATACCAGATCCTAAGTCTGGGGAGTCTAGCAATTCCTCCACTTGGGCTTTAATATAATTATAGATTTAATTTTTCTAGTAAATAGTTACACAAATCTAGAATAGATGCATCCTCAGGTTTAAACCTGTCAAACTCATATGTTTGTATTCCAAAATATGTGAACAATAACATAGCTATACCAGAAACAGAAATACCTACAAAAATATCACTAAGCTTTGTTTCTTTTTGTATTCTAACAGAATTATTCTCTCTTTTAGCGAATCTCATTATTAGTGATAATAGAGCTGTATTACAAACAACAGTCGGATCTGAGTAGGTCTGAGCTATTTGTGTTGTAATTATGTTTGGTAAGACACTATCTTCAATATAAGTTATAGTACCTAATTTATTTGACGAAACTTTAAAATGATATGTGTCTGATAGAGTATTATTAATAATTCCAATATTTCCAGCAGCCGTTAGCATACAATCAATTTCAATATCAGATGATTCATCGTCATCACAATTTTCTGAGTTGACGTAAATATATTTAATTTCATCGTTACTAGTTTGATACCATCCTGTTTCTAAAATAGATAAATTAATCATCTTATTATACTATTTTTATTAATGTATTGTTTTTTAATTCAAGCTAAATCCTTTTAATTTTCTTAATGTTGCCATATTGTTTTATTCTTGACAGGTTACACATATCAGCAATGTGATGATTATAGATATCGTCTGATAAAGCTTCTGTGTAGTCTTCTATATAATAGCTCCATGCAGGTCCTATTATAATCACAGTATTACAAGTAATAAACGCAAATATTTGAGCATTAGTAAATGCCTGCCCTCCTATTCCACCTAAACCGCATGTAGTATTAGAGAAGGTTTGAGTAAACGAAATAACAATATCATATTCAAAATCTAAATATCCATGTTTAACTAGTAATTCACTACAAAATTCTGTAAATGTAATCATAATTTATATTGCTTATATTGATGTAATATAAATAGCTCTTGGAAACTCGGAGAAGATTAGCTTTGTTACATTACAAAGCCATATAGAATCAATATTTTTAGGAAAGTCACATTTATAAGTAGCTCCATTAGAGTCAATATCATTAATTACAAATTTAAAATAATATCGAGTATTCTCAGTTATCGAAATATCCAATTCTAATGCTGTAACATTAGACTTAGCTCTTAAACATAGACTGTTTAAAAATTTATCACTACCTTCTACCATTTCAAGATCCTCGATAGAGCCTATATAAGGTATATCTACAAACCATCTGTCAGATAGTTTAACAAATTTAAGTACCATTAGATTATTAATTATATTATTTGTTTGAGCATTGTAAGAGATTCAAACTCTCCCCTTGTGATTGGAGGTCACATATGCTATCACTAACACCAACAATGCATAAGATTAGGAGCATGTAGCAGGACTCGAACCTACGTGATAGCTTTTGCAGAGCCACACCTCACCACTCGGTCATACATGCAGAAATAAAAATAGTAATCTAAAGGATTTGCACCTTTCTCTCAGAGACTCAGCAAATAAATTAAAATCTTATTTTAACTGATCTTTTATCTGTATCCTAAGCTTCTAGACGAAGATTACTGATAAATAATTTAGAAAGCATATCTCCTTTTAACAACTATAATAATTTATGTAACTTTATTAATAATTGTGCTAGATTAGAGACGATTCTGTGGAGTTTCCAGGTTACGCTCCTGGCTCCCTAGATTTTCAGTCTAGTGCTTTCACTAGATTAGCTTAAACTCCATTTCAAAGTGCAAATATTACACTTTAGATATAATTAGTTATATAATATTAATAGGAATTATTCCCAGACTAGAACTTTTCTGTTTTCTAAGTAATTTAAATATTACATCTTTATGGTCACCTCTGTGAAGTCTATAACAGAATCCTGTTATTTCCTTATAGTAAACCTCAATAAGTGCTCTACAACCACGTTTTTTCCAAAAATAACAGTCTTGACAAGTCACGTTATAAGTTTCTACTACTTGTAGTTCTAATAATTCTAAATTATCAGGATCTACCATCGTAAATCTTTCTCCAATTTCTCTATACATAACTTTAATATAAATGCGGAGGATGAGAGACTCGAACTCTCACATCGCTCATCACGATGTGCCGCTTTTCAAGAGCGGCTCTTCATCCAGCCAGATATCCTCCAATTTATTATATCTGTTTTTTATAAATTAACTGTTTTTAAAAACCTTCTAGTGACTTGTTTAATTATTAGCGTATAGAGTAGGGTTCGAACCTACATTACCTTGATTAACAGTCAAGTGCCTAAACCATTCAGCCATCTATACGTTTACTCTGCTTCTGAGCTACATTCCAGTTTATTAGTTAGATAAAATAATAATAGCTTCATTTATATCGTCATCAGATAATCCTGTATGACTATTTACATGTATGAAATTTTTGAGTTGATGTTCTAACATATCTGTTCTATCATCTAATATAACATAATTATTTACAATACATAGATTATTATTTAACCAACCTTGAATTTCTGCTCCTCTAGATTTATCCAACTGCTTTTCATCCCATAGGTGAATTGGGGTAAATCCAATAATTAAAGCTGTTAAACCAGCTCTTTCCAATCTAAGTCGACA